CAGATTATAGCTAAGCTTGACGCAATGTAGAATCAAGCTCTGCTAGATAAGATTGATGCTCTACGTGAAAAGAATAGTCAATAGGCTGTTGTTATTAACAATGCCCAATAGACTGCTGCATTTGGACAAATGATAAGTCAAGCTACTACTCCTATTGTTGCTGCTGTAAATGCTCTACAAGGTGATGTAAATGGAATCAAGTGTAAACTTCCTGAAACTGTAACATTGCCATACAGTTGTGCTACTGCTGTACCAACTCAGGCCGTGTTTAACGGATATGCTCTTGGTGCTTATGCAGGATGGAATAATGGATGCTGTGGTAACTCTCTTTGGGGTTAAGAAAGGAGGTAACTATGTTATTACCTACTTATATTAACGTAAATAGAGGAGGAATACCAGCAATTAGTAGCTTATCTGTAACAGTTACGGCTAATGAAGTACAATTTGACTTTAATAATCACCGTAACATAGGTGCGCCTTTTAGAGGATTATTAATAGTAAGACTTAACTAGGCTATACCAGCAGGAACTACTACGACTTTACCTATTGTATTCACCAGTGGTGGAGGAGGTAACGCTCAGAAATTGACTGGTTACAACGGAGCAGATATAACTGTGTCTCAAATACCGGGAACAGGTATTTACTTGTGTTGGTTTGAACACAGCACTAATACATTACAATTATTAACAGGGGTTGTATAATGGCATTTTAGAATTTAAGGAATAGTAATTAGCTATTTATCTTGCATAAAGATTCTGTCCCTACTCTGGAAATTGGTAAGGTTACTAACGTATCCATACCAGTTCCAAAGTATGGAAACCCAGGAATGTATAATCAGGAAATGATAGTGGATATTACGGCCGAAATAAACGGCACATCTGCTAGTTTCTAGAAATTACCTGCAATGGGAGACATTGCGGATTTCGGAAACAATATTGTGGTTTCCTGCAACAAAGAAGCAATGAATAGTGAAGTTTCTTCGATGAAGCAAAGAAGCCTGGATATAATTAATAGTATCGAAACACATTAGAGTATTATTAGAGGATGTGACGAAATTCTATCGCAATTAAATCCAGAAATAGTTGAGAAACAAAGACAAGAACAGGAGAATAAGGCTTTAAGGGAAGAAATAAACTCCCTTAAAGAAATGTTCAGAGAATTTATTAAAACATCTTTAAAATAGGAACAACATGGCAACAATAATTGAAATTCAGGAGTCAAAATTTGAGCATCTTTCAGATTGTGCTGAACAAATCGTTAAGCATGGAAAGAAATTGATGCATTGTTTATCAGAACTAGAAAGTAAATCTGGTGAACACTACATGGAAAGATACGGAAAACGTAGACGTGGAGGAATGAGAGATTCTGACTACGACGACGAGGACTACCCAAGATACTATTGATATGAGAGCAGCTTTGGATATGTATGACGATATGCCAAAGTATATGCGTAAGTACTTACAAAACTACGGTTGGCATTTCAATAAGGCTTTGTGTTCATACGCTATTTCTTTTATGAAGAAGGGAGGAAAATCCCTAGAGCCAGTATCCAAAGAATACATTGATAAGGTATTAACGTAGAATAACATTAAACTAGAAAATAATGTTGGCTATGATTATGTATTTGTTGGCAATATGTGTAAGGCTGATTATTACGGAAGTAGTATAACAGATGAAAGGCATTTTGCTCTTTACATTAAAGATACCATAGACGATGAAGACGCTGGAGATGGTACTACTATGAGAAGATGGTATGCTACTATGGTAGCTAACGGAACTATGGTAGACTGGGAGGATGTGATATGACACATTTCAGAGTATTGTTTGAGAAATACGATTGGGATATAGAAGTTTGCATAATTGTAGAAAATCCCAATGTTCAATACATTTTGAGTAGATTAGAGGATTTGGGATGTCCAGACGATGTTTTACATAGGGCAGCTTCTAGGATAGAGGATTACGAAAATTCAGGTTTTACGTTTACTAACCAAGAAGAACACAAAAGCATCATAGTTATAAATAGACCTGATTCCGCTGAGGAATTTATAGATACTTATAACCATGAAAAGAATCATGTTGAAATGCATATATGTAAAGAGTTTGGTATTGACCCATATTCCGAGAAAGCTGCTTATCTAAGTGGTCAATTAGCAAAAAAGTTATTTAAAGCATAGTTGAGAAACTGGATTAGATAACTATATATAATTAGTAGGAGGATTTCCCTAAGTTGGGAAGTTCTCCTATTTTTGTTTTGATAAATCACTAGTTATGACTATATATTACTGTAAACATATAAACATATAATCTTATGAAATTTTTTACTATCAAAGAACTAACAAAGAGCACTACTGCTTAGTAGAAGGGAATTAAAAATGTTCCGTCTAAAGAATAGGAACAAAATTTGATAGCTCTTATAGAAAATGTTCTAGACCCTCTTAGAGAGGCATATGGGAAGCCAATCGTTGTTACTAGTGGATATAGATGTCCAGCCCTAAACAAGGCTGTAGGAGGAGCTAGTAATAGTCAGCACATGACTGGATAGGCTGCCGATATAAGAACTATTGAAGATACTAAGGCGGAAAATAAAAAGCTATTCGATTTAGCCCAAAAGCTAAAGTTACCATTTGACTAGCTAATAGATGAGCATAACTTAGACTGGGTTCATATAAGTTATTCTAATAGAAATAGAAGACAAGTATTAACAATAAAATAACATGGGAGAAGGTAAAACCAATATGTTCGGTAAAACCTATAATACTATTGGTTCTACCGATTCTAATTTTATAATTAAAACAAAAGGAGATTTAAAAGTTCAGTGGGGAGGAAAATTCATAGACGTAATCAAAAATGGAAAATTAGCATCTGCTGGAGCGGACATACTAAAAGTGGCCTCTAGCTCAGATGATATTTCTAGTAATGGAGTTTATTTAGTTCCTACCGATGAAGGGAACGAAGTATGGGTCTCTATCGACGGAACTAAGGTTAATATAGCTGGAGAAGTTGGGACTACCTATGTATCATTCCTAACAGAACAAAAAGAAGTAACCGCTGACCAAAAGTATACAGCCTTAGTAAATGCTGGATTATATTATGAAACCCTAGAGGATGCTTAGGAAGCAGGTGTGAAAGCTGGGCTTATATTTATAGTAAATGAAGGAAAGCTGTATATAGTAAAGGATGGAATACTATCAGAATATACTCCTACTAGTTCTTCACAATCTGGAAATGATATAGAGAATGCATTTTTTGATGAGATAACAGTAGGAGAATTAAAGATTTATAAGGAAGGGGCTACAATGAGTATTGATAGCACTGATTTGTAGCTCTATATAAATCAATAGTTGTGTGCTTCTATAAGCAATGTCATTAAGCCATATTTTAGCATATCCATGTAGGACGGTACTTATATATAGTCTGAAGGAGCAACACAAGATACAGGTTTTAGAATTTACAAAAAGGGAGTAGAGTCGGTATTAGAAGTAGATTCCATAGTCTGGAGAAATAAGGATAAAGATTTAGGGATTCAAGTGTCAACTATGGATACTACAGTTATATACTCTGCTCATAGTAACATAATATCATCAGCTGAATAGTCTGAAAATGGGGTAATATGTACTTTAAGATATCAAAATCAATTTATTGTTGGATAGAAGGTATATGTATTTTTAGGACTTAATCCTCATATTTCAGTTAGTTACTAGGAAGAGGAAAATTCCATTATAGTAACAGCATAGTTGGATAACGACCTACTAGCCTCCTAGGATATACAAATAGAGGTAAACTATACTGTTGGAGGAGTTCTTAAAAATGGAATTATTGTTATATTGACAAACAATAATAGTGGAGACCTAGTTATAAGTTCCTCCGAAGAATTTGGTCTAGTTGATTATAGGAAGGTAAGTGGCCCAGAAGATGTAATTGTAGGGGATACGGTTAGCAAAAATTCCTTTGTGGAATTTGACGTTGCTGGGAAGAATGATTAGACTGTTACGTTGAATTTGGGAACATTCTCACCAAGCTTATTTATAGCTAAATGCAAAAATTAGCAGATATGTACTTCAAACGTCCCTCTAATCAAGATTGAATAGAATAATATAGATGTTTTGGATCGATCTAAAACTGTTATTAATAATGTAGATGGTGAGTCAGAAACTTAGGAAGTTTCAGAAAAACCAGATGACACAATCCACACTAGAATAGGAATAGTAAATGAATAGGATTTTGAAGAATTAAAGAAGTGTCCAGAAGAATAGGAAGAAGTACAGGTTGGAATATATTCTGATAATTTTATAGGGCTAAATTCAAAATTATACGATTCAGTTTTTAAAAAGAGATGTGATTATCCTAAATATGATGAATCTGTTGAAATTCCAGAAGATTTTTAGGATGAAAAATATAATAAAGCAGTTCCAAATGTTGAATGGATTAAAGAACTAATTAAACTAGCAGTTCCAAGTGGGACTATTGCTATGTATAATGGGCAATCAGAAATCCCAGAAGGATGGGCTGTATGTGATGGAAATAACGGAACTCCTAACCTAGTAGGAAAATTTATTAAAGCTGTGTCTGCAATAGATTAGATAGGAGACAATGAATCTGAGTTGAATGAGAACAATGAATTCATAATTACTTAGGAACATCTTCCAAAACATAGCCATCCTCACAAACCTCATACACATAATCTAGGAGGAGACCTATCGGGAACCACAGGAAGTTCTGGAGATTTAACAGTATCTTTAGACTATTCAGATTATAACTGGGGAATAGAATCTGTTTAGAAAACATTTGTCACATCTGTAACCGGAGAAGGAGTAACTTCAGAAACCGGAACTGTTGATGGAGTATCAAATATAAGGACCCAGGGAGGAAACGCTACTGGGGGAAGTCATACTCATTCTATTTCTTTAGATGCTGAAGGAGGAGTTTCTTTATCTTCTGCTACAAGTGAGGAAGAGACTTTAGAAGATTCCGAATGGCCAAATAAACCTCTAAAAATAGAACCTCGTTCTTATTCTCTAGTATTTATTATGAAATTATAATTTTTTATTACAGAAGTTTAACATTTAATTATGTTTTAATTGCTGTCTACCTAATCAATACATATATATTGTATGATTAACTAAAAAATGATTATGTATATGGAAAATTTTGATGAAGTGATTTTTGACGACGACGAGTTTGGAGGTGATTCCTTTGAACAAACAAAACCAGAAGATGGTGATGGCAACCAGCCTTCTAATGGCGGAACACCTTCTGGATAGCAAGATGAAGATTTAACAACTGAAGTACTACGTCTTAAAGGTATTACTGACCCAGGAAAAATTAAATTCGAAGATGAAACTGGTGCTATTGTAGAAAGAGCTTGGGACTCATTAAGCAGAGAAGAATAGATTAATATCTTGATTGACCAAGAACCAGAACAGTAGGACTTCGATGAATCTGAATTGTAGCTTATTAACACAATTAGAGAGAGTGGAATGACTCCAGAGGAGTACATCTAGTCTTTACAGCCAGAAGTTGAACCAACTAAACGATATAGAGTCGATGATCTTTCTGACGATGAGGTTTATGCGTTGGATTTATTACATAAAATTGGGTCCGATATTTCTGACGAGGAAATCAATCAAGCACTTGAATTAGCTAAACAAAATGAAGGTTTATTCAAGAAAACAGTAGAAGGTCTTCGTAAAGAATATATAAGACTTCAGGAAGATGAAGAAGCTCAGATAGCTAGCGAGAAAGCTGCTAGAGAAGAGGCTGCATATAATAAATTTGCTGACTCAATCAAAGGCCAAATTAAAGACCTAAATTCTTTTGCAGGACAACCTTTGCAACTATCTGATGATGATATAGAAGATTTATCCTCGTTTATGCTAGACATAGATGATTAGGGATTAAGTGCGTTTGGTAGAGCTATGAATGACCCAGCTTTATTTACTAAAGCCGCATTTTGGATTCTTAATGAGGATAAAATAGTAGAAGAATTAAACAAACAGATTCAGGATAACTATAGAAGAGGTTATGAGCAAGCCAAGGCGGATTTATAGGGAAAGCCTAAGCCTAAATTGGTGTTCAACAAACCCGCTTCACAAAAGAAAACCACAGACGATGTGTTTATAGATGATGAAGATTGGTATTAAGATTTATTAACATTTAAAAAGAATAATTATGCTTGTAGCGAGTTTTGTAACTAATCGCCCTACGATGGGTGACACTAGAACTTATGAAGATTTTAGTAAATTCTTAGGAGAAAGACCTCACCGTTTAGGCGTTGTATCTCGTCTTTATCCAGAATTAACTGCAACTTTCTTGACAGAGGCTCTAAGAAATATTTTCTATGGAGATACCAAGAAAGCAACTGGATTCCAGAATATTGATTCTACTTATTTTGAATGGGAAGTAGAAACTAATTACATTAAGAGAATCCCCTTCGCAGCAGTGCCTGTTGAAGATGGAGCTGATGGCTCTGAAATTGAAATGATTTTCCCTGAAAACTATTATCAATTACACGAAATTTTCAAAATTGAGAAGACTGGACAGCAATGTTTTGTTGTATCTCGTCCTACTAGAAAGGCTGACAATATGTGGTCTGTAATGGTAAGACTCATCGACGATGACTATTCATCAATCCTAGATAAAGATGGATGTTAGGTAGGTGATACAACTCGTTTCATTGGTAATGCTAAACCAGAATTGCATGATACTGGCTTCGTTAAGTATCAATCTAATGTTGAAAAGATGAGAAACTATATGACAACTATTCGTGTTGACGATAGCTACTCTTCTAAATATGCATTGATGGAAGATACCTTCATTAAGGTTGGTAAAGGAGAAAATCAAGGATGCCTAACTGAAAAGATTTATAAACTTGAGCCTATGAAGAAGAATCTAATTGAAAACTTCTTGTATGCTCGTGAAAATATGATTCTATTAGCTAAAGGAAATATTGGGGTAGATGGTAAAGCTACTATTTCCGATAGAGGTACTGGACGTCCAATTCCTATTGGTGACGGTATGATTCCTCAAATCGAAAGATTTGCTTCTAAATATGCTGCTAATAGAGTAACTATTAATACATTCCACACTATCATTTCTACGATGGTTGAAAAAGCTGAGAAGTCTATTGGCAACCACTTTGTATTCATGGTAAACGAAAGAATGTGGGGAATTGTACAGAGAGTTCTTGGAGATTATCTAGCAACTCGTAAGACCGATGGAGCTTACTTGTGGTCTAGAGGCGGAGAAGGAAAATACATCAAAGTAGGTGCTACATTTGATGCTTATGAATGGGGTGGAAATGTTGTATCATTTAAAGTTGATAGAACATTAAGTAGAGAGTTCTTAGAACCATACGCTCTATGTATTGACCTTACGACTGGTAAGACTTCTACTCAACCTCCTGTAGCTATGTATTCTCTGAAAGGAAAAGACTACATCTTTAACGAAGTACTTGGTGTAGGTGGACGTTCAGGTGGTGACAGCGGTGTAGTTTCTACTCCTGTTGCTGGAAGTATGATGACTATCCACGGATACGCTGGTATTGCAGTGTTCAACCCATACCGTTCATTTATTCTTCGTTGTAAAGAGTAATTTTAAATAAGATAAGATTAAACAAAAATTAGATAAGGTAGGGAACGAGGTGCTTCCCTACCTAATTCTTTAAAATATGAAAATGAATTATGGCAAAAAAGGTTAATGAAGTACAAGACGGTGATTTAAAGAGTAACATCGTTGTATTAAGAAGTGTGTTTGGTAAAGTAGGACAGAAATATTATATTCAACCTCAAAAAGATTCTCGTGGCAGATATGCAGATTGTGTTAAAAGGGTTAACTCTCAAGGAGATATTATTTTAACACCAGAAGAAATTGAAAAAGAGTCAAAAGGATTAGCTGCTTATATTCCAGAGACAGGGTTGTTTGTAATAGAAGATGGTAAAACTTTTAATTTGGATGATGTCTATGAGAACGCTGTTTGGGAAGCAATTAAAAATTGCGACCTCATCGCTCCAGACAGATTTGCAAAGAATGATAAAGGGGACTATCTAATTGACGGAACTGTAGACCCACGGTCTAAAAGACCTAGATATGGAACTGCAGAGCTTTATGTAGATAGACCCGGATTTGAGGCTCAACGTAGAGTTACTAGACGTAAACTCATTGTAGAGGCTTCTAATTATATCATGAATGATGAGCGTGGATATGAAGGAAGATTGCTAGTTGCCAAGGTATTAGGTAGAGATATGAAAAATCAGCCAAATGCTGATGTTGAAGACTATCTATTGTCTATAGCCGAGAAAACTCCAGAGAAAATTATTAATTGCTACACTGGAGGAGATATTCAACTTCGTATGCTGTTTATAGAAGCTCGTGAAAAGGGAGTTATTCTTAAAAAGGATGGACTCTTTGTTTATGGGGAAGATGGTAAAGTAGCATTAGGAGCTACAGATAATGCAGTTGTAGAATGGATGAAATTATCTAGAAACGCCAAAACCTTAGCCTTAATTAGAAAAGACACATATCCTGATATGTTTGAAGATTAATTATCAATATTTTAATATAATGCGAAATGACCGCAAGACAGGTTTTTGAAGCTACGCTAATAGAACTTAGTAAAATTCAAGCACCTTCACTAAAGCTTTATGAGTTTAATTACTTATTCAATAAGGCTATAAACTAGTACATTAATAAAGTATACAATGTATACGATATTAACTAGCAAACTACTGATGATCTGAGAGTCTTGAAAGCTACAACTTTCTTGACTCCTCACAAGGTAGAACTTGCAGGTAGAGCATCTGGAGCTGCAAAAGACAGTGCCATTCAAAACACTAAAGCAGTTACTGGAAATCAAGATTCTCCAGAAGGAGGATATACTGGTTAGGCTTCTTCTTATTTAAGTAAAGCACATCGCTCAATCCAATCTCTGCACGGAGCTACTTATGAAGTATATATGCCTATTGATTACTTGCATATGTTGAATTGTGTTTGCATTTATTATGTTGCTAAACAAAAAGATTGCTGGGATGCAGGCTCATATATTGAAATCCCTGCAACAAGATTAACTGCTGATTCTTGGAGTCAAATCATTACTGATATTTATAATAGACCTTCGCCCATGCGTCCGTACTATTATATTCATAATCTTAACCAACAATAGGTATTACCTACAGACCCTCGTACTGAGGTTACTACTGGAACAGGTCTTGAAGAAGTTGGTATTGACATGAATGGAATTTATCAGGTTACTTCCGCTTCTGGAGGAGAATGGGAGGATAATGATATTGATGCAGGAACTGCTGGTGGCACAAATGTGAAAACCCAAAATTCCAACTTCCAAAGAACATTTAAACTAAAAATAGGAGAAACAGAACAATAGGTATCTCTTGTAGAAAAACCAATTGCCCTTAGAGCTGGAAATACTTCCAATGTTCGTTGTGAAATTAGATATGGTAAGGACGACAGTTTGTTCCAATTAGTAGAAGTGCAGATTGATTATGTTAAGTGTCCATAGTTTATCCGTCTAACTCAAGAACAGATAGACTTAACAGAAGATACTTCTCAAATCATGGAGTTCCCAGATTATGTAAACCAAGAGATTATAAACGAGTTGGTACACTTAGTAATGGAACGTGTAAACGATCCTAGACTAGGCAATAATATTTAGATGACTCAATCTATTGCTAGACCAACTGGGCAATAGCAACCAGCCCCTCAACAAGGCTAATTAAAATTTAATTAATTATGGCAACAGGTTTAAATTTCCAAACTTAGACGATTATTAATTCGAATCTGGATCCAGATTCAAGTAAACTAAATGGAAAAGGTACTGACAATACTTACCTTTTCAAGAGTGGCAAAACAAACATTGATGGTGTAGAAGTTGATGCTCTCAAGATTAAAAGAGACTTTGTATTTGTAAAAGATTGTGTAAAAGCAATCAGAAAGAGAGCTGGATATAATGCTGTAATGTGCAAAGCTACTATAGACTTTGCAGATTCTGCTCTTTTAGCTGCTTTAAAAGCAGGTGGAGCAAAAACATATTGCAGACTCGATATTTATTTGGGTGTTGAAGGTGCAGAACCTTATATTTATTCAACTCCCTGGGTTCAAAAAGGTATGCCATTCTGGATTGAGTTTACTGTAAAAGAAGCTGATGAAGCTGCTACTATTGCTAAAAACGTAGCAGATATGCTTAAGAAAAATCACGTATTCCTATGTGATAAAGATTTGATTAACGTATCTGTATCTGGTAGTAAATTAATCCTAGAAGGAGCTACTGAATATCAGAGATTCCGCAAAATCGAAATTAGCACATTTGATGCTTATGATGATTATGCAGATAAAGTTGCAGAATTAGACCCAACTAAAACTGCTGCTACAGACATCAAGTTGGATGAAAGAGGTAAGAATAGCTTCGGTACATATTCTCAAATCATTAAAGATTTAAGATTACCTACCGCTGCAAACTATCAATGGACTCATATCCGTCAGATGGAAACTCCTATAGTAGGCGCTATCTACAATCAATATATTGTAGAATATGAAGCACCAGCTACAAATGATGGTCTTCACGCAGTTGGGCAGAGAATGACTTCTCATACTGTTCATGTGTTCTGGGTAAAAAATGATTCTACACTAATTGCTGCTTGGGAAGCAGCATTAGCTACTATCGGAACAGTAGTAGACGTTGATGCTGAATCTGTATCTTCTGTAAGTGAAGATGAAGAAGATGAATTAGGTGCTTAAATAAACTAAAGGCGGGACTACCCTGTTCCGCCTTTTCTTTTAATTAAGGTATGGAACAGTCAATTTTAGAATGGGCCTTAGCAGTAATAGGCAGTGGTGGTATAGGCGCAGTTATTACTTATATTTGCACTTTTAAGAGCAAAAAGAAACAAGTAGAAGCTGAAGCCGAATCTTCAATGGTCGATGTTGAGTAGAAAAAAACGGACCTCAAACAAGACTAGTATGATTATTTGTAGAAGACGTGTGATAAGTACATAAAGGATTACCATGAGCTTGAAGGCGATTTTAGAAAGTAGATATCGGAATTGAGAGAGCAAATGGATAAAATTATGTTAGAGAAATCCCAAGCCATATCTGCAAAATGTAATGAAATTGCCACTCTAAAATCTAAAGTTACTTATTTAAAAGGAATAAGATGTTATAACTTTACTTGCAAACATAGGATAATGACTAATCCTGATAAAACAGAAGAATAATGTATATAGAGAAACTTGCATCCCAAATTCGTAATGATGTTGTATCTGGACTAAGAGGTTATCATTAGAATTTATCTATGAATATGGACTAGCTATAGGATGAAATAGTAGCCTGTAGATTATCCATATTACATTAGTATTTTCTCAGAGGAATATTTCCTATCAAAGACCTATTGATAGCGATTAACTGCATCGACGTAGACTGTGAGTCTCTTGAGAGATGTAAATGTGGAGTGAGAAGTGCGGATGATACTATAACAGCTCATTTCGAAATACCACAAGTTATTTCATAGTACGGAAAGCAAGCTATTGAGTATATAGGTTCTACTGATAGGCAAAATAAGTTTACGATAGTAACATCGTTATCTGAATTTAATAACAGAAAGTATAGAAAAAGAAGTTAGAAAAAACCCTACGTTTGGATTGATTTCGCACCAAATGCAAACGGAATGTTAGATTGTTTTCTATTTAATGCACCATTCTTGTAGCAGGTTTCCGTAGTTGCAGTATTCAAAGACCCAAGATAGCTAAAGTAGTACAGTTGCTGTAATACTGATGAACTTAATGGGCCTGATGTAAATACTAGCTTTATTGATTAGCTAGTTAAGGAAAAACTAACTAAGGAAAAATTATACTATTATAGATAGGTTGCAGCTTAGCCTCTACCTAATGACTAGTAGTATGTAACAGGAGGATGATATGGGATAGAATAATTTTCATTACGCTATAAGTTTAGCTTAGACGCTATACGATATTGAGGGAGATAATGATGATTTAGAGGAAATCGGTTTAGTGGCATACAATTTTATTGGAAATAAAAACACCAGACTGTATAGAGCACTATTAGATATAAATTGTTAGGATGGGTCAGTCGAATTACCTTGTAATGTAGACATTATAGAGGCTGTAACCTATTGTGGTCCAGAGGATTGGGACTACACTAGTAATACGAAAGAGTTTGGAGACATATAGTCTTTGTACACTGAGAATTACATTGAAAGTAGAAAAGCTTTCCTAGATCCCTTTTATGTTAGCGGTAAGTTCGTTAAATATAAAAGAGTAGGAGATAAACTTTATGTTAATAAAGGTGCAGGAAAAGTAAATATTCTATATCATGGAATACTACTTGACGAGGAAGGTCTTCCCGAAATAAACGATAAAGAAGCTATCGCAATAGCTGAATATATTGCCTATGTATAGAAATACAAGGAAGCAATACGTACTAACAATTAGAATGTGTTGAAAATGGCTTAGGACTTGAAGCGCTAGTGGCTACAGCATTGCTTAGCGGCTAGAGTTCCAGAATATGTATCTCAAGAAGAGATGGATAAAATACTTAATGTATAGGCTTCTTGGGGACGTAAGTTTTATAACAAGAGCTATAAACCAACTATGTAAAATATATAGGGAGGCAATTTGTCTCCCTATTTTTGTTTATGATTATGAGTAATAAGAATTATGCAATGGGTCATGCTTTTTCTTTGCATGACATTTTTATGAATTTCCCAGTAGAAAAACTGAAAATGACTTCAGACTAGTGTAAGGAAACATACTCTGATGGAAATAAAAGAGATTTGGCGGCATCTATATTTGCCAAAAGTGTTCAGATGGTAGTAGATGATATTATAGATAATAATGTCCACTTTAAATTACCTGGAATGGCTAGGACATAGGCATATATGTATATGAAAAGAACAGAAGGTAAAAAATTTAAGAAGGCATTTAAGAATGGAAAATGGAATGACATAGACTTTGTAATGTCTAACTTTAGCGGATATTAGCTTACTCTAGAGATGTAGAGTGAAAAGAGGCTTCCAAGAGAGAAACCTATATACTTATCAGCAAAAGATAAGTAGAGAATCGTAGATAATACTAACAGAGGTAAATAGTATTAATTGTTATGGTACTAAAAACTATATAGGATTACTACGACCAAATTTGTGCAGAATATCCAAATATTCCTAAGTCGGATATTAAAAGAATTTTGCAATACGGATGGAAATCGTTATACTTACATAATAGTTATGGAGGAGATACTCTAATTAACAGAAATGGATTTTGGTTTTATTGTGGATAGTTAATGAATGATTCTCTAAAGTATTTTGAGTACTATAAAAATAAAATGAGAATTAAATTACGAATAATGTATAAACGTAAGCACATCCCTTGGGATGGATACTATTACTTTGCATTAACTTAGAATTAGTATAACGAATATTTGAGTTAGAAAAATAAAAGAGGACGACCAAAGAAAAGATTTACCTTTTCTAAGATCATCCTCTACAAAATATATGATGAGTGTAATATATCAGAAAGTAACCGAGTAGCAATATTCAGATTACCTATGCCAGTTGATTTCGGAATTAGTTTATATAAGAAAGAATTAACTACAGATAAAGCAGAACTTATTCTAGTTAGAGAACCTCTAAAATTTCAGGATATATTATTGTCTAATTACAATTATCAATTTATTTCAGATAATTTAAGGAAATATAACAAAAATAAGAGAAAGAATGGCTAATACAGTTATGAGTGCGAAAAACACTTTCGCGGAAGGATTAGTGATGGATTTTGCTCCTGATAACACCTAGGCTACAACTCTTACATCAGCACTTAATGCTACTCTATTAACATTTAATGGAAATGAAATGTCATTATAGAATGACATGGGAAATGGTAGGGTAGAAACAGCATACCTCCCAGAAGGGTATGTTCCAGTCGGGACTTGTGAATTTGGAGATATTATTTATATAGTATCGTATAATCCAATCATTAATAAGTCTCAGATAGGATGTTTCCCAAGTCCAGAGAGAAATATAAGTAGTGATGAAGTTGGAGGACTTGGACAATCATTAAAATGGACTGATTTCTAGGGAAGTGATGGGAGCGGACCAAATGGCGAAATAGTAGCCTCGTCAGTAAAGAAGATATTATATGGAACAAAAGATATGACTTCTGGAGATAAATATATTATATATTCAGCAGAACTAGATAGTGCTGGAAATCATGAATATTTATCTGATTATGGAAACACCTCACACTAGCATGAAAGATTTCCAAAATTAGTTAAGATTCATGTGGTGAGTATTGAAGAGTCTGGAAAAATTACTTATTTAGATTCTTCTACTAAGTGGTATAAAGAAAATGATTTCTATATACAGAACTCTAAAAAGATAGTAGACAAACCAGACTTGGACAGTTATAGAACTATGGTTAGTTCTGCATATTCTATATTTTCTTCCAAAGTGTCTGGTAAATTAGCTCTACTAGTTGAATTAGAGAAGATAACAGGATTTAGTTGTACGTGGAGTGCCTACACCAAGGAGATGGACGACAATTCTGATTATTAGCTAAATAAGTATTCCATATATTGGAATTTTAGTTGGAATACAGACGATAATAACATAAATCCAAATGCAGTTGTTCTGACACAATCTAAGTGGACTGGGGAAGATGATACTCATGCAGGAAAGTATCAGATATGGGAAAAAGACGACAACGGATGGGCGCTAGGTGGGAAAAATAGGAATTGGGTTGACGGACCTAATATACCAGTAGCCTATCCTAATCCTGATTATAATTATAGAACCATTTCTAGGGTATATAACCCTGAAACGTATAGGGGAACATTCGAGAATTTTATAGACTCTGGTTCATACAGTGCGTAGTCTAAAGCTAAGCTAAGTGCTACAAAATAGGAACTTGGTTTATTAAATGTAGAACTAATAAAGGCAAATTTATCTCGAAATCCAGAAGGAATACCAAATGAAGGAAAATACTATTTTAACTGCTCTTCTAGTCATGTAGATAAGGATAAGGTTACTTATTATACAAACTACAATAACGAATTGAAGGTTATAACCCCAAAGTCAATGTCTGATGACATTATTAATAATACGTTCAATTATCCAATAGTAAAACATTTTTCTGACTTTACTATTCCAGTAAAGCAAAAAATAGTAGAAAATTAGATAGAAGAGTGGAAAAATACCAACATTAATAATCTTATTTATTACTATGAGCTTACTCCATCCATGCCATACGGTCTTTTAAGAGAGTTCTCTTAGGATGGTTACATAGACTTTAAGAAAATAGGTACGAAGAGTATAGAATTAAATTCTTGGAGATATTATAACTATGAAAATACTAGTACTCTAACTTGGGGTCTGGAAGCGTACACCGAACCAAATAAAGGAATATCAGAAGTAGTATTTTTATTTTATGATAATCAAGGATTAGCTGCTGCTTATCACAATTCTGGAAAGATTTCATACAATGGAAAGTTTACAGAATATTTTACATTAAATACTTCCGGAACCAATTATAAACTTAATAATAAAAAACTTGACGGAGAAGTTTTTCACCATAAGGGAGAACCCATTAAGAAGGACAGTGCTATAGTATCAAATACATATCTAGATGATTCTGGAAAAGTAATAGATATTGGTTCCATGTAGGAAGGAGTGACGTATTATTTAGATGATGCCGGAACGCTATATGGTAACTGTTTATACTTGGTCAAGATTGTAGTCAAATATTGTAGCATAGGAACTTTAGATGAGTATATTGAAGACGAAACTGGATACATAGAAGATTATAGGTGGTATTGGACAAATACTATGTTCAACGATTATTATTATTCTGTATAGGATTTTAAAGGCCTGCAGTTTAGTCTAAATTTAAATTGCGAAGCAGTATTTGAAGCTGATAAGAGCAAATATGAAGTTAAACAAGTAAAATATTTATCTAATGATTAGTATGACTAGTCTATTGTTAGCAATAATGCATATCAGTCTCTATCTTCTACAGTGTAGTATATAAATTAGGACGGAAAGTAGAACGATAATATAAAAATGTCAGTTAGAGCTGGTCTACAACAGGATTATAACACTTTTAATATAGAAAAAACTAAGTTAAGTGGAATAGATGCCAGAATATTTCTAGCAAATGAGTATATATCGAATTCACCAGAATAGCCTACTATAAAATTCACATAGAGTGATACTACTATATATTCAGGTGTATATCCAACTCTTGCTAAAAACCTTACTGGAAAAGTAGATTAGACGACATCAGAAGCTCTAAACAAACTAGTTGAATCTCCAATTTCTGGAACTGGAAAAGAATTGTGGGAAGATGTTAATTCTTATGAAAATTATACAAACAACTTTCATATAGATTCCACCAGATACTCTGAAAAGATTGGAAACTATGATAATAATACATTAGTTTATATAAGCTCCCAGGGAGAAGAAACTTCTGTAACAGATTTTTCTGTTTATAAAACTACTCTAGATCTCGTCCAATATGATGAAGAATAGAAGAAAATAGATAATAATAAATACTATCCTCTTACATTGTCTGGGATTCATTATAGTAAATATTACTATACTAACAAAAGAAACGCTACTCCAGCTAATGTATTGAAATCTTTTGTAAGTAATACTTCGGATTTGGCCCCATATGCTCTTATAGCAAACGGTTCTAAGATACAATATAATAAAATGTTTCTATTTGCAATTGGAGATAAATCTGGTGCTAATTGCCACATAACTGGAGGTATAGCTAACTTTAATGGAAAAAATCTTTCATCATCTGACAACTTTGATTTGAATCTTGGAGATGATAGAAACGGTTCCGTAGATGAAGCTTTTAATTATGTTTCCGATAAAATCCTTAATAATTTCAATTTCTTATTTCCAGTAGGGTTTGGGCATACATGGGGAAGTAGTATGAAGGAAGCCTACAAGAATGGAACTAGGTTATCTAGTAATAGGGAAATATCAAATGGTAACTATAGTGATTTGGATTTAGGAGGAACGTTAGCTGCTGTACTTTCCACTGGAAAGGTAGAAGTAGCAGACCAATATGGAATGAATGCTTTGGAAAAATTTACCCCTATAGTACTAGGATATCTAACGTAGTTGTTCTATCTAGATTAGGCAAATACAGAAACTGAGGTATTTTTCTATCCTGATAATTATGTGTATTTGGATACTAATTATACATCATATAAAAGAGATGTAGTAATAGAGTTATCCCCAAATACAGGAAATCACAATGAATTATTAGTATTTAATGGTTTAGTCTATACTAAGTATCTGGATGCCATTTTGGAGCAATTCAAGCTCGTAACACATGAATAGTTAGATGGAATGGCAAGTAATATTAATCTTAAACTGTATTCGTGTTTGAAAACAGCTCCTATAGAGGTTCATGTTGGTTATATAAATCCAAGTATAGATACTAATCTAGACCTAACTTAGACTCTAGTAAAATCTATATTCTAGGATATTCCTCCAAAAACTTCTTAGAAATTTAATAAAGACACTATATATGCTTACAATCCAGATTCAGATAGTTTTGTGGCAGCAAGAAGTGTTTATAATCTTAGGAGAATAAGTAACTACTCCATAAACGGAGAAAAAATTACCGCTGACTTAAGAAATAATTCCCAAAATTTTTGGATAGGACAGACTAAAGATTTATTAGGATTAGTAAATAACAAACTATCACTGACTGGTACCCCATCATCGTCTGATTCTTATAGTGTGTCAACCCATAAGAAAAGAGATATTATTGGATTTAAAAGCAATCTAAAATTTTATGATTAATGGAATGGGTTAAATTATTTGATGGAAATATTAGTTTAGATGTGTAGACAAAAATGCTTCCTACAGAAGGAAATTTAGTATATGAATATAACCCACTTAGAAACTATAGGATTACATAGAATATGTATGAATATAAAGAGTAGATTTACTCTCTTGGGGATTTATGGTCCATATTCAGAATAAGCATTAATTGTACCGCTCATCGTTATAAGAAAAACAACGTCTATAACTATAAAATAGGAGATTTAAATAGTTATAGCTACACATGGAACCCGGACGGAGAAACAGTAACTACTGTTTCTAGTCCGTCTGAGTTTGGAAAATGGATAGAAGAAGCCTATTCTGATGGACATAATGCAGACAGAATAAATTTGGAATAGGCATTAATAGATTCGGATATTAATAATGCTTGGTACAATGTTCCGTCTACAGAGACAGATCCCTATCTAAGAGAATCAGGAGAATTGGTAGACTTCATTACCGATGAACTAAACTTTTCTCTCGAACATCCTGTTCATATAATTCCTTAGCATAGTTATGATGGGTCGGTAAATCTGATAATAAATGATGGAATAAACATACCAAGACTTATTAATAGTAGATTCAGTGCTACTGGTAGAAATACCTACGAGATTGTTGACAGAAAAGGAAACAATGATACTAATATATATGATTAGGGAGATTAGTTTGATATAGATACTTCTCTATATAAGAGGGTAGTAAAGATACCCAAGATAGAATTTAGAGGAGTACATTCTGGAGGTAACTTAAAAGTCGGAAATTATCACTTCTATTTTAAGTTATCTGATGCTGATGGGAATGAAACAGATTTTGTTGGAGAATCTAGTTTAGTTAGTATATTCATAGGATTTGATGACTACTATGCTGTTCAAACGGGCTAGAAAAATGAAAACAGCTTTAAATAGGTGAGTTTTTAGATGGCAAATATAGACTCTTCATATGATTATGTCTACGTTTATTATTCTAGAAGTACCGCAGAAGCAGGAGAAAACTTTCAAACATAGTATGCTAAGATAGATAAGAAATTCTTAGTAAATAATGCTGAGATATGCAATATAATAATTACTGGCTTTGAGGACACAATAGAATTATCTTCGTCTGATATAAATCTTAGCTATAATACTGTAGATAGTGCGGTTACTTCCGCAACTTGTCAAAATATGCTGTTTCTAGCTAATGTTCATAAACCTGATATACCATATAATGAGTTAGCGGACCTATCTCTAAGATTTCTCCCATATCTTAAATAGGAAACATATGCTGTAGATATAGACTAGGACTATAATGTATCCACTTCTAACAAGGGATACTTAGACCCGTTGTTTATATATAACAAGACCGGGTATTGGGGAAAAGAGATATATAGATTTGGAATAGTTTACATACTACCAAATGGTGAACTTTCTCCCGTCTTTAATATTAGAGGAGGCTATAATATCAAGGAATTTGGAAGTTCTGGTACTGAAGAATAGATTGCCTTAGCGGAATCTAATCCTCAATATATAGACAACTAGTATACAAATATACCAGTATATGTAAATAATGGTATCACAGATGAGAGAAATTATGTAAACTACAATGAGGAAACATATACTCTTCTCGGTTATGATGGTGCTGATTCTTATGAGAATATAAAAGGAGTTGTTTCTTTTTCTCCATCTAAAGACACAAACACTATATACTCTGTTGATATTAGAGTCGATGACGCTACAATGTAGGAATTAAAGAAGTATGTAAAAGGGTATTTCTTTGTAAGACAAACTAGAATACCTACTATTTTAGCATAGGGAATTACTATTGGAATAGATAAGGAGTCTAAAACTCCTACAATTCCTACAGCTGATGGCTTTTTATCAGAACTATCTGAATCTCTTAGTATGACCCATGTCACAACTAGTGATATTAATGATGTTAACTTTATATCAGAAGGTTTTCTGAATAGATATTCATTTGAGTTTAAAAAGAAATCTTCATCTTTATTTGGAAAGATTTTAAAAGCTGTAGCTATAGGCGTTGGGGTTGTTGCTTTGGCAGCAGCTACAGTATTCACGGCTGGTGCTGTGGCCGCTGTTGCGGCTGGAGCAACTATGGCTGGTGCAGTAACTGCTGGAACCACCACTCTTGGAACTATTGCAGGAACTATAGCCGGTACTGTAGGATTAGGAGCTGGACTCGGGACAGCTGGAACTCTAGCTATTGGGGCTGGAGCAGTAGGAGCTGCGGCTGGCTTATCAGTAGCGACTGCTGGAGGTATCTAGGAATTAAGATATGGTGTTGCGTCTATATTTGCTAAAAAAACTTTGAATGGGAGAGCAACTCAAGCGCCTTCTGGATATAAAATAGTTGAAGCAGAAAGCTCAAGAAAACTTACTCAGGACTTTAGAAGTAGATTTATTCCGAAGGATTCTGATAGCAATATAGTTGCTGGAATATTGTGCCCAGATTATGAAGTTGATTAGGCTAGGTATAATTAGATATTCACAGGAAATGAACACCTTGTAGAATTAGCTAATTCCTAGAATATAAACTGCTTGAATGGACATTCATATAATTACTTTACAAACAGCGATAGACATTTCTATGTACCGTCTTACTATGATAGAAATGTTAATACTAGCTACTTAGTGAAAATCATTCCAGTTCCAGATAATACTAGATGTGTTGGGGTGGACGATATGCTGTTCAGAAGTAGAGCTGGAGAAGCAGAAGAGGCTTGGAGATATGAATGTATAGCAGAGGATTATAAGTCAGAATATTCTAAAAAGAACGATACAGAAGATTCTGAAACTATCTCTAATAAGCAGATAAATACAGATATAATTAGAGGAAGTTTTGGACCTTACTTAGCGTTTAATGATAAGGATAATAAATTTTAGCCGGCAGAGACTGTTAACATTTATATTCCAGGATATTCTACTGCTAATATGTAGAGTTATTTCTACTTAAGAATGATAGACTCTTCTACATTTAATGCTATAACAGAGAGGTATGATATATCCGAATCTGATAAGTATCTAATTAATCCTCCAAGTAATATAGTAGGATAGGAAGATAGAAGTTGTGGATACTAGTTTAATGCCTACAGGGGAGATTGTTATTTGTGTCAATTTACTCACAGGATAAATAGGAACTTTAATGACCCTTCTGCTCCATACAATGATGAAATTGTAGATGAGAATACTTGGAAGGAAAATTATGACCCTAATAATACTGAAAAATATGAGCAAATAAACCTTGGAGACGTGAATGCTATTCAGCTAGGAATGTGGGTAACATTTAAAGTTAGATCTTCTAATAACTTAAATATTCGCACATTAGACGCTTCAAATGTAGATGAAACGGCAATGTGTGGACATCCTAGAGGGTATTATCCATATCTTCCAATGAGTACGGAGGGAACGTACAAACATCCAGAATCTTAGGTATATAATAAAGGTTTTACTAAATCTCTAAGTGAAAGATGGAACTTTGAGCTTCCAGATGTTCCTTATATTAAGAATTGGTTCGGAACTAGAATTATGTATTCTGATATTCATGTTAATGATGCCTATAAGAATGGATTTAGAGTATTCTAGGGAACGCATTATAGGGATTATACTCGTGAGTATGGAGAAATAGTTAAATTAGTTTCGCTTGAATCAAATCTTCTTTGTGTGTTTGAACATGGGGTTGCACTAATACCGGTCAACGAAAGAGCTGTTGCTGGAGAAGGAGCTGGGGGAAATATCTATATAAACACCTCTAACGTGCTTCCAGAGAACCCAAAAATTATTTCTGATATGTTTGGTAGTCAGTGGCCTGAAAGTATCTTAAAAGTCCCAGGAAAGACTGGAGATTCTGCGCAATATGTTTACGGAGTTGATACTATTGCCAAGAAGATTTGGCGCACTGACGGTAATACTCTTACTTGTATTTCTGACTTTAGAGTACAAGAATTTCTGAATAAGAATATTACTCTAGGGGAAAGAGAGCTTACTCCCAAAATAGGTATTAGAAATGTGAAAACAGTATATAATGCTTTCAAGAGAGATGTATTATTCACCTTCTATGATAATGCATATGGATTTGAAGAGAAGGTTTGGAACTTATGTTGGAATGAGTTACTTCAGAAGTTTATCACTTTCTACAGCTGGGTTCCCAGCTATATGGAAAACATAAATAATATGCCATTTTCGTTTGATAGAAATACATCTAAATGGATAGCGAAACTCGGTACAAGTCATACAGAAAGTTCATTTGCTGATGGTATCACTTTATCAAATGTTATCATAGAAAACCTTGAAAATGAAAACGGAGAAGTAGTAACCAATTTTAGAGTTCCAGTCTCATATATAAATAAGAAGGGAGAATGGGTAACTACTAACTATAGTATTGCCGATGATAATAAGAGCAGAAAGAAGTACATAGGAGTACTATCCTTAAGTAATAGAATACTTCCAGATTCTTAGTTACATTACTAGATATCTTACTCATTATAGAGGGATTAGTATGGAAATTATAAAAAGTTTGAAATAGTACCATTGAACTGCGGAGATAGTGTAGGTGGCATATATCTTCCAGATGATGCTATGTTTGCTGGGGCCTTTATGCCTCTTTACTGCCTTAAATTTAAAGAAGGAGGAGATGAATATACTCCAGTATTCTATAAAGATGGTCAGGAGCTTACTTAGGTATCTGATGGTGCTGGTGATACGTTCTATACTTATTAGTCCTTGTATACATCAAAGGCTTTATTGTCAGAGTTTTATTATCGAAATAAGGCTAAACACGTATATGCTGATTATGATACTAATAAGATAAAGCTTGGAGACACAGTTGATGGCAAGACATTAGAGATACAAGACATGTTAGAATATCCAATATTCAAGGATATAACAGGAAAACGTCCTACTCTTCCAAGAGAGGAGATGCTTAATGCAGATAAAATTGTAACGCTATTGAATATTAAAGCAACGATATCTATTGTCGATGATTATAATGCTTCTAAATTAAGTGATGCATATTATAATATGAAGGCAGGATTTTAGTCTGGAACATCTTTAATTGATGGTGGTTACTATGAGTCTGTTGTTGGTATAGCTCCTAGATGGAATTTACAATTCTTGTCTACGGATTTCTGGAAGCATGGACAAGCTGGATTAATTGACATAGCTGATGATATATATCCTACATATTGGTATGGAAAGCAACACCCATTTGAGTTTGAGTGTGTAGTAGTCAACGACCCTTCAATACATAAGATATTTACAAATCTGGAGATTGTCGCTAATAAGGCTAAACCTGAGTCTTTTCACTATGAAATAATTGGAGAGACTTACGATTTTGCAAAGGACAAGGTAAATATGTATTTTAGACAGGAAGCTATGAAGGCATTATGGCAATATAATGGTGCGGATATTTCTTATGATAGAAACTTCTTGAAGGTTTAGCCTAGACAATAGCCTAAATCTGCAGACTTCCCTCATAAATATTATACCAGATAGGATACTATTAATGAGATAGAGGATTATTATATCCATGTAACATATCCAGAATCTCATGATTATCGCCATTTGTCAGGAGCAGAGGTTGTATACTATCCAAATAGATAGGAATATAGAATATGGAATCATGCAATGGCTGTAAGCTTAGATGATTTAAGTCAAGATGATTCTAGGTCTATTATTGCTGCTAACTGTCAGTACTTAGAAGATAGATGGAAAGTTACAATTAATCCTATCCTAGTATGCTACAAGAATGAGTATTAGAGAAAATTCTCTGGATCTTTAATATAGCCACAAAATTCTACTTGGGCTAAGGCTAAGGATAGTTCACAAATGCTTCCAACATTACCTATCTATAATTCTCCAATTCCAGATTAGGTATTGTCTGCTGGTGGTATAGATTTCCCAGGAAATGATGCAAATCATCCAGAGTGGGGAGAAGATAATGCTCTGTATAATCTATATGATTTATCTGGATATAATTCTGGAGGAGATTGGAAACCTTTAGACTTAACTAACTGGTTAGATGATGTAAATGTTTACAAATATAATTTTGGAGAGGCTTAGAATAGAAAAGAAATAGATGTCAAGGATAAATTCTTAAAGGTGAGAATCAGATATTCCGGAGAGGAATTGGCGGTTATAGATTTCTTAAATACTGTATATAGAATTAGTTATGCTTAATAAGAATATAAATAAAGTTAGAAGAATAGCGAAAGCCCGCTTTGGGCTTTCCATTCCTTCTGGGAATCCATATATGACCACAAATGGGCTAGCCATTCCTGGAAATAGTATTACCTAGTAGAATCTGCTAGGCACAGATTATGGTGCTGAATTTAGGAATAGAGCTGAGCAAATAATAGCTCCTACTAATAACCTCATAGATTTCAATGCCAAAATGGGAGACCTATTTAGTTTAAAGTTATAGAATGATAGAAATACTTCTAGAGCAATGACATAGATGAATACCAATGGAGTTACTGCACCTAAAAGTACATCTCCATCTTTGTAGCAATCATTCTAGAGATTGGGAGGTTGGAATACAGCAAGCTAGGCTGTTGATTTGGCTAATAGTTTATTATTTTCTAAGTAGTATTCAGAAGATTCTGCGATTACTACTGGTTTAAATAATCTTTGGAATACTGGGGCGAAAATAGTTTCTACTGTTAATCCTCTATTTGGTTTTGCAATGGGAGCAGGTAGTCTAGTTGCTAATACAGCCAGATCTTTAGGTACTGGAACTGATTAGCAAACTGATTTTGATAAGTTTGGAGATAGCACTATTGGACAATTATCAGGAATAGGATTAATCAACGGAATGTTTGGTAAGAAAACTAGAGATTTTTCGGCAAACAAAGCAACTATCGAACAAGTGGGAGGTTCTTATGGAGGTACTGTTCGAAACATAAATGAAGCCTCAGAAAAGGCAGGAAAGAAGTATGGACTATTTAGTAGCGGAAAGAGAAAACAAGCTAATAGGTTTATTGATAGAACAGAATCCTAGCAATCTACTATGACAAATATCGCCAAAGATGCGTCAGACTTATCCTCTATAGCTGCTAATATGTCTGACCTTAATCATATACAATATGGATTTAATCTCAATGGGGGTTATGATTAGAGATATATGAGAGCAGCCAAATTTGGAGCTAAATTAAAGAGAGTTAAAAGAATAAACTTCCATAAATAGGGAGGAGAAATAGTTGGAGCTATAAACCTAGATAATTGGCAACCAGTTATCACAGAAGCCGTTGAACAATTTGAAAATGGGGGAGAGCTAGAATGGACTCCAGTTATAACTGAATATAAACAAGGGGGAAAATCTGAAGAACCATCTAAAAAAGAATCTGAACTGGAGGAAACTAATTAGAAAAATATAATTCCAGAAGGGGCACTTCACGCACATAAGCATCACATGGAGAATGCTGATAATCTAACTAAAAAAGGAATTCCAGTGGTAGATAATGAAGGAGAGCAATAGGCTGAAATTGAAAAAAATGAAATAATATTTACTCTAGAGGTTACTAAAAGATTAGAAGAGCTTTATTCCAAATATCAAGACTATGAATATTCCTAGAAGGAGAAAGATGAAGTAGCAATAGAAGCCGGAAAATTACTAGTAGAAGAAATATTATTCAATACTGATGATAGGACTGGATTAATTAATACATTATAGAAAGGAGGAAAGATAAATGGAATTGAGTGATTTGTTAGTATCATATAAAAGAGTTGACGCTCCTAGATTTACTCCTTCTATTCCTATTATTGAATAGTTTCCCTCATATCAAACTCCTATAGATAAGGAGACTAACACCCCATCAGTGTCCATCCAGGCAAAACCAACAACTAGTTATTCTATAACTTCGGTTCAAGTACCTGGATTTAAAGCAAAATGGACTAGCCCTTACAGGGATAGAAATAAATGGGTATCTGATCTAACTTAGGCATATAGAAGAGCTGGAATAACAAATGATAATGCCTTAAAGATGCTAATAGCTCAAGATGCTTTAGAGTCAGCATGGGGACGTTCTGCACAAGGTAAATTCAATTTTGGTAATCTAACTACTGGAGCTAAATGGAAAGGCGATTATGTGACTGGTAATGATAAAAATGCCAAAGGTTAGGCTATTAAATAGAAATTTAGGTCATATAATTCTATTGATGAATATGCAGTTGATAAATTATAGTTTCTAAAGAGGCTGTATGATTTTGATGAGAATGATGATATAGATAAATTCGTAGCAAAACTTACAGGTTCTAATAGAGGAAAAAGAAAATATGCAGAAGCCACTAATTATGCCAGCTCACTTAAAGGAGTGTATGATAAATTTGAGAAAGGCGGAATCATAAAATATCAATAGGCTGGAAAAATTAAGAGTCCTTCCCAAACAGCGCAGGATAATCTATCTCGGCAATTTCCAGTAAATTGGGAAAACTCTAACTGGCTCCACAACTATTTTAAAAAGAACTTAGGATATAATACTTCTCTAAGTATTCTTTCATCTATTCTACCAGAAAGTGGTGCAGACCCTCATAAGAAACAATTGAAAGGAGGTCCAGGAAGAGGACTTGTATAGTGGGGATTTGGAACAGATAGATATAACCATATGAAGTCATATAAAATGAAGGGAAAAGTTGAAGAGGGGGTAGACCCCGAACTTCAGAGATAGGCAGAATATATAGTTAATACTGTAAAAGACTCGTAGAAAACTGGAGAAGGGCTATGGCATCATGGAGGTGCTGGTTCTGGTTATAAGAGTGCTGAAGATGCTAGAAAAAGATTTATTAGTGCTAGAACTCCTGCTTCATAGAAAGCTAGAGCGTTTAGTTTAGGCTATGTAAGACCCAAAGGAGGAATTAAAGAAGCCACAAGAAGAGCATCTTTTGTTGCCTCTTTAGATTCAGTTTATAATTCTAAATATAAATAATGGATAGAGTAAAGGTAAATGTAGGTGATAAGACATATAATTGTCAAGTTGCCAAGACAGAAGAAGATAGAAAGAAAGGTCTAATGGGAGTAGAAAATCTTCCTCCCGATGAAGGTATGCTATTTGTATGGGAGGATGAAGATACTAGAGAAATGTGGATGAAAGATACTAAAATACCTTTAGACTAGATAGCCATTAACGATAATGATGAAGTAGTCTTAGTATATAAGGCTTAGCCAGAAGATGAAACCTTAGTTCCGTTCATGAACGCTAAGTATATTCTAGAAGTTAATTAGGATTCTGGTATTGTAGAAGGAGATGATTTTGAAATAGACGACTCTGAAGATTATGACAGATATGTTATGAAGGTGCTTGCTCCAGATGGTACTACTTAGATGTATCTCTAGGGAGGCGAAAGAATCGTAAGTAGAAAAGAAACAAGAACTCTCATTAAGAAAGCTAAAAAGGCTTACGAAAATAAAGACAAAGATTATGATAAATATTGCAAATCTTTGGGCAAATATATATTTAAGGTATTAAAGGGTCAAAATACTCGTCCGCCAGAATATGTGGAAGTTCCAGAAGGAAAAGACAAAAATTCTAACGACGAAAATTAACAATATACACATCGTATCAAAAATTCTTGGTTATGAAGATCTTAATATGTAGTATTGAAGTACATAAGATAGATAGATAATTAGTGCATTAATTACATTTTAAATTTTTAATTTATGAAGTTAGGAAATAAGTTTTAGGCAGGAGGACCGATGCCTGCAGGAGCACCTGCTCCAGCGCCTCAAGGTGGTGAAGACCCAACAGCTATGTTACTTCAAGGAGCACAGCAAGCTGTTCAAGGACAAGATTGTGAAATGGCTATGCAAGTATGCCAAATGTTAATCGAAGCATTGGGAGGTGGAGGTAGTCCACAAGAAGCTGCCCCACAGGAAGCTGCCCCAGCTCCAGCAGAAGGGGAACCTGTTTACCGCAGAGGTGGTCGTTTAGTGAGACGTATAAACGCTTGACAAATTTAACACGTAGGGGTATATCTAAAATTGAATTAGGTGTACCCCTTCTTTTTAATATATACGAATTATGGCTACACCAACTACAAATCAAAAGTCGGCTTCTGTGAAATATAAGTTTGGAGACGATGAATTGGATTTAAATGATTACATTCGTAACCTTAACCATAACTATTAGTCATATGTAAATTCCTAGAATTGGAATGAGGGATAGAGATAGGAGTTTCGTTCCGCGTATGATAACTTTTTAAAAGGGTTACAAGATTAGCTTGCTAATAACACTAACAGATTTAGTACTGACTTTTCTGGATCAATAATAGATTCAACTGGTTAGCTAAGTAATACTGACAATGACGATATAGACCCAGTTGGATCAGAATATTATTATAACGACAAAGGAGACAGAATAACTACTGACGATTTGAATACTATGGGAAAACGTTAGTAGAAAAAATATAGTACATTTTCGGCTAATAGATAGGTAGCAACATTTTTTAATAAGGTTGGCACGGCATTAAGAGATGCAAGAAAAAATAAGCCGACCACACAGAATCAATCTAACGCTTTTAATCTATCTAAGCATGGATTTTTAGCTAATTGGACGACTGCTAACAACCCTGCTGGAGGAGAATTTAATCTAAGTCCGTATTTAGAAAAAGATACTTTAGACGAAACAACTGGATTAAGAGGTACTACTAATCGGGCAGCTTACCTAAAGGAGTAGATAGAAAATTATCTAAATAATGTAGGGAACTATGACTTCTCTGGAACTCCGTTTAAAGATAGAGAGACTTACATTTCTAAACTGCGTGCAGCCGCATAGAACTTAGAAAATGGATATAACTCAGAGGATGTTATAGCGCTTAACTAGGCTGGGATAGGAAATGAGTTTTTGAGTAAATTCTTTGCCACAGGTGCGGAGTAGAAGAAAACCGAAGTACAATAGGCTGCAGAAGATCTAATGAAAATACAATAGCAGCAACAAGCCCAAAAGATAATAGACAGGAGAAATTAGTTATAGTACGAGGCTGATAGAGATAAGTTTTTTTCATAGTATTAGGCTTCAAACCCATTTTAGAGTAGAGAGCCTTCTATACCTTTACCTTTATCCTATACTAGGTAGGCAGTAGAAGAAGCTGCAATTAAGAAGTTTAATGCTGACCCAAATAATAAAGAAGCTGTTAGAGAGGCTATACGGTAGTATATAAATATTCCTTAGCTTAGTAAATTTATAAGAGGTAAGAGCAATTTAATATTGCAAGATGGTACGGACATTACAGCATAGCATATAACTAATAACTTAGACCTAGCAGCCTAGGCTGACCTATTTATAAATCCAATGTATTTAGATGAACAGGGAAAGAGCATTTTGCCGAATGGATATTATGTATTGCCGGGGTCAGAAGACTATGATAATTGGACCTATATAGCTTACAATCCTAACACTAGACAATATCAAGAGTAGTCTATGCTATTAAATGACGAGTTAAAGAAAAGAATGGCATACTCTGAATATGACAAGAGAAACAAAAAGTCTAATGAAGCTCAAAAACATTAGCTTGGGGGAACTTTCAAAGATATGGAGAGTAGACGAAACAAGGCATAGGAAGAAAAATAGAAAGTTGAGTAGAAATCTTACGCTACCGGAAGAACTAAGGAATAGATAGAAAGTGACTAGGCTCCACATACAGAATGGTCGAAAGCAGACCTTCTTAGATTAGGGGCTATAGGAGGTGACGTAGCTAGCTTAATAGCTAGTATGACTGGTGTAGGATCAGTAGCTTCTGCTGGTATAGGAATGACCTCTACTGCAGCAAACTAGGCTGCAGATATGGCAGAAGGAATGGGATTTTTAGAATCCTTAGGAAACAATGCTGTAAGTTACGGTCTAGATGCCCTATCTCTAATACCTTTTGCTAGAGCTGCTAAGATTCCAAAGACTATTAAAGCGATCGCTGGATTTGCTCCTAAATTAATGGCAATTATAAGTACAGCACAGGGTATATCAAATGCTCCAGAAATTACCAAGTCATTAAGCAAGTTAAATAGCTCAGAATCACTAACAGTAGAGGATTGGAGAAATATTGCTAATGGAATTTAGATAGTATTAGGAGGTACCGCTGCTACTCATAGAGCGTCTAAGGCTAAATCTCATGTTGATGCTGCTAGGACCAATGATGAATGGTTAAAGACTGAACAAGGATATAGAAGAATATCCGAACAGGATATGAAAAAACTTAGAGAGGCAGCTACTATTAAAGAATAGAATACCATTCTTAGTCCTTACAACGTAACGCTAGCTGAAAGTAGGAAAAGATTTGGCTTAGGAAAAGGTAAAGGGAAAGCAGATATAACTTCTGAAAACTATTACTATGACTTTGACAAACCAGTAACTACTTATTCTGGAGATCTTCCTATATAGCATACGTTTGGTCCCGGAGAAAAATGGCTAGGAACTAGAAATATACCCTCATTAAGAATTCCAGCAGTTAGAGATGCCTACAATAGAGTTATTCATCCACAAGCATACAACAGAGCTAAAGGTAAAGCAACTGAAGGTAATAAATAGAGAAGTACGTTTGATATTAGCAAATTAAGAGAACTTAGTTCTCAAACTGGAAAACTTACTTCTTAGGAAATAGCTACTATTAATAGATAGAGAGTTAAATCGGGAAAAGGAAAGCTTACTGAATAGGAAATATAGACTCTAAATCAAAGACGTTAGAATAGGGCTAGTGATGGTACTGATAATTCATTCCAAGCACGCTTATAGAGATATAAGGATGCTAAGAGAGAAGGAAAATTTACTTCTGTAGAAGATGACATCAAGAGAGCTAAGGATGAATTGGCAGAGGCTACTAGATAGCAAAGACTTGCCGTACCAACAGGATAGGGAGAAATAGTATCGCCTGATGCTAATTAGGCTAGATTCATTATGGGATTCTCCCGTGCTATTCCTACTGTTAATCCGTCTAGACCTCCTATATCTAATCCTCCAGCTATTATACCAAAATAGTAGGTTAGGATTGAACAACCTCAATAGTCTCCATTCAACTATGATAGAATCAGAGAAGGTTTAGCTAGAGCTGAAAGAGAGAGACTTGGAAAGGATATTGGAGAATAGAGATTATAGAGAGCCATAGAAGCTAACCCAGAAAGGAGTGCAAGACTTCAATCTGAGGAAGCATATAGAAATGTTAGATAGGCGTTCAATCTATATGGAGCACCATAGTATAAAAGACCTCTCACAGGGGCAGCTTATAAAGCTAAATAGGATATGTATAATAGACTGTTTAACTAGAGAAGATACGACGTTATTGAAGCTTTCAGAAATAGAGAACTTCCTCATAGACAATCTAACAAGAAAAAGAAAACATCAAGGGATGATAGAAGAACTGTTAAACGTGAAGATGGTGGTACTCTAGATCTTGTTAGAGTAAGAAAATTTCAAAACGCTGGAAAATTCCCAGAATGGTATTCCAAACTTTATAAATTTTAGAATTTAACTGGTTGGAATAATTCATTGAATTAGTCATTGGCTGGACCGTCTATTACTAACGAGAATGTTGGGCATTATAGAGCTGGGGATTTGAACGAGGCTTATACTAAAAATAATTCTTATACTTCCAATCCGAATCTAGTAGGATAGGACTTACAATCATATTATGATTCTTCTTTTAAGGGAAAATCTCTGGATGATTACGTAAGTGCATACAATGCTAATGCAGCTAAAATTAGAGGATATTGGGACTAGGAAAGAACATATAAATAGTCTGGAGCTTAGGAGCATAATAGACTATTTAAGAATATGTTTGGAAACAGAAGTGATAACTCTAATAATGTATGGAATATTGGTTATGACTCTAATTTGGAGGATATTGTTGGTTCATCTACCTGGCTGAGAAGAATGGATAGATATGAGAAAGAATTTGATAACTTGTCCGATGAGGAAAAGAAATCAAGAATCCATAAAATAGACTTAGGAGATGGAAACTTTGGATATGTCTACAAAAAAGCCAATGGGGATATAGCAGTATGGAACCAACCAGAAACTCCTGCAACCTCGGCAATACAACCTTCTCAAGAACCTAGTGATGATAACAAACAGAACAAATCGTTCTTTAGTAATATTAATCCCACTATAGCTTATGGATTACCAAGAGCGGTGTATGCTGATAGAATGAATAGGAGAATTACTGATTTAGCTAAAGAATCTGTAGTTCCACTATTGAAAGACCCATTCGAAGTACATCGTTATACTAGAAGCGATTTAGATGCAGAAATGCAAGGAGAGCGTAACTATGCTAATCTTAGAAGATTAGCTAGTAGACCTATAACTTCTGATGGAAGTTTACAAACTGCAACATAGTTGTAGGCTGAGGTTTAGGGACAAGAAGCTAGAACGGCTGGAAAAGAGAAGAGTAATTAGGTTCAAAGATAGTACGATGAACTAGCTTGGTAGCAGGAGAAAGAAAACGCTGCTAACAGACATGAAACTGCTATGTTTAACAGAGCATAGCAATGGGGAGCTGATTAGGATAAGAGTAAATACGAATAGGCATATCTAGCTAAGAAGTTTAATATTTGGGATGTTGTAGGACAATAGTTAGAATATGACGAAAGAGTTAAGCAGTAGGAAAATAAAGCACTCACAGATAATTTTGCCCGTTCTGATATTCATAATGCTGTCAATTATGCTCCAAATGAATATGGTGCTGGATTAAGTGCAGAAGAATTATCGGTATGGAATAAAGTCCTATCCGGAACTAATCCTTCTAGCTTACAACCTAATGAATTTAACCAATATAGATTAGCTATGCAGAAGGTATCTAGGGTAGAAAATGAATAGCTAAGATAGCACTATAATATTCCTAATACAAGATGGTCTGGAAAATCTATGCAAAGTATTCCAGAATAGATTAGCATAATCAAAAAAGGAGGAGTAGTTTCTGCTAAGAATGGTTCTAAAATAGCAGTAGCTGGAATAGAAGCCAAAACTGCTGATGCAGAGAGGTTCCAGAAACAAATAAAGGAAACTATTGATAGAAATGAAAAGGCAATAGACATATTGTCTAAGAGTTTGTATGGAATTATAAAAGCTTCAATGATAAAATGATACTAAGACTATAGCAAGGGGGGAACGCCCTTCCCCCTCTTGTTTCTTATCAGCCAGTAACAGTTACTGGTGGGGCAGCTACTGGAGCTTCTGCAGCTCCTAGCGACAATCAGGAAACTACTGATTTAACAGATAAAGACTTATTAAAGATGTTAGAAAAGTTAGACGGACTTCCTAGTGATATGGCTGTATTAACTTAGACTCTCTAGAACTTTTATATAGACTAGCAATACAGTCCATTCCCAAGTACTTCTAACATAGCATCTAGATACTTATAGGCTTTAAATCAAATGAAGATAGCAAACTTCAACAGAAAGGAATATGATGATGCCTTTTCTACTGTTGATAAAAACGGAGGAATAAATGAATTTGCTGTAACAGATAGAGGATAGTTATTCTGCATGAATGATGAAGGGGACTTTAAATTATTTTCTCTGGAATAGCTTAAAGAGAATCCTGACTATCAACCGTTAACTAATTCGGAATTATTATACTATAGAGCGTAGTCTCCTCAATTAGCCAACAATAATGAACTACTAAAGGTAGTCAAAAATGGTATAGGAATAGAATCTGTTACTAAAATGATATAGGATAGCATAGGAAATTTAGGAACTACTTCTGAATCAAACGAAGGCTTTGTCAGAACTCAAGCATCGTAGCTTATTAATGGTTTACAAGAGTTCATGAATGCATAGCAACAATCTGGCAATTATAATGCTACCGTAGATAATTTGTACAAAGGAAAATTCTTAACTAAGAGCCAAGCTATGTAGGCACAGGCTGCTCTTAATTATATATATACAACTCTTCCAGCTAATGCCAAGACTTTACTAAAGACTAAAACATAGAACGGAACTGATGCGGAAGCCGTTTAGCTAGTGTAGACATTAATTAACTCTAAACTAAGTTCAACTGCAGACTTCTCTTTAGATTTAGACGACCCAAGTTCTAGTTCCAAAAATAAAAATGGTGCTGGGGACGGTCTTGATGCTGATTTAGTTACACTAATTCAGGCTAGTCATGGAGGTCACGATACTGTCTACCAATTAAATAATAAGTCAGGAATAGGAATGACCGTTTAGGGAACTGCATATGAGTAGGTAAAGGACACTAAAGGAAATCATATAGGAAGAACGTCAATGGAGAATTTATTGAATGAGTCTGGATTACGTTCTATTATCAATGCTGACAACGGAGTGTACTTTGGAAATCAAAAGGTTGATTTAGATTCATTGTTAAATATCACATATGACGGAAAGGGATTGCTAAGAGTAAATCTTCCTGTACGCTCAGATGGTTCTCCTAATTTTGATCTGTTAGAGGAATATTCTAACGCCCAAGCGGAGTTCTTACTAAGTTCTCAAACAGATGAGGATAGACTTAGAATATTTGGAGATACAGAGAAGTATCCCGGACTAAGCTCACTAATCAAACCCACTGGAGAACTAGATATGGATAAGTTTGCTCCATTTATAGTAGCGTCTGGTATGACGACAGATGGTATGGTGGAAATAGACAAGAAGCAAAATAAGTTTATCACCGAAGTTAAGCAATCTCCGGAATTAGTTTAGTAGCTAAAGACCAGTTTGGCAACAGGTTCTGGAAAAGAGACTCAGTATCCCGATATTGATGAGTATGACTGGACAGAATGGTTAATGCCTGAGTTTATAAATAGTTATGACCATATATTTAAAGGAAATATTTATATACCTCTTAACATGAACAAGGCAGCCGCAGCTCTAGGGGGAAATCAAACTATTGATACGAATACTGGATAGATGTTAGAAAAAGAATACCAAAATAGGGATCTAAATTTTACTAAATTAGACCCATCAATATTAAATAATTAATTATGTTTGAAAATGATTGGATATTATCAAGCTTAAGTAATCCTACCTTAGACATAGATGATTTAGTTTCAATTGGAGGTTTAAATACTAAAAATACCCAGTTTCTAAGTAAGGATTAGTATTTGAAATCAAGCTTCATTAAAGATAATCCCGTGTTCAAGGACGATAAGGGAGATTTTTCTAAAGAGAAGTTTGATAGATTTTATGAAATGCAAGCATCCAGATGGAGAGATTTTTAGAATAATGAATTTCCAACTGGAATAGAATTAGATGCCTTTGATACGGCAAGCAATAAAGCTAATGCCAAAATTAAAGAAAATAAATTTAACTTAGGACCAGACTATAATCCTGATAGGGTTTAGATTGGTGTAGAAGGTTGGAGAACTACAAGTAAGAGAACTAAATCTGAACAGGAAATAGCTCAATCTTAGAAAATATTCAATCCAGAAACAGGAAAGTTTGAAAATTATACTCCCGAAGATTATGCCTTATTTAGTAATCCAGTAAAGTGGGTTTAGAACCTATTTAAGGAACCTTTGGTATTAGCTCAATATGACTAGGATGAAGTCGATGAATAGGGAAATAAACATAAGAAAGGAGAATATAAACTTAATCCAGAAGGAACTTATTATTATGAGAAATTAAATGGGCGTTCTCCACTTGGAAAAACAGTTTTATCAGCTGCAAATATCTTAACAAAAGAAGATTCTGCTCTAAACAAGATAGACTTCATGGATTCTGATGACCTAGAAAAAAGTGCTACTGGGGTTATAGCTAAGAATATAGCATTAATAGCTCCAATGTTTACTCCTGCAGCTCCATATTATTATAAGGCTATGGTAGCTAAGGAAATATCTAAGACTCTTCCAATGCTCCATAGTATTGCTACCAACTTGTTTGGTTCTGGAGATAATGAAGCCCCAGAATGGATGCGAAAAGCAGCTGCAGTTGGGGAATCATTATCTACTACTAATTCTGTTTGGAGCAGTGAGCATACATTCTCTTTTGAAAACTTAGCTAATTTAATTTCTGATATTGCTTTACAATGGGGACAATAGAAGTAGATAGCTAAAGCTGTAGGATGGTTTGGAGATAAAAAAGCGTTGAAGAAGGCTGAAGATTAGGCATTCCAATTCTACAAATCAAAAGTTGGAGGAAGTTTAAAAGGTCTAGAAGCTCCATCTGATGAACTATGGAAACAATCTACTCTTGGTCAATTATGTATGAAAAAATACTATGACCCTGTAGTTGAAACTATGAGAAAGAAACAAAGACTAGGAGCTAATTTAGCTTTAGCGTATATGTCTTTAATCTCAAACACTGATGTTTATTCTGATATGCTAGAGAGAGGTGCTACTAAAAAGGAGGCTGCCTGGGTAGCATTGGGTAGTGCGGCTGGAATGTATGGGGTAGATAGGTACTTACACCTTGGAGAAGTATTCTACGATGACCTTACAGCCGAATCCATTAAGTAGGGAAGACAAGCGGTAAAAAGGGAACTGAAAGAGGCTTTCGAAGAAATATATAAACCTGGAACTAAGGATAGCCCAGGTAACTGGTATAAAAAGGGTGTAGCTTTTGGAAAGAGGGCAGCAGAAACATTTGTAGAAAACCTTAAAGACCACAATCTTGGAGGAGTTGGTAAGGCTCTAGGAGAAGGTTTAGAAGAAGTTAGTGAGGAACTAGTAACAGACCTTACTAAGTCTACCTATTCCCTTCTTGGAGATTTAGGGATGTACGATAAAAGCGTTAAGGATACTGGAGCGTTTGATAATATGTTAGAAAGATACTCCATGTCTTTGATAGGAGGTGCTATTGGTGGAGGATTGTTCTATGGAGTTGAGAAATATAAGGGATTTAACAAAACTAGGGACAAAGACCTAGTAGACTTAATTAATGATGGAAGAGCTTAGGAGCTAAGAAATATAGTAAAAGGATATGTATCTAAAGGTCGTGCAGGTAATACCAAAATTTCTGGATTACAATACTCTCAAGATGATGCCGGAAATATTACTTGGTTAAGTACAGACAAAAGCGAAGAATCCTAGAACCAATAGGTAGGTAATAGGGTACTAGAGAAGATTAATTCTTTAGAGGCAGCCATAGTTGGAAGTGGTACAAAACTTAGTCAAGACCAACTGTTCGACAAGATGGTTCTACAAGAAGCAAGATACTAGGAGTATAAGAATGCTTCTCACGTGACTGGATATTATCAAGAGTTTAGAAAGTTACAGAATTAGTTGTTGCAAGCTAAGGATACTTATAATAAGGCTGCAGAGACTGCCGATGGAACTCTTGATGGAAGAATAACAGACTCTCCTACAGAAGCAGAAAAGTAGGATAAAATTAAGAATTTGTAGTAGTTTTAGACGTCGGTAGATAACATTCAGAAGAAAATGAATGATTTTCTATCTGGAGACACTTCTCTAGACTATACTAGAAAACTTAACTTTGCCTTAGACCCAGTTCTTAATTCTGCATTTTTGGGACTTGACAGGACTAAGTGGTTACTTAACAAAATAGACCCTACTTAGGAACTCACAATACAAGATTAGATAGATTTGAATAACTAGTGGAATGACCACGTTAAAGAGACTATGCTTAAAGACTTAGATAAAGCCTTTTTAGCATATAAGGCTTTAGAGAAGGTCGTATCTCCATAGATGTTAGCTCAGTAGGACTATGCTAATCAATATAAGAGCATTTTTAATGCACTAAATTAGTTATATAATAAAGAAGATTTATCATTAGATAAATATATCAATGCTAAACCGTTCTATACGATGGACTCTAGGTTAATCGACTAGAACGGAATAGAGGAATCTGAGGAAGAGTATAATGCTAGAAACAATACAGCAACTCCTGATGATGTTCAAAAGTATTATCAAAGACAGCAAAGAGTATTTGATTTGAATAATTAGATACTAGCTGATTATATATAGCAGTTTGATGATATCTTAAGACCTATAAACTATTAGATTGATAGTTCCACAAACAGAACTATCATGCAAAACATTAGATATAGACTTAAAGATATTATTAAGAGAGAAATGCAATATCCGTTTGTTGATTAGGGTGGTAAGTTTGATGTTAATCCATATAGAACCATACTGCAAGATTTAAAAGATGATTTGTCAAATATCGATGATATACAGCAATAGCTATAGGATAAGCATTATACCATAGTAAAAGAATAGGCAAATAAAGTAATAACCCTATTAAATGATACTATTCCTCCCTTGGAAACTCTTATACCAATGAAAGACGCGGTATAGGGAGGAACTCTGAAAAATAAGATACTTAAACCTCTAAGAGAATCTAACCTAGAAAATAAGGACTAGATAATCGCAGCTATAGAAGAAGCAAAAAGAAAATATGACGAAGCAGATGAATAGGATTAGGAATTAGCAGCTATAGAACTCTACAACACTATTCCAATGCAATTCAAATCTAAAAGTCAAAATGCTTAGGTAATATTAAACGACTTTGCAAAATAGGTAGGAAAGGACTATGGAATAAAAGGTGATGGAGAAATAGGTGACAATATCACTATTGACGAATTAATAAAAGGTCTGGACACTCCAGATTCTGCCATCTATAAGTATTTTTCTGGAAAATCTTCAGCCTTACCGGAAGTACTAAGTGCGGCTCTTAAGTAGATTCCTATGAATTTTGGAAAGGATTCTAAACTTAAACTTCTTACTAATAGTGCTAGCGACCCTAGGGATGTTGCTGGAGAACCTGTTAGAAGACAGATTTTTACGTTAAATAGATATGTAAACAATCTATCTAGTAGAATATAGAAGAACCCAGTATATTCATTCTATAATAAGTTATAGGTAAATTCACACAGTCCTTTAGAAAATATTCTGTCTTCTATAACTAAGGAAATGTCTGATAATTAGGAAGAGGTATTCAATATGAATTATATACTTGACTAGGTGTATAAAGATTATATATCTTAGGATAAGTTAGATTCATTTGAGCTAAATGATACTCAGGCTAAGCAATTGAGTAATGCATAGAAAGCTCTAGAACTACTTTCTGCATACGTATATTCTGCATCAGTATCTCCAGATGGAACTCATTATTTTGGTTAGAATAAGCAGATAAATGAGTTTGCTAATACACATAGAGATGTTCTTACAAAAGAGTGGGAACCTCTTCCAGAAATAAGTTAGGACTATGCTCAAGTATTATAGGATGAAGTAACTAACTTGAATACTGAAATAGAATTATGGAAGAGAATATCCGAGAATAATAGTATGAATAAGTTAAGACGTCTTGTTGATACGGAGAATGTTGTAAACAATCTAAGATATGAGATAGGTCGTGGACTATCTTTCTAGTTTACGGTAGGAGATAAGGAATATGATTTATCTGAAGGATTGGATTCTTTACCTCCTTTTGATGGAAACCCTGAGAATCAGCTTGGATAGCTATTCCAGTTTGAACAGACTCTTCACAATAACTTTAATAAGATATTAAAAGATACTGGATGGACTCCAGAGTAGTTCTTTGCTAACTCAGACTTTTGGAAAAGGTACTTAGGAAATTACACTGATTTAGAAAAACAATAGACTAGTAAGTTAAATGAAAATCTTACTGAATTTACTAAGTATGACAAGGCTTTGTACATTTTATCAGTCTTGTCTGATAATCCATCTAACTACTATAAATCTGTACAAAATTCTATTAAAGATAATGAGGATATTGCTCCTCTAACAGTACAATAGAATATTTCCAGACTTGGGGAAGCTGCTCATACTAAAGCATATAAAGCTGGATTTAAAGCATTAGCTAAATTAGTTAATCCTAATAGTACAGTTACTCCAAATGTAGTTTATATAAATGGAGTAGCAGGAGCTGGAAAGACTGAGGTTGTACTAAAAAATATTAGATAGCGCTTCTATGAGTAGCAAGCTTTGGTAATAGGACCTACTACATCTTAGGCTATTAAACTTCAAAATTCTCTTAATGAGGGAACCTCTTATACTATAGAAGGAGATGGAAATATATTTAGTAAGTTATTACCTAATTGGGATAAGATAAACGAAAGCTTTCAAAGAGCGGCCTCTGAAATAAACAAAAACGAAAAGAATACAGAATATAAGACTGAGACAGACTACTTTGTTATGCAAAGATGGGCTAAGAACGGAGCTACTGGGGTTAAAATAGACCTTAAAAGTGACAAGATAAAATTCAATCCTGATATAAAAGCTCAGCTTGTTTTCGTAGATGAAGCTGCCCATATGAATAGTCTATAGATAGCTTTGCTAGATGAGTATGCAGAAAGAGTTGGAGGAACGGTATTTTTGGCTAGCGATTCTAACCAGTCTGGATATTCAAACGGACAGATAGAAAATTTAACGACAAATGATATATTTGCTACCAGAACCTCTAAACTTCAAGAGTCTTTAAGAACTTCTAATATTCAGAAGCAAAGTAATAATAATAAAGTTTCTTCAATATTAGATACTGCAAATGATATTATAGAATCTGGAGATAACCAATTATGGCATGATTTTGAAGCCAAGCTTCCAAATCTTATCAGGAGGTTGAATTTAAGAGTCTATAATTAGTAGGATGATATAAATGGAGACTTAATCGGGGGAAATATAGACGAGGTAATAAAGATATTATAGGATAAACATAAAGATGCTAGTATAGGATTCATAGGAGACGCTAATTCTTCTGCATATTAGAAGCTTAAATCTGCAGGATTTTCTAATTTAGGAGAACCTCTAACAGAGAAAATTGTTCCTGGTAAGAAATTTATGCAGGGTTAGGAATTCGATTATGTTATAGTAGATAATATAGACCTATCTGTAGACTTAGATGGACCAAATTCTTATGATAAGGTAACTTTCTTAAGAAGATTCTACACACTAATGTCTAGAGGAAAGACTGCTTCTATTTTCTTAGATAGAGGATTATCCAGACTTGTTGGAGCTAATACCTAGGATGATATAAAATCTATAGGATTTAGTTTAGCCAACCAAGTTTAGTTATTTAGGGATTAGTATTCTAAGGCTCTAGATAAGTTAGACTTATCATAGACTACTCAAGAAGAAACTCCAGAAGTGAAGGAAGAACCAGAAGTTAAGGAAGAGGGAGAAGAATTAGTAATATCTCCAACAGTTGAAAATACTCTAGAGTTTAATCCAGAAGCTTCTGAAGAGCAAGTGTAGCAACAGTTAGAATCTAATAAAACAGAAATATATAAGGATTTCGTAGAAAAGAATCCAGCTGAGCGCCAAGATATAGAAGTATCGGAATTATCGGATCTTCTGATAGAAGCTAATACAGTAGTACCAATTACAGGGCTAAAAGAGACTCTTGTTAATCCTGATGGGACACAAAGAAAATACCCAGCATGGCTTCCAGGAGAAAAAACTTCTGTTAGAAGAAACATTAATGCTATATATGATGGAACTGAGCCAATCACCAAGAGAGTAGATAAACAGAGATATTAGGATATTATAACTAAAATTCAAAGTTCTGTCATATTTGGAGGTAATGTAACTGACCCAGCTATGACATCACTATTAGGATTTAGTGAGGCTTGGAAAAACAGAAAATTATAGTTAGAAGTCAGAAGAGCTACTGATTCTGACAACTTTGGAATAGGAACTGACTTGAAACCTACATACATAGATATAGACGGAGAACGTTATATTGTATCTATTACTTGTAGACTAGATGGCTTAAGTAGAACTATTTAGGATGCTCCATTCTCAGCTATATTTGATATATGCCTTCTTTCTGATTTTAATAATTTAAGAAAACCTGCTGTATAGTAGGCTATAAAGGATAAAATAAATCAGAGAATTAAGGATGGAAAAATTACTGGAGAGAATAAGATTAAGGCAGAAAGATTTAGAGATAACTTGAGCGAATCTGTTAAATAGTATGAAGGCTTTATTAGAAGAATAGTTTCTGAACATCCAGAAGGTCATGCTATAGAACTTACTCCTGATATGTACGAATCGCATTAGACTACTAGACTGGTCAAGAGGAAAGTTCCAAGAAGACTTGGCGGAACCTTAAGTATAGCAACTGTCGAGAACAACAGAGTGGACCAAGACGGAAACTATATATCTGATTATAATAATTTCATGGATACTGACAAGAGAAAAGTAGTTTCTCCAGTATATATTTTGGGAAATAAATCAGATGTACTGAAAGGAAAAGTATCAGAGTCTATTTTCGGTAAGGCTGTAGTATTTGCATCATCTAATACTAATCTTTCTCCAGAGGAGTTAGCCGATAGATATATAGAGCAGAAGAGAAATCCTGATGCACATACTCCAGAAGTCAGAATGATTGTTCTTAATAATCATGGTCTAAGTTTTACAGAACTTATTACTCATAGAATATAGAATCAATTAACTGGGGAAGGAGAAAAAGCTAAAAAGCCTTGGAGAATGGATACTCTAGGAGTTAGGATGTTTACTGCAATGTGGAATTTCAGAGCTAGCCTAGAAAATTTCATATCCCAACTAGATAAGTGGAAACAAGAGAATGGTTATGACAGCAATAAGATACTAGATATTTCCAAAGTTGAATCTGAACTATTTAGTAGATATGGCAAGAATTGGATAACTTAGCTAAATGCTGGTAGTTAGGAGGTATAGAAGCTACTAAACCTGTATAAAGTAACAGCAGCAGACTTGGAAAACTTAATAAAGTTTAACTAGGAATACTGCAAAGATATACCTACTTTTAGGCTAGGAATTGACCTAACCAACAAAAACATCGGCGGATATGTAAGGTCATTTGATGTTAGTAATTCTAGTGTATATGGAAAGAATGAGGCTAATATGTTAGCTATAGAAGAAGAATATGCACATAAGTACCATTCTATTCTATCGTCTATATTAGAACAGCTAACAGCTAATGAGCCTCCTGAAATATTTAGAAGGGCTGGATTAAACTTTAAACCTATGGCTACTAGACTGGCTAAGGCTGATGGTTCTAACTATGCTACGAATGAATATATAGGAAAGAACGAACAAAAAAGAAATCTTTCCGGACTTATTCATACAAATAATAAGAACATAGTAATTGGAGAAACAGACGAAAATGGAAATGTTATATCAACGTCTACTATTCCTGCAGAATCAATGTTTAGCTTCTTCCCCAAGGCTGTCTCAGCTATTGCTACTAAATCAAGGATATATCAAACCAATAGTAAGGCTAATGGGTTGATTAGTATTACTACTATTGACACAAAGAATAATACTGATAAGTTTGATTTCGATATTTCAGCGCTATTTGGAGATGGAATGTTGGAGAGAAGGGGTAATGATAATACATTATTTAATATGTTTAATCTTATCTTTCATGGTACTGTATAGAGCTTAGAGGAGCCCCATGCCTATACTGAGGAAGCTCCGTTTAAGTATGGAATATTTGTGGACCCAGATTTAGAAACTAGTCAGGATTATAAGCAAATAAACGTTAGAGGACAAAATGGATAGGATTATGCATTCCTAAAATGTGGAACTAATCCTATATACTTTGACGTTGACGTTGATGTTATATCTGGGGGTATTGCTCTTAACCTTTCTAAATTATTAGAGGGAGGAAAGAGATAGCTAAAAGAAGAAACCAAGGTAGAAAACCCAGTGGAATAGTATGTAGGTTATTCCTCTAAGATAGTAGATGAGTAGGATAGAACTAGATTCCAGAACTTCCTTCTTAATGAAGGAAAAGAGGACAATGAACAAAGCTATATGGAATATATTACTATATAGAACAACAGAAAATTGATTAATTTCTTTAGAAACGGATCATCTGTTGATAACATAGTAGAGCTTATTAATATGTAGCTAGGATAGCCTACCATAAAAGATGTAAAGTATGAAAATGGAAAAATAATATATACTGACGTAAACGATGGCACTGGAGAGTTGAGTTTGGACACTGAGGATATGTATATCTCTATGACACCAAATAAAACTAATTCAGTTGAAGAGATCACTGGACAGTCATTTGATTCTATGGTTGTTGACCCAACAGGAATGGATATAATGACGCACTAGGACTTTTTAAATTAGTTAGAAGAGACATTCTAGGATGATAGCGATGTATAGATGTTATCAAATTCTTCAAACGTAGAAAGCTATCTAGAATTGTTAGTAAGTATGAAAGATACTTTGAATAATAAAATAGAACAACTAGAAGATTCAGATTTAAAATGGAATTTATCTGATTACTTATTGTATGTAGATACTTCATGTTTTTAAAAAATAAATGACTATGGCAGCTTGTAATGTTAAGTACGACAAAAAAAGTTATTAGCAACTAGCCTCAGATTTAAAGTTATTGTATAATCAAATTAATAGACCTGGAATAGAGGACAGAATTATTAAAACTTTGGAATTTAAGTATAAATCCAAAGATGGTTAGGATAAAAGATTACTTCTAACAGATTCTGAAAACTTGGATGAAACTTCTAGAGAGTTTATTGATGATGTAAACAATATAGTATGTGGGCTAGCTAATGCTTCTTTAGACAAATTACCAGAAAAAGCCATGAAGTTTAGAAATATTGTGTTGTCAACCTTCTTCGACATGAATAGTGTCGGAGAAGTGACAACTCAGATTTCTGAGGCTGAAAAGGAAATGGAAACTGATGAGAGTCAAGAAGCAAGAAAATTATAGAAAGTAGAAGACACTTTATTAGAAATATATGGACCGATAAATACTGGTCTTATTCAGGAAGTAACTGACAGCTTTGGAAGAGAACTTAAATAGAAGTTAATATATAATAACTACCTGAAAACTAAGTACGAGTTGACCTCTGATGAAGTCAACAAAAGAATCGTGGACTATAAGGAAGGGAAATTTGAGAGCATTCTTGGTCATCTAAAGGAATAGTTCCCAAATGATTCTACTTTGCAATCCATTACAAGTATGTATAGCAACGGAATGTTAAATTCTAGTCAGTACTACTATGTTATAGATACTTTTAGAAAATATGTATTGCAAGACCCTGATAGAAATACAAAGTTTAACCAATAGCTAGAGGATAAAATCCTACAGAAAAATAAAGTATAGCAAGAATATCTCTATAGACAACTAATTAAGACTATACTAAATAACCCTAAACTTAATACATGGTTTAATAACAAGTACAATACTAATTATACAAACTCTGAAGCGAAGACTTAGCTGTTTATGGCTAATAGATTCTCTAATTACTATCTAGAAATTAAGGACAAACTTCTGAAAGAAATTGAGAGAGGTGCAGAGTTTAAGGATGAAGTATTGCCTATTATTCAGGAGATAGAAAATCCTAAAGATGATTTATTAAACTACGTAAATGATTATATAGTTCTTACGCAGTTCGATGATTTATTGGCTTAGAAACTAGGAAGTAGTATTGGTATAGAAAGAGGCTTCTTGAATAATGTAGAACCATAGAGATAGAACGCTAAGAAATATGCACTGAGAGAATCTCATGCGCATCAAAAGGCAGGATGGGAAACTGCTAATAATGAGGGAAGTGAAGCTCATACTAGTACTGGAGTAAAGGATATGTTGGACACTATATTTGTTTATAAATATAATGAGTCTCATCAATTGCTTCCCCAGACGTTAAATATGACATCATTGATGTAGGCATGGCAATCCTTGTTATCTGACGTATTGAATAATAATATCAATTTCGATACAAGTAACAGTGAAGCTGTTGTAGGAGTGCTGAAAGATTTAATTAATACATAGAATGTTAATGTTTTAGACAATATTGTAGATATTCTAGAAATATTATTTAAACCATAGGCTATTCAAAATTCTAGAGGTAGAATGATAGATTTTATGCGCAATGAGAACCTGTTCTCAGAATAGCATAAGAATATACTATATTCATTCTATAATGAAATTTTGAATAAAGATAATCCTAACTCAAATATATCTATAGAATTAGGAAGAGTAAATGATAACCTAAAATATGGAACTAAATTCTTAGAGACTGTTTCAGATTTATGTGCCATTATCTATAGAAATGTAAATAACAATTATATTGATTGTAATCTACAATCATCGAAATCTTTATTTGCTGTAAAGAAGAAATTTAATTGGGATGCTGACTTATTTGATTCTGTTGAAAGAATTACTTTTAGAAGTAAGACCAGATAGATAAATAAACTTGGGGAAGATAGATTGTCTAAATATAACTATACCTCTGTGCCAGATTAGACTGGTAAGTTTATATCTAAGGTTGAACTTTCGGGAAAGGAAGGAACATTATATACATTTGGATTCAGATACAATCAAGGAGCTTCTAATATGGAGGGACTGTTCTCTACTATGGACAACTTAGAGCTAGAGAACTCTACGGTAAACATAAATGGAAAAGAAGTTCCAATGTTAGATATATTAGCTGGCATAAACCTTAGAGACTTTAGTAATAAAGTTCTTCAAAATAAAGAACTACTAAATGAGTACGAAACGGTTCTAAATAATCTATTAGAAATGTTCGACTATTATCTAGATACTAATTTTCTATCTGATAAAGGGCTAGAAGCGTTATAGGGATATAAGGACAAGTATACTTACGACCCAAAAAATAACTTATTTTCTAAGAATTATCTTAATCATTTCCTAAAATTAGCAATTAGAACTGCCGACATTGATAACTAGGTAAAACTCGCTGGAGATTAGGATATGAAATAGTTTTTGATGGAGAACTCTAAATATACAAGTTTATTTAATAGAGAGTCTAAGAAGCCATCCTCTAACGTCTTTGACATCTAGGCTAATAGAGTTTATTTTAAACCTGTAACTACTAGTGATAAAGCACTTAGCGACTTAGCTAAAAGCTTTGTGGAAGCATCTGGTAGGTCTGTACGCTCTACATCTTTAAATAAGGCTGGTTCAAGTGTCTCTAACTATAGTATATCAAGATTAGGCTCTGAATTAAATAGACGCTTGCATAAATAGCGCCAAGAGGGAGGACCAGCAAACTCTTTATTATTTGTATAGAATCCTAATGCTATAGATATAGACCCAGTAATTGATGGGGAAATAACTACACCCATCGGCGATGTTAAAGATGTTAGAGATATGTCCTCTTCAGAGTTATTTCAACACGCAATCCTAGATAAGTTCTATAGTTCCTTCTTGAAGACTGGAAGAATATGTTTCCAACCTACTGTATACTCTGATAAGACCAACTTCTTAAATTATATGTCTAATCTATCTATGTTTAGTGATAACATAATGGATCTAATGTCTGATAAGAGTCAAGAATTTGTTGATTTATATAGAAATACTTTCTTCTCTGCCCATAATCAAATTCAAGCTAACGTAGTAACAAAAATGGAAAAACTAATGTCATTTTTGACTACTGAATATGGAGCATAGTTCAGAAAGGAAGGAGATGTATTTACGTCTAACAGACTAGATAATGTTAGAACATTCCTAAGAAATAGAACTGAGAGTGATTTAATTTCTCTTGTCTTTAGTTATAACCAACACAATCTTGAGAAGATAGAGTTAGAGAAAGACAAGGATTACAGAAATAGAAAGAAATTCTGCGACCTTAATGAAATAACAGATTTTTATGCTAAACTATATAATGAGCCAGTTCGTCTAAAGAAATTTCTAAAACAACAGTAGGAACTGTTCCTAGAAAACCTTAGAGAATATGGTGTTAATTTCCGATTGTTTGATTCAACTTAGGAATTGAACTCTTGGATTAATAATAAATTAAATGAGAAGGCTGCTACTTAGACAGTTAGATTATTGTCTGACACTAAACTGCTTCAAGTAAAAGATAGACAAGCTTTTGCTGACAAGTGGATTGATAAAGAAACAGGAGAATTGCTACTATAGAAAGATTCAGAAATGAATCCATTCTTAGAGAAATTCTTCTATATAGAGGGTTTGTTTAGTAATAACCTGAGACTTAGTTTATCTGGAACAGAAATAAATCATCCAGACAAAGCAAAGGGAACACTATTTAATAAGATAGCTTCTGCTGTTAGTGATGTAAAAGAAGCGGCTAACAATCCGATAAAAACTAATGTAGCTAGAAAGGCTTTAGAGAATATACTAAATAATAACAAAATAGGTTTTAGTTCTCTTGATAATTTTATCGAAGAGTTTTCTTCAATGAGAGCTATAAATGATTTAGATGAAAAACCTAATATGTAGGATATATATGATAAAACTATCATAGAAATTATAAATACTGCATAGGGAACTCAATTTAAACGTAATGTTATTATTCCAGCTACTTTGTAGCATCCTCTTACTGGTTTAATAAATGGTGTTGCTAGTAAGGTTAATGCTGCTGTTGCATATGATATGTCAGCACCGGTCAATAACCTAAGAGAATCTGATGAAATAGATTCTTAGGATGGTAGTTCAACTATGTCTCCTATTCAAGTTATTTTGGAAAATAATTCTTTGGGAGATTAGAGAGTTGGAACAAACAGAAAGCCTATATGGGACGATTAGACTGGAGACTTAACGTCATTTCTGGCTAAGTTTGCATCATTTGGATAGACTAACGCGATGATGTTACAATCATTATAGTCTAATTCAGCTTAGTATAATATGTTCAAGAAAATGCATAATATACGTTGGAATGGGGCTATAGATTTGACTAAGAACATTAATCAATTCCAGTAGACAGCATATGACTAGGAAGAAGTTTCTAGATGGTTTAGAGAAGCAATTCTAGGAGGAGAAAAATTATTCTATAAGAACCAGCTTGGAGAAATAGTTTAGGTGACTGACTTTGGAAAAGACAATTCTGGATATTTTACCGTAGAGACTATTCTAGGAAAAGGCTCTAATAAGGTATATCATTACTTTAGTGATGATACATCTGAGCATAGTACAGTTGGTGGATAGGGATTCCATACAATAGACAGTCTTTATGAATTGTTTGTCGCTCTTGGAGGTATTAATTGTACTAACGCTAAGGGAGTAACTTCCGAATTTAGTAATTAGGTTTTAACTAACTTTGTAATTAATGTTGGATACAAGGTTAATCCGAAAGTAACTTCTATAAACGATATAGTCCAACCACTTAAAGATAAGTTTGTAGCATATGTATTTAATAACTCTGCAGTAAAGAACGGTGCTAAGAACATAAACAGTGAAGATGTATGGACTAATAACGCCCCCCTTAATACTTTCTAGTTAAATATATAGGGATTAGGTATTCAGCTTAATGCTGACCATGATGTAGTTGACTCAGAATTAACAGAGTTCTCCCAGGTAGTTGCGGCTTGTGCGGCATATGGAAAGGATTATAAGTCCGTAAATGAGATTTACTACGGATTAGCTGAATCAGCATTCTAGGCTTCTGAGTAGGAATTAACTAATATACAAAGATACTTCAAAGATTACGCTTAGGACCCAAGTAAAGCTAAATACTAGTTGTATAAGATAGTTGGAAAACTTATAGTATAGTCCAAGAGTAATAGTGATATGGATTTAACTGAAAAGTTAAAATAGGAAATAAACAAGGAATTTAAGGTTAACAAAGATAACTCATCTTCTGGTCTAAAGATTCCTTTTAGCGATCCTAGTATTTATACACAATTTATTACTAATATTACTTCTGTAATTAATTCCAAGTCTATTAAGCGTAAACACCCTGGGTCTGGATATGTTATGGCGCCAGGCTATAATGTAGTTCAATACTTTCAATGGTTTGATCCAAAAACCAAAACATATAGGAAGTATCTTTTTGAGGACGTTTTAAAGAGAGCTAGAAATGACTTTAAGGGAAAATTAAGAAACGGACTAGAAGCATGGTGTGCCCAAAATGGAGTTGACCCAAACAAATATGGAGAACGTAAAAGAAGAATTTCAAGTTTTGACCTAGCCACACTAATCTAGGAGTCTTCTGATAAGATAGACACTTCTCTTATTCCTTATTTAAGTATAACATCTTAGGATACGACTGAGTATAATAGACAGCTTGTAAATATGTTCCTAGCTTCTAAACAAGAGGCAGAGCAAGTAAGGGACAAGTCTTGGTTTATGCCAACTGACATAGTTCAAGTAATAACTCCTACAGGAAAGCTTGGAGAACCTATTGACTTGAGCGATATGGAGACTTATTATGATTTTAAAAACAGAACTGAATTAGAAGGAACTAAGTTTCAATTATGCTTAACCAGACCTAATAATTTGAAACCTTCATTCATTAGATGGAGATACAAACATTAGGATAGTTTAGAATCTCTTTAGATAACTAAGTCTGCTGAGTATATTAAACCTTGGAAATCAGATCCGACAAAATCAAATAAAGCTTTTACTCTTAGTTTAAATGAAGATCCTGATAGAAAATTTGAAATAGTTAAAGATAATGAAGATCATTACTGGTCTATTCATTTTAAAACTTTAAAAGAGGGAGAGACATTTGAAACTGCTCCAAAATTAACAAAAGAATAGAAAGAAAGATTATTTAGTGCTGCAGCATCATAGATTCCTATTGGTGATTACTTAAGTACTTGGGGAGAATTAACTCCAGGAGGAGTTTCAGGTTTAAATAAATTTGATAAATACGGATTTACCAAAGTTTCTTATCGAGATGTTTCTTTAAAGAAAACTAATGATAAGATATAGATACCTATATGGCAAAATACTGGTAAATACATGAATATATATGATCATCCTATTATTAGAGGTTCTTGGAACTTACCAAAATCTGAAAGACCAAAACAAACTTAGATATAGTAGGTTTTAGACTTACTAGATGAAGGAAAGTTTGAATTGAATGGATAGATATTAGATATAGTTCCAGGAAGTCTTGAAAATACAGAAGCTGAAATAGTTCTTGGTAATATGTACAAGGACATCTTTCAAACTGGAGATGCTACATTAGCAGATATTATGGACTAGGGAGAGAATTTCTTCAGAAAACAGACTGAGGTTCCAAAGATTCCCGCTGGATTTTATAATCTTGCATTTGTTAAGAATAATGGTCAACATACTTTAGTTTCGTTTAGTAACCTGATAGAAACTCTTAATATATACGAAGACCCATTTGATTATACTTAGGAGTATATAAACGATAATAACGAAATTTATACTCACTAGGATGGGATAAAGATTGGAAAATATATACAATCTTCTTGGAAATATTCAGATGGTAAGGTTCTAGACTAGAATAATCAGGAGATAGATAAGTCCCGCTATAGACTTATTCAAGATGAGAATGGAAACGTAGAGAATGTATTGTAGAGAATAGATTACGTCAAAAGGTACAAGTATACTAAATCGGAATTAGTTAATGGAGAGTAGTAGTTAATTAACTATACTTTATACAAAATAGCTCCCGTTTAGGATATAAGAAATGCTTTAGACAAAAAAAGCAAAGACTAGGATGTATTAAATTCAGATGCTTTCCACCAAATATCTTCTATACTTAATAACATTTATTCCCAGGATAAGTATATAGACATATAGGTTAATACTGGTATAGAACTAAACCCAGATCTTAGGAGAACCATCGCCAATAGTCTTGTAGACTTCGGAAACGATACAAAATATGATAAGGAATCTAATAAAAGAGTCTTAATGACTCCAGAGGAAATTTAGAAACTTCCAAGATTCTAGTAGCATATGATTGAGTTACGAAATGCTCTAATTGGAAATAATTTCTAGGAATAGTACAGGTAGATAAGAACGTCTTACTATGAATATCTCCAGTAGTACAAGAAGCAATATTCATCGTTCTTAACATCTCTTCATTTCATCTCTTCTCGTATCCCAGCACAGTCACTGCAATCATTCATGCCTATGACTTGTGTAGGATGGACTGCTGATACCTCTAACACTGCTTATGTTTCCTATATTTAGACATATTTGTAGGGTTCTGACTACGATATTGATAAAGCTTATGTTATGGGACAATCGTTTAGTGATGATGCTATGTATATAGGCTGGAGTCCATTATTCAATTATTCTTCTGAGCAAATGGTTGATGCTAGTAAAACTCTTCCATTACCAAGAGGAAATAAATTAATTGTAGTGGAAGGAGAGCAATATTCTATAGAAAACGAACTTAATAGTATATTATCTTCATCTGGTCCAGAAAGACTTAGAAAAATGGCTAACTTGATATATAAGATAGACAATAATAATGGAAGATATAATTATATAGTTGGAGAGAATGCTGATTAGAAGTAGAAGATTATAGAGCAGATTCAGAAACATGAAAACTATAAAGTAAGCTATAGACAGAGAGAGTAGGCATACAAAAATGTAGCCAGTGCTAATATTAGAAATGTTGTTCATAACATTAGAAATAGAGACTAGGCATATTCTCCTATTACAATGAGGGACTTGTAGAAGGAAGCTGATAAATCTCCAAAGGGAGCTAAAACTAAGTAGTTAAATATGATGAATCCGCTTACCAAATACGTAATGCAAAACCAGAACTTAGTTGGTAAAAACGTAATCGGTATAGCCGCTAATGGTGAAAAAGACTGGTTTAACCTTACTTACTACTATCATAATGTATTAAGAAATGGAAATCAGAAAGATAGATTCTTCCTAAAGATGAGTCATTCATACAGTAGACTATCCGGGCGTGCTACTGACCAACTAATGAATGTAGTTGTAAAACACATTCCAGACTTGTGGAATGCTTCCCCAGAATTGTCTTAGAAAATTAAGGAAGAATTTTATGCTACATATGATGGTTAGATAGATATGGATGATAAATACGTAGACTAGTTAATTTCTCAGATTCTTTCAGCAGCAACCGATAATGCTAAAGAGTTAATTCTAGCTAAAATTAATGCTGGTACTAACTTGGCTAAATATCATCTACACCTAGTTATGATGGGATTCAATCTTAAGGATATTGTGGCGTTTATGACTAGTCCTGTAGTGGAGTTGATAGATAAGTATAGTAGAAACGATTTATATAAAAATCAAACAAGTTCTGTAACTAATGCCATTAAGACTCTGAATGGAGACATAGACTTATCTAAATTAATAGTTAATCCATAGGATAACCTTTCTCCAGAAGAAAGAATAGAAGCTATGGAATATTAGATGGAAGCTATGGAAGCTGAGGCAGATATGATGATGGAATTAATGGCAGAAGGTCGTACTCCGAGAAGAGTAAATAATGAGTATTCTTGGGTAATTAAAGAACTTGGTTCTATGTACAAGATAGCATAGGCTAGATCTCTTAAAGATTTCGTATAGAAGTATATCAAAGCTAAGACTGAACCCTTATCTACCAATAGTCCAGAATTTATGGTAGCCTTAGCAAACTATGAGTTGCCAGTAACTTCTAATATGAATACCAACTATGTATTCAGATATATAGACTAGATTGTAAACGATATAAGATCTCAGATAGAAGACTATAATAGGATTCATCCGAATAGTAACTATTCTATGCTAGACTTCAAGCTTGACTTAAATGAGTTCTAGAGAATAACAGATGAAGCAAATGAGACTTCTACATTAGCCTCTGTATGGTTGAAATTAAATTAGGGTATCCCACAAACGGACATGGATTTAATTAAACTAATCAAGAGAATGTATGCTACTGTATCTACTAGAGAGAGAAAAATGGGTATAAAGAAACCTGTAGATTCTAACAAGTAGAAATTTGTTAATCTGTCCGACGAAGAAGATATAGTTACTGGAAATTCTGGAACTAAATAGGAACTTCTACAATATCTAGAAAGGTATTCTATGTTACCCACTGTTCCAGAAACCTCTAAGAATAAAACAGAAAGTGGTCTGATAAAGACTATAAAGAGTATCTAGGGAAATAACCCAGAATTATCTTTTGCTGAAATAGTTTCGATATTAGAGGATGCAGTTAATACGGATTTGTATGGAAATTTTGATTTATATAAGTTTCTGAATGACGAGAAAGTAGTACTTCCTCAAAGTTCTAGAACCATCTATAACACTAGACAGGGAGACCTTGTTTCATATAGAGAGCTTGCTGCTACATATTATAACTTAATTAAATCTAGTTGGAATATTCTTGATATGGTCAACCGTATTCCACATTACAAAATGAATCTAGATTTATTAAATTATACTCTATAGCAAAGACATCTATTTGCAAATAAGTCTAAAATAGTAGACTAGTTAATTTCTTTAGGAGAACTATCCTATAGTGCTTTATCTGACAGAGATTATAAAAATATCATATAGTATGCAGATAAGATATTGATAACCTCATATTTCTTATCTAGAGAAGAACCTATAGATATATCTAAGGTAGATGATACGAAAGTTTATGACTCTAATTATGACTTAGTTAGGTCAGATGAATTATATCTAAATTCTCTTAACGGAATTGATTCACTGAAGAACTTTGTAGAGAATAACTTCTTCGAGTGGTTGAAAAATACTTATCCAGATAATTTCTTAGTCAAAGAATTAGTATAGAGTTCTAATAGAGGAAAGAGTATGTTAAGAACAGCTCTTAATTTGTTTGAAATTGATTAGAGTCTGACTAATAAGTAGACTTATAATAGATACCTAATAGGTATCCAAGAATTAGCTGGAGAAGAGTTCTGTAAATAGTATACTAAAGATGGAGAAGAAAAAATAATTTCCGTTGCAGACATACTGATGCTATATAATCTAGCAGTAAACGGAACTAGATTGGGAGGAAAATATATGACTGGTATATTTAGAGATTAGGTCAGAGAAGGTAATGTTCTGTATGACTATTATAAATTCATGTCTGAACAAGATTATAATGACGACTTTAAATATATTATGCCAACTAAGAGGGACTTCTTAATTGCTATGGCTCCCACTGTATATTCTACTTATGCATTAAATTATAGGACAGAGCCTTATGTTAAAGTTCTTAATCCAGCTCATGGATATGACGTGTATAAAAGATACTATGATAGGTCTGATTATACTTGGAAGTACGACATGAGTAAACCAGAATCTCTATTATAGTTAGACCATCTAGGTTTAACATAGGGAGAGATAGACGAAAGAACTTATAATTATGCATAGAACTCTCTGGTAATGTTCCCAGAACTTCATAAGAGATTAAGAGAAAATTCTATATTCTCTGGAAACGGAGAAACGAATATGAAAGACAAGGTGTTATAGTTAGCACAATATATTAGATAGAACAGGTTGCTTATTTACAAACTATGTTAATATGGAATGTGATGTAATTCTTGAGATAGGAGGGAAAAGTAATTTTAAAATTGATAGAGAGTCTAGTGAAAGGGAGCTAGACTCTCTTCAAGATATTGTGGAGTACTTAGATACCCTTCCTGAACATAAAATAAAACAGTTAATTTACGACTTGTAGACATCCTCTACAAGAGTGAAAAACTCTCAAAAATACTTCTTGGACAAACAGCTAATAGGGAACTGTTCTTTCGAGAATTTGAAACTTCGTTATCCAGAGGAAACGGAATTGATTAAAGATATTGAGAAACCCTATATAATTACTCTAGTAGATAAAGCATATTCTAATGGAGATATGCTTAAAGGGAGGGTTGTAGTGAACGGAGTAGTTAGTTATATATTTAGAAATAAGTTTGATGTTCAGAATTTTGCCGAAACAGAACATAAGAAACATCTTGCCGAACAAATTATAGCTGACAATGATATTACTGATTAGTATCTATCAGAAAAGTATAAGGATAAATTGAGTATTATTAGGGATAACTATAAGAAGAACTTAGAAAGAATTACTAAGGAAGTAGATCCTACTCCATCTGAATAGTTTACCATCAAACATCTTATTTTAGACTATCTTAATAATAGTAGTGACTATACTAAGTTAATAAAAGTAGGAGACTAGATTATTGACTCTGGTTCTGTATTAAATGATTTCTGTAGGGAGCTTAATAAATAGTAGGTAATAAATGAGGATTCTGAATCAGACTTAGCTAGATACTTAAGAAGACTACACTGGAAAAGAGAGTCATTTGGAAAGTCTGAATTATATAAAGGATTAGCTACTTACATTCCAGAATTTTCGCAAGAAGTTAGTGAATAGTAGTTCATAAATCTAGATTAGGATGGAATGGAAAGTTTACTTCAAAAATACTTTAAGAATGATATTATTCTATCTAACTACCATGTAGAATCAGTTGGCAAATCTGTTCCTCAAACTATAAGACTTACCAAGTCTTAGGTAAAAAAATTATTTGAAAATACTTTAGCTCTTAAGAATACAGAGAGAAAGGCTTTGGGAGAATTGGAATTATCTAACAGTTATGAGGATAATATATCATCCTTAGAGGACGCACAAGCCTTCTTTCAAGGTCACTTAAATATGGACATAGACGGAGAGATATATACTCTAAATATTTCTAAAGATAAGGACTAGATAGTGTACAGTTATAGAGGTAAGAAGCTCACAAACGATGATAAGATTAAGTTAAAAAGAAAAGGAAGAGTCCTAAAAGATGAATTTAATTTTGGATATGACACAATGAATATATTTACTCCAGTAAACGAAGATGGGGTAGATAATGGATACTACAAAGGATACTATATATATAATCATCTAAACGAGGTTGGGGATAATATATTTATAGTGAGTAACAGTGTTATTAGTCCAAATCTATATGACCCGGCAAAGTTTAAATCATTGAAGGATGCTAAGTTGGCAGTAGAAGGATTTAACCGCTCAGCTAATGTATCAAAACAAACTAAAGTGGGATTAAAGCAGATATTAGGAAGTTCTGACGGAAAAAGATATGTTAACCTAGAATTTCCAACTAATGTTGGCTAGACTATAAATTCTATAGCCTATCCAATAGGCCCAAAAACTAAATTATTTGCTCAGGAGCATAATCTAATTACTACAAAGAAGCCCTCAGAAATCCAAGCCTTTTATAAACAGAGGGGTATAGATATTTCATCGTTAGACCTCCCTGAAAAGATAGGAATCTTTCTATATGCAATGACAGAAAATGGATATTCTATCAATGCTATGTAGGGAAAGACCTTAGAAGACTCTGACTATGCTAATATAAGAAAAATCATATTTGATATAAACAATGCTCCAATTAAATAGTATCTAGTAGAAAGAAGTAATAAGAACGGTGAGGGTAATTATACAACCTATATAAAATCCTTATCCGATTCTGGAATCACTATAAATTCTACTGGGGTAGACTTGGCAGGAAATCCTCCGACGTAGAGTCTTACGAGTACACTATTTAATTTAAAAGATACTCTTGAGAACACGCTTTTCAAAGATACTCCAATTAAGATAGTTATTATAGATAATGAATAGCTAGCACAACTTCAGGACTAGAATGGAAATAGAATATTCCCCGATGGTACTGATGGGGTGAGGGCTTTTATCTATGACAATAATCTCTACATAAATCAGAGTAATGCTAGTATTAATGACCTTCTTCACGAAACTTTCCACATTGTACTAGGAGCCATAAAAGCTCAGGATATGAATGAAGGTACTAGAAATTATGAAAACATTTTGAATTTCTATGATAAAAAAGTATCTTAGATGACTAAGAATAGAGTTAATGACCTCTATAGAAACTTAGCATATATAGATAGAATGGAAGAGGGTGTCGTTAGACACTTAGCTAGACAGGTTGAAAATGGTGATGTGTTTTACTATAGTGATAAAACTAATGAAGCGATTGATTTGTTTAGATAGCAATTTCTAAACATAAGACAAAATATTAGAAAAAATATTAAACTTGATTTGGATTCCGATTTAGGTTTCCAGTCAAGTATAAATACTCTAGTATCGTCACAGGTAGGACAAATGTAGAAAAACCGTATCATTTCAAACCTTATAGAGAAAGGAATTGAGAAAGGTTTAATATTAGAAAACTGTAAATGAAAGATTGTAATTACACATTAGTTGGAAAAAGGCAGTATAACCACTCTTATGACGAATTAATTAAAATCTTGAAAAGAAGTCCGCAGCTTGCATATGACATTCTTTATTCTAAAGATTATAATTGTTAGACAAGAGTGGTTGACAAGCTGTCAGAATTAAAGGAGCAGGGGAAACGCAAGTTTAGAAAGGAATTTTCTGACAGAGTAGATGTTATAAATGGATGTGCAGAAATAAATGCATCTGGATATACAACTCAATCATTTATTGATTCTGGGTTATATGTTGACTAGTATGGAAAACAAATAATGCCAGTTTTATAGGTAGATGATTATATTGAAAGAATGAAATCTCTATATGAATAGAAGGGATTAACTAAAGATTAGGTCGATTAGCACATCTCTATTTTGAAAAATAGCTGGAAAAGAATAGCAGAAGATGGTAGAGATTTACATAAAATTATCTTGAAGCAGGGTAAGGAAACCTCTTACTCCTAGACTGAGGATAATACTAAGGGTACTTCATTTGAGCATCTAAGTGACGTTATACATGACTAGGTTTATGATGATATATTTAGTTAGGTATACTTAGGAAACGGAAAAGAATCTAGAGAACTTGGGGATAACTCTTCTCCAGTTATTCTCAAGAATCTAAATCTCTCTGCCAAATTAATAGGAAGAGACGAAACTATTACTGGACATATTGATTATATTGTAGTAAAACCAAATGGTTCTGTAGAAGTATTCAACATAAAAAGTTCACACGAATCTCCCGCATTTTGGGATTAGGCGAAGAAAGAAAAATATAGAAATGAATTTGCTTTATTATCTAGAATACTTTAGTATAATGGAATTAATACTAACGATATTAGATTTAATGTTATTCCAGTGACACTCGGATATGATGATTAGTTTCAGAACATAAAAGAGATTACTGTTAATAGAGCAGAGTGCTATAGTCATAATAGAGGTGCATTTATAATGCAAGAATCTATGAAATTAGCTCAAAGGTTCATAGTATCTAATGCAGAAACTATTACAATAAACGACTCTTCAATAGATACTGTAAATAAGCAATTAAGTGCGGTATTTCCAAAAAGAGATATAAAAGCTGATGGAATAACATCTACTATTGAAGAATATATTGATAAAAACTGGACATATTGGACTCAAGGAGAGCAGCCAGATACTGGTTGGAACCTCACTATAGATGGAGTGATCTATCATGTAAATAGTTCTGAAGTTAAGAGTAAGAATAAGGAAGTAATAGAAATCATTAAGCAAAACCAGGATAAACTTCTAAATGTAGATAATGGAAAACTGAGTGCTAGAGGTATAGTGAATTAGATAGGAGAATTTAGAAGATTCGGTTTTCCAAAATTTGACAATGACTATTTAGATTAGCTGTTTAGTCCATACTTTGAACATTCTGTTGTGAAGGTAAACGGGAAAGATAAATACAATTATCTGTGGGAAGTAGTTAAAAATGATACACTAGATAATTGCAATATCATTATGTTCAAAAATACTCTTACTGGATAGGTCAATGTAGTTACTCTTTCTGGTTTAAACTTAGACTAGAAACACTCTTTCGAGGGCAGGGATAATATATTAGGTTTCCATTTGAATGATTTATAGGCTACTGACAATCAAGGTAGAGAATTGATGAAAGCCACATATGGAAATATAGAGACGATGAGAACAATGTTCTTGTTGAACGAGATAATACCGCAATTAGGTTCTGATATTAAGTTGGGGGACTTAATAGTAGTTGGTGGGCTGGGTGGAAAAATATAGAGTCAATAGTATCCAATACAGTTAGTTGTCTCAAATTTCGTTAAAGCTCAGGAAGTTTTGAATAAGAAAGAACCAAATCTTAAAATTAACAATAACTTTTCTACTGTGGAGCATATCTCTCCAGTATCATTATTGATAAATGAATTTTGGGATATTTTACATGAATCCCCTAATTTGGGAAAAACAGATTTCAATTCTTTAAAGGAATTAATTTCTGGGTCTGATACAGACGGATTGTAGCATCTATTAAATGGGACTACAATAGACTCCTTGGCATCGGCTGAAACTACTGAAATATAGATTTAGAGACTAGAGGAACTGATTAAGAAGCTAAATACTATCATGTCTAATTAGCATATGTCTGTATCTCCAGATACTATCATAAAGTATGCTACTGGAAAAGCTAAACTAGCCAATCCAGAAAGAAATGAACTAGTTACTGGATGCTGTAAACTGTTACTCAATGCTTCTATAGCTTTAGATAGATTGTCTGGAGTTATCAGAATATCAGAGGGTGATTTATCAGAGATGGAACGACTACTTGCAAGACCTCAAAATATATCCAATTCATAGGTTAGAATTATTAGTAAGTTATTGCAAGATGCTATCCACAATATTTCTAATAAACTAGAACCTCAAATATCAGACTTTAATTTAGCCTGTCTAGAATATTACGAAGCTAAGGGATATGGAAAAACTCGAAATGCTTTGATAGGAGATTAGGTTAAAGTTTTCAGACACTTGTATAAAGAAAAGGATGGGGAGTTATTCTTCAAGAATCCATATGATAATTCTGAAGATTTGGATGAGGATGATAGAAAGTTCCTAAAGAAAGCATTATTTGAAATAAATAAACTAAGATTTAAGGATAATAACTTTTCATATAAATCTGAAGATGATAAATCTCTATTATCGTTTATAAAAAATAATCCCCAATACTTATGGGTACCATTGGAAAAAGCTTCTTCATCTACTAGATGGAGTAATCCCGGTAAGTACTTTGAAGACTTTAAAAGAAGGGTTAGAGGGTACTGCAAAAATCCAACATTATTCTTTAAGGAAATGTATGAAGATATTCTAACAGATTAGGAAGAATCCTAGATTAATTAGGATATAGAGGATATGTAGGCTTATAATAGATTTAGAGCTTCAGAAACTACAAAAGGTAGACAAAGATTGCTAACCAGATACGGAAAGGATTATTTTGAAACCAACCTATAGAATCTTGTGATAGATTATTCATACAAGAGCCTTCAAGAAGAAGAAATGAATAAAATGTTAACTAGGGCTAAAGGTATTCTTCTGCAGTTAAAGTTAACTGGAATTAGAGAAGATGATTAGGAAAAATTTGCTAAGACTATTAAGCATATTGATGACTACATTAAGACAGCAGTATTTAATAGGAGCATAATGGAAGAAAGCTCCAAGAAAATTATTGCTAGGTTGCAGCCTCTCAGAAAAGCAGTATCTACAGCATATATTGCAGCTAGCCCTGTTGCTGCTATCCGAGACGTTTTTGGAGGTTTCTTATCTAATGTTGTTAGAACAATGACGAAATATAGAACCGACATAGACGCTAAAGATGTTATGTGGGCGTATCAATTTGTGTTAAGATAGGGAGTCCATTCTGCCATGAGTATAGACTTACTAGATAAATTAAATAGTAAGTATCTTATTTCTAATATCAATATAGAATAGCAGTAGGAAGGTTATAAAACTAACAGAGGAGGTATAACAAATGCTGGAAATTGGATGTATGCCACTCTTAGAAAACCTGACTTTCTAAATAGAATGGTTTTATTCATGGGAAAACTAAAACATGATGGTTCTCATAATGCTTATTCTATTGTGGATGGAAAACTAGTATATAACTGGAGAATGGATAAAAGATTTAATTTATTAGCTTCAAATGATAAGAGTGATATGGAAGCCTACAATAAGTAGAAAGCTCTGTACTTGAGTCAGATTATGAAGTTTAATGAAGAGAATCCGGAAGCAAATCTTCCTGTCAGTCTTGATACTAATTTACCAGACGGTTATACCTAGAACTAGATTGATGAAATCAAGAATTTAGGAGATACCATATACGGTTCATATAACCGAAGTACAAAGGCTATGTATGAAAATCTTGCTATAGGTTCACAGTTTGGAGTATTCTCTACTTGGATGAATGGTATATATGATGTATATCTAGGATAGAGAAGAGAATCTTCTTATGAAACTTAGAAAGTCTAGAAAGAGGATGAGAACGGAAATAAACTATGGATAGATGATAACGGAAATGTTACCACAGAGAATACAGGGGTTCCATATTTAACTGATGTTCCATTAGTTGTATAGGGAGTATTAAGAACTTTACAAGATACGGTCTCAGAACTTTATCATGGTAGAGGATGGGAAGGAATAAAGTAGAATATTCTTAGTAATCCGATGCAGATGAGGAACTGGAGAAGAATACTGTCTGATGCTCTAGTAGCTATGTTATTGTATTGGCTATTTGAGGAATTAATCAATCCTGCATATAAGGAGCACAAGAAGACTGGAGATGGAAAGGATGTTCTAACTAATGCTGCTATTGAACTACTATATAAAGGTAGCTCTAGTAGTTTCGAAGAGTTTAAGGGACCTCTTCCAATATTAGACTATGTAATGAATAATACTAGTCCCGCATCTGTTAAGTGGGGAGCTAAAGTCTATAATGACATTGGAGGATTCCTGTTCGGAGATACTACATTTGGAGAGTTAGTTACAAAATCTCAAGCATTACCACGTTCTCTATAGGATACATATAAAATGTATAAAAGAGATACTATAAATGGTATTGGAGAAGAATAAAAAAAATAAGGGAATATAGGAAGGCATAATCGCCAACCTATATTCCCTTTATTATTTACCACGTACCGTAATCAGTTATGTTAGTGCGTTCTTTACATACATTACATTGTACAGTTTTACCTAGTCCTATTCCAGTATGAGTAAATATTATTGAACATTCGCACGCTTTTATTCCCTTGTGCAGTTCATAGTGCTCCTTTTGGAATTTAGCATAAGCCTCTGCCTCTTTTTCATTTAGACTGTAGGTTATGGTAGGTTTAGGAACAGAGATCGTTCCTATACTCCACCCTTTTGCCTCATATGTCGGTTTCTGAGCTTGCTTGTCCTCTTCTAGTTGTCTAATTCTTTCTCTACAGATGTGAATAATCTTCTCATAGTCCATTATTCTAGCATCCTCTTTAGATTTTCCAGGCTCTTCTTTAATTCTCAAAACCCTTTTAACTATATCAGCATCCCACGGATTGAGATTGTATTCTCTCCATATATCCCAAGGTTGAATTTTGTGCTTACTGTAATCAGAGTTTCCTACATTATACTCCCTAACACCTTTATTCGTCTCCATTAATAACTTCAATTTTATATTCAAGTTCCATAGAATCTCTTAATGTATCTAAATCATCTACAAATATGATTACATCTCCAGAGTCTACAAAATCTCTTAATACGTCTATAAAATCAAACTCATCAAGTTCGTCGTCACATTCTTTAGCATAAGCTACTCCAGTTCTATTTAGTAATACTCTATACATATTAATTATCGTTTACGATTTGCATAATAGTTCCGAGAGATACAGCGCCAACAGTTCTCTTAACTTCTTCATCTCTGTCATTGTAGTAAATCAACACAGGCACATTTCTTATGCCTTTAGAGTTTGCTAATTCTTCCTCTTCGTCTACATCATGCTTTACTATCTCTATCCCAAAAATTTGTTCAAGAGTTCTGTCTAATACCTTGCATGGTCCACACCATGATGCTCCAAATTTTTCAATTCTTGTTACCATTCTTATTAAATATGAAAATCAATTACAGAAATTTCTACATCATCTTCTACTGATTCCAGATAATCTAAAAATTCTTTTCTCCAAACATCTTCATCTTTGTCATTGGTAGTCATAGCCCACCAACCCATACTAGCAGACTCATGCCAATCTCCGTCCTCTGTTACAAAACAGAATGGAATTCTATCCTTTTCCAACATAGCATCCCAGTCTACTTCTTCTTTGGTAGCAAAGATGGCATTAAGGGGTTCTCCGTCTTCTCCTTTTTCCTTAAGAAGTAACCATGCTCCCCATCTACCTCCTTCACAATACCAATCCCACTTAGAGTCAGGATTATATGTAGACATCAAGTTCTCTTCGTCATCAATTTCATATCCCCAGTTCTTAGCTTCTTCCCAGGCATCTTCATATGAGATAAACAACCCTTTCTCTATGATTTTATTAGCTCTTTCAAGCTGTTCCTTTTCCCATTCAGTGGTAGGATTCTTATACTTATCTGCCAGCTTGATGGCATATTCATAGTTATCAGCGTGTCTGGTTTTAACCTCATCAATGGCTTCATCCTTTGTATATCTAACATATTGTTCTACCTCCATGTTTTCATCATAGGGTTCTAACAATGTTTCAACATTACTTCCGAATACTAACCCAATAAAATGGCTCATACTATATATTTTTTAACAATTTCTGAAATCATCTTACCGTCTGCTTGAGGAAATTCTGATTTCAAATATTTAATCGCATTTCCCATTTCTTTCTTTGGAATTTGGAAACTAACCATATCTATTGAATTTTCTTCATTATAGAAATCTTCAATAAAGCCTTTTCCCTCACACCATATTTGTAATGCAGAATGTATGTCTGGCTCATTTACAGGCTCAGGAAGCAACTTTTTTAGTACTTCCAACTCATCTCTATATTCAGTTGCCAAGTCCTCTCTACCAGCCTCTATAAAGCTAGAAATACTGTCCTCTAATTTCTTACACATTTTAGAAATAAGCTGTATCTCAGCTGCTTCATCATAAGGTTTAGCATTTTTAGCAGTTTGTAGAATCTGAATTTCTGCCTTCAGATTCTTATATGCACGAAGTTCTACTTGATTTTTAGACTTCATTGCTTTAGCTATACATTCGTTTATATTTATCATTTTAAATTATTTAATCCTTCTTCTAAAACTCCATTTAACCAAGTGCCTCCATTGTAAAATTGGGCAATGTACTTGTAAGTTCCATCTCTATTACTTCTAACGTCAACCAAATAGGAAGTGTCTTCTGGATATTGAGTATCATCACATTTATACAGTTCTCCGTTTAACACTTTATAAGTATCATCCACATCCATTAAGGTTTCAGCATATGTATCTCCTTCATAAGCAATCTCATAACCATATTTCTTACAAAGATACTCACAATATTCTTCTACTGTAAGTCCTTTTGTATTAATTTTAGTTAAAGTTCCTGTATGTAATTCAACACAACTCATATTTCTAGAGTATAATTAGAAATCCAATCTCCACAACATTCACAATGTCCTAAGTCTTTATATTCTCCTAGATGCTCAATAAGAGACATCCATACATCCTGAAGAGTAGCTATATCGGTTTCTCTATCCAGCATAGCTCGTATGGATACTTTTATCTCTTCTGGAGTCATATCTGCAGTCTCTTTTCCATCAACCGTAAGTGATGTACAAATACATCCATCAGTATATTCTAGTTTCATATTACCAATGTATTGATATACAAGAAGGGTAGTGTTTTTCAAAGCATTCTACTCTAAATCCTCTTTGCGTAAGTTCTTTTGTTAGTAAGGAATATATCTCGTCAACAGCGTAGCTCCAAGTTATATAGGACCTACCTTCCTCTGCTGCCCATAATATTTCTTTTTCTATTCCCTCGATAGCATATTTGTATTTCTGATCAAGTCTATTAGACTTAATTTCCTCCCTATAAGATGTTAACAATTTAGCATTTTGTGCAGTTACCATATTTTCCTCATTAAAATATTATTTATTATAATCTAAAGCTTTAACCAAATATTTGATTGCTTCTAACTGTCCATATGTTAAAGATATCAGTCTATTATTTAAACAAATATCCCAACCTTCTCCATTTACCCATTCTGTTACTTCTATAAAGTCTGAATCTTTCGCCAAATGGTCATACTTTTTTAATTCATCGCTTACAGCTTTTCTTTCATGAATTTCCATATCAAGTAATTATTTTAAAATATACAGAAGTCTTCCAGGTTCTCCAACCTAGAAATTTAGTAGGAACCCAGTTAGGTTTTCCTATTAAATCTCTAAGTTCTAATGGAGTCAAATCAAATTCCATCCCTTGAACATCATCTGGAGACAGTCCTATCCAAACTTTCATTCTTCTGAGATTCTATTTTTTCTTTAACTTCCCTATATGATATTGGGGTAAAATTATTATTATCAACTCCGACATCATACTGAGTCGGTAATAATACCCTAAGTCTAGAAATATCCAAACCATCAGCTTGTGGTCCGGAGTGAACATGGCCAAACAGTTGCCATACTCCTCTATACGATCCCCCATAACACAGAAATGGATAATGGTTTAAATAAATAGAATTATCCTCGATTTCTATATGCAACTGAGGTACTACCATATCAAAATATGACATATATCCCTGTCTAAGATTCTTTCTGTCATGATTTCCTATAATAAGGTTTATATGACCATTTAGACGAGGGATGATGCTATTCCATACACTACTTCCACCAAAGGCAAAATCTCCCAGATGGAAGACCGTATCGTCCTTAGAAACCACCTTATTCCAATTTTCTATCAGAACTTCGTTCATTTCTTCTACATTTTGAAAAGGTCTATTACAAAACCTAATTATATTGGCGTGTCCGAAATGAGTATCTGAGGTGAAAAATGTATGGTCTGGACTATACTTAATCTTCTTTTCGCTCATTCTCTTCTAGTTTTTCAGCAGTTATATCATATCCAGTTTTCATCCAGCAATAAAACTTAGATGAAACCATTTTTCTAAATTCAAAGTAAAACATCTCTTCTCTAGCTAATATAGGAAATAGGGTATGCGTTACTGCCAAGATTGAAACATTAAATTTCTTGTGCAAGTTCCTGTACATATTAGACATTCCGACTTGGCGAGATAGATCGAATCCCTTGTCGACCTCGTCAAATACTAGTAGAGTCTTCTCATCCCAGTGTTCCTTGTTTTCTTCCATCCATTTACTCAGCATTACTAAACCTCTCTGGCCTGTAGACATACGTTTGGTTTGGAATCCTCCATTCTCAACTAGAGCTTCTGCCGAAGCACTATTATTAAGACTTGTCGGGTCGTCAAATTCGGCACTAATGAAATAAAACCTAGTAAAGTCAGTATTTATTTCAACCTTATTCTTGAATCCTCTAATATCGCAATATCCAAGCTTAGTCTGATACATAGCGTTTGGGTCATCTTTGCTGTTATCACATTGATAATCTCTTATAATATTAACAAGAGTTGATTTTCCACATCCGTTATCTCCAGCAATTAAAATCTCTGGATGTTTACTAAAATCGAAATTAAATTCATCACCTTGCTTGAGGGTTCGAAAATCCTCAAGCATTTTTATATTAAGATACATATTAAGAAATCAAATCTTTAAGTTTAGAGATATACTTACTATTATCCTCAGCTACTTGCTGGTTGAACTCAATTTGAGTTTGGATAGAAGCAATCTCATTTTGTTTAACTTTAATGTCTTCAGCTATAGCTGCATTTAGAGCCATAGCTTGATCATAAGAGGTCTTGAAAATATTCTTTACTTCTGCTAATTGTTCAGCAAATGATTTTATTTGTTTTTTGTTACCGAAAATACTTGAAATGTTCATAATATTAATTTTTACTTATTTATAAAATTGGTTTCTACTTCCCATTCGAAAAAGCTAGAGTCTAAATTCTCATAACTTTTTCCTGGACTATTTGCGTAAATGCCTATTAACTGTTCAGTCATCATATTCATCATTTCCGCATAGTCCATTTGTCTTCTTATTTTGGCAGCTTTACGAGTCCATTTAGAATTTCTTCCTACAGTATATACTGCTCCATATCTAAGACATCCTCCACATACTCTTGGATATAGGAAGGTGTACTTAAGAGCCTTCTTTATTTTTCTGGGTATCCTTTTATTCTCCATGATACGTGAAGCCATAAGCTGCTCCATATAAATCCCACAAAGTTTCTTCCTCCAAGTCTCTAGAACTCCACTCTAAATCTGGAAGAGAATATTTTACTATAGCAAAATACAAGTCTACAAATTCCTCTTCAGCATAGTCAAATTCATAACACCCAGCTGGTGCACCCCATTCAGCATCTGATTCCCTGACATACTTCTCGTCTATTATTCCTAGTTTTAATAGCTCTTTAGTAAATCTTTCTGGTATCCAATAGTTTGACTGAAAATCTACTCCAACCTCCTTGATAAAATCAAAACCTAGGAGTTTAGTAGTTTCTTTGTATGCTTTGGATATTTCATCTGCCGAATGATTAGCAACTATATGGTAGTCTGTTGTACAGGCATGACCATCCCCTCCTGGGTCTCCAAGCGTAAATCCAATATTATACTTCATAATTAACAAGTTCCATATTCTGTTTCTTTATAAAACTCAATCTTTTGCCCATATAGTTTCTGTAATTCCTGATTTATTTCAGTAAATACACTATAAGGCATCTTTTTATTCTGTCTAGCAAAATAGGCAGGATGATACACTTCTATAATTTTGGGACTATTTACAATATATTTCTTAAATGATGATGCTTGATTACCAAATAAGACATATATCATACCCCCATCTCTAGAACTTAGATTGTGAATTAATTTGGCAGTAAAGGGTCTCCACACATCAAAGTGTGAGCCAACTCTACCAACTTCACAAGTGAAAGCAGTGTTAATCATTAAAATACCTTGCTTTGCCCATGATTCTAGAGTATTATCAAATTCTATCCTATTATGTGGAATTTCATAATTTATTGCAGCTTCTTTAACTATCTGTAATGAAGGCGATAGTTTATCTTCTGGAGTGTCCTTTGAGTTGCCAAACAATATTCCAGTAGCCACACCTTGTTGTGGGTATGGGTCTTGTCCTAAAAATACAACTTTACAATCTTTAAGAGGGCACGCCTGAAACGCTCTAAATATGTTTTGAGAAGCAGGACACAGGGTAGTCTTGTTCAGCTTTCCTATCCATGAGACTACCCTATATAGTTCCTGTGTATCAATTACTCCCATCCAATCTCCAAAATACTCACTAGCTTTCATTAATAAAAATTACGCTTAATAAATTCTTCTCTTAATGGAATAGCTAATTCTCTAGCCTGAGGATGGGCTGTGTTAGAGCATCTTAGAGGAAAAAATCCCTTTTCTACAATTCTATACTTCTCTCTGTCTATCTCATCAAGCTCCTCTGGAAATTTACCATGTATTCTCATATCAAGTAGGTTAGTTTCCTTATAAAAGATTAAATACTCTCCCCACCAATCTTTTACAAACCCAGTCATTATTGCCTCTGCTTTTATACCTAAAGGAAGAAATATTCTTGCCTGTTGAGCAGTCCACCCTCTCTTTAACCATTTGAAGTAGATTTCTTCTATGACTCTCATGTCTTCCCCAAGCTCTAACTCTTCTTCTTCTTTAAGCCAACATGGATAAACTACAGTAATTGAACTACCAAACTTATCTCTAAGATAATTACAATAACGAGTGCTTTCTTGAGCCATTGATGTTACTCTGTGTCTGAAGAACTCTCTCATCACTCCAGCATCTGCTATAAAGCGTACAGTAATTCTCTTTTCATGTTCTTTGCTGGGATTACAGATATATTCCAAATCATCTAACCAACCATTCTCTACAAGTACTCTATAATTAGTAGTGACAAATCCATTCCATGTTCCCTTTTCTGCTTCTCCAGTACTATTAGCTACAGAATAAGGATTACTACAATACTTAAAATATTGTTGTCTAGAAGACATTGTTAGAAATAGATATACAGTACCATGTTCTAACATAGCTCCGTGCCCGGACTTCACCATTCTCTCGACAAATTTTGCAGCAGAATCTGGGGTAATTTTATCTTCTGACTTGTAACAAGTCCTTCCAGCTATTTCAATCTGTCTATATACAGTATTAATAAGCTCTTGTCTGACCATTTTAGGTCCTATTTCCATGTCATCTGGAATGGCTATGCTTCTAGGTTTCTGCTCTAAGATTTCAAAGTATGGTTTAATTAGCTTCATTGTAATCCTTTGTTAGTTCATCATTAGTGTATTCATCTGCTTCGTAATTGCTCATTGCCTGGTCATACCATGTCCAATTATCAACACCTGCCATTTCTAGACAACGCAACTTCCATCTATCTCTCAATAATTCTGCTAACTCGTCTTTTCTAATTAACTTCATTTCCATAGTCCTAGTTCTATACCTAATGCTTTATCCATGAAGCAATACGTTGTTCCGTCCTTTAATGTCCTGGTATTCGGCTTTATGTGTAATGCTAAAGGACAATCTTTATTAATTCCTGTAATATCTCCAGTTCTCCAAGGTTCTTTCTCAGATTTTTCTGCGTCGATGCCTATTATGAATAAGGCTTTATCCTTATACTTTGCACATTCCTTGCAAGTATGATCAGAATAACCTACAGTTTTTCCATGTAGATTCTTTACCTCTTTTGCAGCTTCTTCAGAAAGGAGAGAATTCATTATGATTCCCTCCTCTGCTATATTCCCACAAACTGGGCATAGGTAGTTTACTAAAGAGATCTCTAGTTCTTTCGACATCTCTTACAAGCTTTATATCCTTGTTTACGAGCATCTGATAAAGATATTTTCTTAACTTCAGGATTGCGGGCCTTCAAAGAAGGACAATCCTTACTAGTATGATAAACACTGCCAGTCTTTGTTACATATACATCAGTATCTTCATAGTCAATACAACCACCAGTCGGATTTCCATTTTCGTCGCAATAAGCTCCACTATTAGCTAGAATTAACTTTCCGTTATCAGCCTCTATTACTTCGTCACCATTTTCTAAATACATATCCTCTACCTTTCTTAATGTTAAACTTTTTATTGAATGATAATCATGTCTTATATTTTGTTCTGCTTCATATTCATCTTCGGCAGTAGTCCAAACATTTTGATCATCCCCATAAGTATGTTCTATATGATATATAAATCTTTTCATTTTATTCCTCCGAAATAAGCTCTACCAGAGTGAGATTTCTAAAGGTCTCATTTAGAGACTTTCTAGCTTCCTCCTCACTTGGAGCTTCTATAGTAACTGTTTCTGCACATCTTTTCTTAAATTCTATATAATACGTATAGGTTTTCATCTTCTTAGTTTATTAAAAATTTTACTTAATATAATTATAAGCGCCATACATATCATAGCGGTGATATAATATAGCGTCAATGCAAAGAAACACAATCCTGCGGCTATAATAGCTATCCAGATTGGGCTAGTTATAATTAGTATGAGAATTACGATAAATTCTAACATAAAGTTTTATAATATAATAGGGTAGGATTATTATCGTGTATATCAATCTGATCTAGTTGATATAATGCCAACTTCTGAGAAAATTGTTGTCTATCAAATCCATTAGATATAAGATGATAACCATTAACAGTGGGGATTATATGCTTAATCCTATCTCCCTCTGCTCCTCTACACTCATTAATTAGAGATACTATCCTATTCCTATATTCATCATCTTTAGAATCTATATCAACAATCCACAACTTCTTATAATTAGAACTTCTACTGGCACCAGTAGCCCTGTCATATACAGCTATGCCCTGCCTAGTATTTCCATTCTTAATTAAGTCTGCAAATTGTTTAATAGACTCACAAGCTATATCAAGAGTATTTCGAGGATTAATCCAAAAGTAAGCTCTAGCATTATTACTATTACACAAGTCCTTTATATATGACTCTTGTCTCAGAAATTCTTCCTTTGTAAAAAAGTAGAAACTTCTAATAGTTCTAGCACCAGATGTATAGGATGGGAGTTCTACCCCATCCTTCTTTCTTTGAATTATTTGAACGAAATAAAAATCATCTTTATCTACTAATCCATCAAATAGATTAGCTAAATATTCAAAATTGTCTACCATAAAATAAGTTGTTAAATATATTAGCACCTCCAAAGTAGTCAGGAACACATCTAGTTATAATAAGCTGTCTGAATGAATCTCCATGCTTCCTTTTAAGGTAGTCTTCAAGTGAGCATTTGGCTATCAACTCGTTGCTTTTATTCTTAACTATAATCTCTTTATCATAGAGTGTCTCACTATACAAGACTACATTATAATTGATCCTGTAATTCATTTTCTATATGTTTTTTAGCTTCACGTCTTGCTTTTTTCTTATCTACCACATCCATCATTATTTCTCCATATTTTTTGAAATAGGTTTCGCCTCCCCATCCCTTCCATCCTTGGGAACCATAAGCTCTTCTTTTTCTTCTACGTTCTATCTTTCCCTCTTTATCAAGGTATGGAGTAGGGATTCTATTCTTCGGATTGTGTGCAGTAGGATGATGTTCCTTGTAAGTTCTACTCATGCTATAAGTTTTTCAATATATTCTCTATCCTCTCCTTTAAAGATTGGAATCTCATTATCAATAAACCAATAACTTCTTAAAGTTTGATTCATAGTTTGATGATACTTCTTTATACAACAGCTTCCTCTTTTAAACTTAGTAGGATAATCATTCCAGTTAATTCCTTTCTCCTGAAATAGTAACTCTTGAATTTGATTAGAGTTTAGACCTTCCAACTGTTTGTGGGAGAAATGCGCCTGCCCAGCTGAGGAAATACTGTTCCTTGTAGCATCCTGTTGTCTCCATAGGATACAATTAGTTACTTCCTCTTTTGGAATGTTAAAGCATCTAGCATCAAACATTGCTCCAGTCTTAAGAGAACGCTTATATGAGCTAGTTAATTCATCATCGTCTAACTTTCCATTATAAGAAAGCTCTACGATTTGCTCTTGAAATCTTCTGTTAAAAATAAGAGTTGCCATAGATGCTGCCACACTACATATCTTCTGAACATTATAATCAAACCAGGCGTCAGTAGTAAGTTTCTGATAGTCGATAAGTACTAAAGTAATTTCATCAGACTGTGTGTATCCTAAAACACATCCCTGAATATTCTCACATAAGTACTTCATTGTTTCCTGCATAGCATTACACATAGCCTCATCAAAGGGTTTATTAAAACCTCTTGTGAATGTGTGAAATGCTTTTCCATCTAGTCTTATAATAACTGGTGTGCGTCTAGCTAAAAATGTTTTAGAACGATTCTCATAATAAGATTTCATTCTATCTCCTAATTCATCTTTCATAGCTTTTCTTTAGATATACTTATACTTCCTTCGTAGGCATTTCCAAAAATCTTATATTTAAAATCTTTATCTGGTTTTGTACAAATTATACAATAGTATGCATCTTGTCCTAGAGTCGCTTTTCCAGCATAAGAACATTTCCAACCTAGCATTTCCATCACTCTTCTTGCTGTAGAAAATGCTATATCTCCACCTCTAAACGATTCTGGTTCACCTTCCATAATTAGTGATAAATTCTCGGAAATACTTCTTATACCCTGAGTAATAATTTCTCCCCTATTAACTAGTTCGGCATTATGCCACATAAGTTCATCCTTATCATTGTAAATCTCTCTAGTAGGACTTCCATTATTATCTACTGGATCTAACTCATCAATAACTTCATAGATTTGTTCGGAATCATAACAATCAACCTCTCCATACCTAACTTTCTCAACCGCCTCCTCTATAGTATTAGCTTCTACATCATAGAAGTACCTGTTCCAAGAGCGGGACAATATATCCTCATATAGTTTAAATTTTGTCATAGCTCACTGATTAAAATTTCAGAATCCAGATCTTTTCCACTATAGTCAACAATCTTAAGTTTCCAGTTGCCGAGGAATCTGGCTTTACATACTTCCTTAGCTATGGCTATTACATCTTCAGGAGAATAGAAAGCGTTAGTCTTATCACCAACCTTATATCCGTTCCATCGTGAACTATCTTTTTCAATTTCCTCGGAAGTAACAGGCCTTACTAATTCTATTCTATAGAATCCAGCAGCTAGAGGATTTTTCTCTTCAGCCTCATATGTTTCCGTACACATAGTGTAAGTATTTGGGCTGTCCTCTGGACTGAAACTTACTCCATCAATGATAATATTACCATAATAATGAACTGCATTCCAACTTACTCCACGATAAGTAGTTACATCTAGTGTAACAGTTCTCGGAGAATTATTTCTAATCCAAGAACCCCTAGTGATAAATCCAGGAATAGAAATATCCAGTCCTGCATCATCTCTAAATACTTCTGGGTAGTCTTTTCTATCCCAACAATGTTCAATAGCTTCTTTTATATTCATATCACCTAGGAACTACATCCAAATCAGTTATATAAAACGAATTATCATCTATATCCTTTTGCACAAAGTATCCTCTAACCTCTACAGTCTCTCCGCTTAAGGTGTGTATCATAACCTCTCTGTCTTGGTCAAATTGCTCCAATATTTTAATTAATTGTCCTACTAACATTCCCATATAGGATAATATTCATTATAGTGTAAACAAAACCTATATAATCTATTAGCTGCTTCAACTGGAGTATGACCATCCCATTCATCTGCTTTCCATCTTTCAGGAATATTAAACAGATTCCAATCCTCTATTCTGTAATGATTACTTACTTGACCAGTAGGAAGATAAGCCATAACTATGAACCATCCTCCTCCAAAGCATAGCTCTCCATCTGCGTGCCTATAAGATTTGTGGACTTCATATTTACCTTCTAAACTGTTAAAGAATGCTGCATTATACAGCATTCTATAATGATAAAGTTCGTCAAAGCTATGAAATCCATCGGAGATCTTGCCTTCTGGAAGAAATAGATTCTTTAACCTTTGTAGAAGTTTCATATTAGAACTTTCCTTCGTTAGGTTGTAGACATATAAGTCCCTGTTCTCTCCACATCTTTACACACTTAGAACTATCATCAAGGACAAATTGTACGTTATACTTTCCCTTGATGTTTTCCTCGTAGATTCTTCTCTTACAGTCTGGACCTGGACTATAGTCTCCTACTGGTCTAAAGAACATAGCATCAGACGGAATCTCATTCTTCTTTAACCATTCCTTTGTAGCATCTACAACCTCAGCAGTTCCTTCTCTACCAGTAACTATGAAAACTAAGCAATGTTCTCCCATTTGTCTTACTAGACGACAAATCTCTTCTACTGGAGTATCCTCTAGCATACCATTGGCACTATTTTCTCCATAGAACGGTCTTCCAGAAGTATTTAGGCAAAGAGTGGCATCCATATCTACTAATATCACTGGTCTTCCTCCATCAACGTGTTCAGCCTTATTCTTAAGCATTTCCTTAATATCGGAACTAATGATAAAGTTTCGGTAACGTCTCCAAGTTTCTTTGATAATCTTTTCTCCAATAGGATTAGGACGGGCAGCATCTCTTCGAATACATTCCTCGACTGGAGTCCAGAAGTCTTTATATTCTATGTTTACATGAATTCCAGTATCCTTTTCTATATTCTCACATAAAGTACGAATCCATGCATCTTCTTTAGGATTTAGGTTCATATTATCAACTACTACATCGTAACCCTTAATAAGAGCAAATGTAATCATATTAGCTTTAGCCTCTGTTACTAACTTTTCTCTACTTGGAACCCAATAATCGCCTAACATATTGCGAATATCATCATTATTGAATCTCACACGATGTTCTGGGCTTTCATGACACCATTGTTTGGCCCAAGTTGATTTACCACTTCCTTGAATACCCCTACAAATAATAAGTTTTCTCTCTTTCATTTAATCAGTATATTTTGATAAACGTTCTTTTAATCTTTCTAGCTTTCTTTCTTTTTCCAGTTCAACTTTTTCCTTTCCAAAATAATAAGAAAGCTGTTCGCACATAATCATAACGTCAGCAATTTCAGTTATAATATCATCATTACCAACTCTACCTCTTCTAAACTTACAGATAGCATTAGTAAGTTCACTACACTCTTCTACCACCATAGCAGCCTGAGCTGGAAATCCGTAAATCTCCATTGCCTTTCTGCATAAGTTTTCTGAATCAATCATTACAAATTTCTTTCATTTTATCGTGAAACAATTTAACGGCATCTTCATTAGTATAGCTTTTTTGAGCTAACAATTTACATACATAAGCTCCCTGACCAATACTTCGCCTAATCTCTATAACATCATCAAAATGTATCTCTCTAACTGTAGGAAGAGAGTTTAGAGATTTAGTCAACTTACGAGATTCTAAAATATGATACATATTATTTCTCATTAGTTGGCTTGAGCCACAAGTTAGTCTTTTTGAAGATATACTCTTCTAGCTCTGGAAGCTGACTTAGATAACGAAGTGTTCCTAATGTATTATATTTAAAACATTTAGTTAATTCCTCTCTTATTCTTTCCTCTGATACTACAGACATCTTGTCGAAGTAATCATACTTCCTCATAGCCCTCCAAGCGTCATCGGCAATAGTAAACCTTTTAGTAATAGCAAACCTTATTGCTCTGAGAATCCTCAGAGGATCATCGTCAAAGGTTTTCACTGGGTCTAGAGGAGTTCTTATAATACTTCCCCATATATCCTTCATACCATTAAAGTAGTCTACAATTTCACCAGTATCGGGGTCCTTTGCAAGAGCGTTAACAGTAAAGTCTCTGCGTGATAAATCATCGTAAAGAGTTCCTGGATATATTATTGGTGTTCTAGTACCAGGAATATATCCTACTTCTTTACGCGCCATTACGAAATCTGCTATACCTTGATATTTATGTCCTTCTGGAAACTTAGCTCGTATGGTATAACAACGAGGAGTTACTAAGAAAATTTCAAACTTTTGTTTTTCTAAATAGTCCTTCAGTTCATCAAACACCAACATAGCTGGACTAGGTTGGGATTCTCGTGGGTGGATTTTATCGAAAACTTCTTTTGATGGTACAGCTACGTAATCGACGTCTTTGGATTTTATTCCTAGAAATTCATCACGTATCTTACCACCAACTTCATAGAATTTAAAATCTTCCATCATTCTCCCTTTCCATAAATCTCTCCATCATACTCTTCCCATTCCTCATCGTCGCCTTCAAACTCCTCTATAGTATAGTGATAATAGTCTCCTTCACTAGTTTGCTCCCATAATTTATCCCAATCCTCATCTTCCATATCATCTGGGTCATATCCAAATTCCTCAGCAATATCATTCTCGCAATCATAGAATTGGAAGTTTTCATAAGCTAACTGGTTAGCTATTTCGTCCAACTCATAATCATTTTCTGCCATAGCACGGAATGTATCATCCATTCCGCACCGGCTAGTACTAACGTGAATTAAAAACCTTTTCATAATTTCTTAATTGTTACTTCATCATAAGTTATACTTTCTATAACTCCATCTAAGTAGTGATATACCACATCCATTAGAGTATCTTCTGGTACGTCCTCTAAGCTAGTGTATTCCTCATCCCTACCATCATTAGCATCTATCAGCAGTGAGCTGTCAGAAATATCAAATGTAAATTCTAACTTAAATTTCATGATACATTACAGCAAATTTTACTAAAACCAGAAAGAGAAAGAGAGCATTGCGTTACTATTGTGCCTATCATTTCACAATAGGACTTTGTAGTATTAAGCTCTTCAATATACTCTTGTAGGCTTATAATTTCATGGATATATTCAGAGTTTTGCGAAGCGTACTTCTCATAGATTTGAAGCCTACTCGTGCAACTCTTTAAGTCTTCCTCTATGCTTCTGACTACCTGGTCTATCATTTCAGTGGTGAGATTAGTATAGACATCACTGTTTCCAGCCCAAGCAATATTTATTTCATCACATATCGCTCTGTATACACAATGAGACCTACTGAAACTTACAATTTCTATTGGCTTATCTCCTTCTTTAGGAATACCATAAATATTTAAATAACTACTCATAATTCTTCTATTAGTTTAGTTAGTAGTACCTTTAATTGTTTAATAACTTCTCCTTTTGAGGATTCTGTCATGCATGACCCATAGACATCTAGAGAACCTTCAATGGATTCAAAGAAGTCATTTTCAATAAATTTACCTTCCCCATATAGTAACGTCTCACCAAAACATTTAAGAATTTGGTCATCAGTTAATGCTTCTGTTGTTATAAAATCTACAGTCATTTATTTAATATTTTAATTGCTTGCTCAATATGTTCTTTCGTAATACCATGCATATAATCTATATGGATAAAATTATCCTTTTGGGAGTATAGCATATCCTGATCGTCATCGAAGATAACGTAGCTAGTTATATCTTTTGACTCTAATACGTATTGTATTTCGTTCCCTCTACAAAGTGTACTTCTGATGTCATCATTCTGGCAAGTATAACAGAAGTGAGGAGTCTTTCCTATAATTGCATCACAGTATAAGCCATTGTCATACAAATACTCGCAAGAGTTTTCATAGTCAGACCTCCATGATGAGGACATAATTATTTTAGCACCAGTGGCATCTATTAAGTCATTTATAAGCTCGATACATTTTGGGTCAACGTCTCCTCCATTGTATCCTCCGATACCACGAGTCTTAACATACCAATCATTACTATTCAATACTCCATCAATGTCTAAGAAAATCACTTTCATGTTAATCAAACTCCTTTAAGAAGGCTTCTATTATCTTAGAGGAATCTTCCTTAAAGATATTTTGCAAAGCCTTAATAGCATCCTCTTTCTTTATATAATCGCCTGTGCCATTAGCACAGACAATCATAGCTCTCATTGGTGTATAAGTATCCATAATTACTTAGTAACACTTGGTTCAGTATAAGAAACTGGTTCGTACAGTTCCCAGCCAGTTAACCATACTGGAACAATTACGGTTTCTATAGCAACAATATCCCAAACAATGTTCTCAAAACATGCTTCATATGTTACTCCTTCAATCTTCTTAGATTGATAATTTGCCCATCCATATGGTTCAGCAACGAACTTAGTTCCGTCTGCTCTCTCAAAGGTTTTACTATCTGCACACGCAGTGCACAAAGCTAACACTGTAATCAATAAAATTAATAATTTTTTCATATAAGTACTTAAATTAGAATTAAAAATGATGCCCTAACTGCACTCCTACCTCATTACAAGGATGGCTGTTCGGCTGATTGTTCTTAAGCCTACTCAGGGGCTCAGGTTTGGCATCACTACTATAGCCCCTTATTCGTTAATGAATCCAATAATTAGGCAAAGGTCCATCAGCTTCAATGTAATCCTTATACCCTTTTACCTCAGACTCTGGATACGTAGTATTCTTAGTTATATTATAAAATACTCCATCTAAACAATCTACAACATCACCATTCTCCATTATGACTTTATCTGCTACACTGAAATTAGTATGACATTTGGACATTCTAGCTACATCAGCTCCAAGATGTACTCTAGTACAGAATGGCTTTCCTCCATCAGCTAAACATTTAACTAGGACATTAGCCATATCTTCTGCTATAGATTCTGGACATTCCAAATTTATCTCATCATATGGAGTAACGCATAGAAGAACAATATCAATTAGATTATTATTCATAATCCAATTAAATAGCTTTATCATTGCCAGCTTAAAAGCCATTGCTCCTCTATTCTGAATCCTATAATTAATAGATTGCTTTTCAGAATCTGATTTTCTTCTGAAATACCTAGTTACCTGCTGGACAGTATCGCAGCCTGGAGCATCGCGCTTCATTTCTCTATAGTATTCCCAATATCCATCCTCTTTAAACTTATCTTGCATTTTGAACATCCACTTTGCATCAAATATGTGTGCCCTATGCTTAGTTATAGGATTCATTAGGATATATCCATTTCGCATTACTGCTTTTCTACAATAGTCCTGGTATTCTGCAATTCCAGAAAAACCTTTCATAAAGTTATCATAAATGTTCTTCGCATCTTTCTTGTCAAACCCACTATTGACGTGTAAAGTATTATCATCGCCTCCATAGAAAATAGCAAATTCAACAGCTTTGGCATTTTGTCTGTGTCCCTTATACTTAGTTTTAACTTCCTCAACAGTTAATTTTCGAAGAAGATCGGGCCAGCACATTTTTGCTACTTCACTATGCATATCTCCTCCAGACTCAAGAATATTAATCATCTTTTGGTCATTAGATACAGAGGCAGTAATAGCACTTTCCTGTCCAGTATAATCACAAGAAACCCATAGATTACCCTTCTCTGAGGTAAAGCACGCTCTAGTTTCCTTATCTCTAGGAAGATTCAACACATTCACTTTGTAAGGACCTCCTCCAGATGATATTCTACTTGTATCAGTTCCTATTACATGCAAGTCTGCATGAACTCTTCCAGTTTTAGAATTTATCGCCTTCAGCCAGTTTTCTCCATAAGTAGAAACCACCTTTGCGGCTTCCTGATACCTCAAATAAATAGGAATAATAGGAAACTTATCCTTTTGAGGCTTAAGCATTTTAGCCTCAACGGACTTCTTTTTCTTCTTAGTCTTTTTATCGAAAGTATCAACTTCAATACCTAAGACTTCAAACAGTTTGATTACTTGTTTAGAACTACTCCAATTTATAACACATTGTGGCTTATCATTAAAACCAGAAAATAGGTCTCCTTGCAAATCTATCTTAGTAAATAGACTTGATACCTTCTTCTTATAAGCTTTCAACTTTAAGCTCTGATAAGGCACTTCTAGGTCATCTTTTGGGGAGCGTATATACTTATCCTTTAATAATCTTCTTTCCTCCTCTGCTATATCATCAGGTTTATCATAATCCATTTCTGGATAACGAATATCCCAATCTCCATTCTTAACTCTTTTAGAATCCCATTCTACTACCCAATCATTCAACTCTTGCTCAGATGTCTTGAGTTTAAGTAAATCTTTGGCCATCTTGTTTTTCCATTTAGCAACATCAAGATGAACTCCACAATGCTTAACATAAGCTAAGGATTTAGCAAACTCACACTCAAACTCTGCAGCCAAAACTAGGTCTTGAAGCTTAAGTTCTTCTATCTGCTTATCTAGAATGTCCTCCAGATACATAACATCTCCAGCAGCATAAACAATCACATCCTCAGTAAGACCATCATTTATGATTTTACCTCGGACTGTTTTATCAATGTCTATATTAAGATACCTCTTAGCCATAGCCTTCAAAGAATAACTAAGCTCGTAATAAGGAAGTTTTCCTGCCTCTTGTATAAACTCATATCCTGGAAGTTCTACTCCAAGTTCATTATACAGTTCGTTAGTTATAATCTTCGGATATCCTAAATAGATTAGTTGTTCAGCCAACATTATGTCATATATCTTCTTAGGATATATACCTTGAACATACATAAAGCACAAGTCAAACATTAGATTTACTCCAATAACTAGTACTCCAGATTCTAGATAGTCCTTTAGAGATCTTTTTTCACATTCTGTTAGAGTAGTCCAATCGAATACAACTTGGTTATTTTTATTTCCAAGTTGAACAGTTAATAAATCTTTAGTATGAGCATCGAGACCCATAGTCTCAGTATCAAACTGAACCCTTTTCAAAGGCAACAGAAAATCCATTGCCTTCTCAAAGGGAATATGTTGATACTTCTCGGGGCGAAAGAGAGTTTTATTTCTACTTACTAGATAAATCATCGTGACTATAGATTGTTATATTGTTAAGGACAATATCCTCATTATCTATATTCAGTTTTTCGATAACTTTATCTTTAACCAACTCTTGCATTATGTCCTCTGAGAGGTCTCCAACTACTTCAATATCTACCATTGTCCCTAGTTCAACTCCTACTTCTACCTTAACATTTCTTGCTAATGGTTCGTTATAGGGTGCTCTAGGATCGTCAGCTGCTCCTACTGGATAATTATCGAAAGTCCTCATAAGGGTCGTATGACATAGGATCAACTAATTCCCAATCATCTGCATTCATATCTTCCCCATCAAAGGGATAGTATGTACAACTTTGGTCTGAAAAGTCATACATTATGAACTGGTCATGATAAGTAACCCCAGCTTCATATTCTCCCATAAGAACCTTCATTTGGGTAGGTATAGATTTCATCTTCAAGACATCCTGTGCAGGAATTTCTGCAGGAATCTGCATAAATACTACAAGGCTACTTTGAAAGACTCCTCTTCTTACTACTTCTCCTCTACGCAATGCTGGTAAAATTTCCTCGAATTTCATTATAATAAATTTTTAAGTTGATTAGAAAATCTACGTCTTAGTTTAGCTAATGCTCCTTCTTTCATCTGTCGGATTCTTTCTCCTCCAACGCCATACATATCGGCTATAATTTTCGGATTTACTGGAGCCATTCCAATACCGAACAGCATACAGATTAAGTCATGCTCTCTAATAGTCAATTTTGAGAGCAAATTCTCGATTTCCTTAGCTACATAAATCTTATTCACCTGTTCGTCTAAAGGGTCTTCCCCATCAGGTATAACATCACAGACTTGGCTGTTTTCCTCATCTCCTCCTATAAAATCATCCACAGATACTAGCTTGTTAGAAAATTGAGCAAGATAATCAATCTGCTCCCTAGGAATATCAGTCATTTCCGATATTTCTTCCGAACTAGGATTTCTATCGTGAGATTGTAGGAATTTATTAGTTGCATCGAGTATACTAATTACTAGTAATTGCTGAGACATTGGCAAGCGGATTTCCCTAGCCTGCCAATATATAGAGTTATAAATACTTTGTCTAATCCACCATACAGCATATGATAAGAATGTGACACCTCTTTCTGGGTCAAACTTATCAATAGCTTTCATTAAACCTTCATTTCCACTAGAGATTAAATCCATCAAAGGAATACCTCTGTTTTGAAATTGCTTAGCAATAGTTACAACGAATCTTAAATTAGATTTTATAACCTGCTCTCTAGCAACATCATCTCCCTTTTGGGCTTCACAAATAAGACGAGTTACCTCATCACTATCCAATATTTTATATTTGGATATATCTTTGAGGTAACTAGTCAATAATGAATCCGAGCGGTCGGTGAAAATGATTTTCTTACTCACCTTCTTTCACAACCTTGGCCTCTGAAATTTCATCTTTCGGAGCATTAAGTCCTATACGAATTGATAGTACAGATACATATGCTTCCATTGCTTTTAGTTGGGCAATTAACAAATCACGGTTCAGATTATCTACTTCTTTGCTCTTATCGCTCAGAATAAATTCTCTAAGTTTGTTAGCACGTTCATTGACTTCATTAAATTCTCCCAACATTCTCTGAAATACAGCTTGTTCCATTTGATTAATTTTTGATATTACAAATGAATCTAGACCCGTAGGTTTTAAGGAAATTAGTTTCTTCCTTTACTATCTCATAAATTTCAATTATTATTAATGATAATATTGACCCTCCAAGAATATATAGGAGGATGTTATTAAATATCCAGATATAATGGTTCATAAGAAATGTCATAAGCATCATCAAGAATGGACACATTAGCAATTTTAGTTACCCCAATGTCTGTTAACTGATGATTTCCTTCATGAATATGACCACAAAAAGCATATTTTGGTTTCTTATCTAGGATAGCAGAAGCCAAAACTTCATTTCCAGCATCAACAGGAGTTGAGTGCCACATATTAGGAGGTACTAAACCACAATTATTCAACTTAGGAGCATCATGACTAATCAGTATGTCACAATTTCCTGGAATATTTTGGTACAACTCTTTTAGCTTTTCGTCAGAATACATAAATGCCCAGTTACCAAATATATGGCAAGCTGGAGTTCCATATATTCTGTATACCTTTCCATCATTACTTAGATAATCAAAGTGAGAATTATCTAGGTATACTGCCTTCCCTTCAGTAGGAAATGTAATTATAGAATTTACCCACATAAATTCTCTATTCTCAAACACAAAGTCGTGATTTCCAGCTACAAATACGACTTTTTCACAGGGAAGAGATTTTATCCAATCAGCAAATTCTGTCTTTAACCACTTCTCACACTGTGGTTTGTTCCTTTGCATCCTTAATGGAACAATATCTCCACAGATTAATACCAGCTCGCATGGTTGAATATTATCAATCAGAAATCCATGCAAGTCACTTAAAATACATATTTTCATAATTTGTGCGCTAAACCATAAACATTCTTAGTCCATCCATTCATATGTCCTTTATTGTTTCCAATCAGACATCCTCTGTTAGGGTCTACTGAATATACCTTGTGAGTAAAACATGAACCTCTAACCTTACAAAAAACTACGTCTCCAACATTGCACTCTTGCCAAGTTATAGGAGTAACAAGATGCTTTTCATTACTCTTATACAGAGGCAGCATAGAGTTTCCAGGCTCACTTGTGACAAAAGACTCACCATTCTTCAGCCTCTGTATTTTCTTCAATGTGTTTGGGTTCATACTTTTGCAATCCTTTTCTAGTCATGTTTGGAATAATAGTTATATATTTCTTTTCGCCATTTTCTTCATAGCTCCAAACATGATTATCAACAACTTGGTCTATACTTTTATTATAACGCGAGTAGTCCAAAATAGCTTCCCAAGTAGCCATGCTTCGGGTAAAGCTATTCTTTTCTTCTTTAACTGCCCAGTTAAATATCCATAACAAATGCCAAGTTCTGAAAAATGTTATACAAATCATAGGGTCCCACTCATGCCTAGGACTATCCCATTTATCTTTCCATCCCAGAGCATGAAAGCCTATATCAATCACTGGATTGTAGTAATCTCTCCTAATAGGAAGCCCAAACGTCCAAAACCTCTTTCTAAAGAGAAAATGAGCCTTCGGACGTTTAAAATATTCTCTGGCTTTCCACCAATGATACCAAGGGTTTCTATACTCATTCCACCCTGGAGAGATAAACGGAATTTTACTATGAAAGAAATAGGAAACCTGATATCTCAGGCTTCCATATTTTTTACTAAATAAATATTCCTTAAGGTTCATCTAGTTCTGGGTATCTTTCCAGCACTCTACTGGTAAATTTTTCAAATATCTCATCTTGAACGTATTCAGATAAAACACTTGAGTCATTAATTATGTTTAATTTCTCTAAGTAGTATCCCATATTATCTCCAAATACACACTGCAATGTAAATAGGTCAAATTCAGAATCATTATCCAAATCCTTAATCACAGCATCAATGACCTCATCTAGATCCATAGACAAGTCCCTTTCCACTATAATTTCATATGTTACTGATATTCTATGCATGATTTAATTCTCGTCTTCAATATTAGACTCTCCCTTATCTAGTTCTTTTCCTTCTTTATCCAAGAATTTAAAACATTTCAATTTGAAAGCCTCTGATTTCATATTTTCTATCTTGATAACAATACCCTCATGAGGTACTTTATTATCACAAGATGGAGAAGTACGTTCCATATAGAACTGGGCATCGTTTGCTAATTTCTCCATAAAGTTCTCATTCCAGTGTTCGGCTTCATTAAGTTCTGGATATAGAGCCTTTGCAGTCCCATAATACCATTCCTCTACTGGAGTAAGTCCAACTTTGGCACACCATTGCTGCACCTCACGGGCAGAAAACTCATGAACAACTCCATCAACATTAGTTATAGTTACTCGATAGATGCGAACCTTAAAGTGTTTCTCTGGAGTATATGCTTCTCCTTCTTTAGGAGGCATACATCCATAATCATAGTTCTTTTGGATATAACCACCATTTGGTAAGAATCCTACTATCTCATAATATGCTGTCATGCCCTTAGACAAACAAGGTTTTACGATTTTATCAGCTTCTGCCCAAACATCACATCCGTAGAATCCTGGAGTAACATTTTTGTTATAGAACTGATTCTTAATGACAGTTCTAGAGGCATAGAGATAGTCATACTTATTAAACTCCTCTCCCGTCAACCATTTAGCAATCTTCTGTTTCCAATCTAGATCTTGCTTACACAGAACATATGCGGAAATACCAGAAGTACCATGTATTTTCTCAGTAATACTAATCAAGTCATTAGGATGAATTACATTAGGACATTTCTTAATAAGAGTTGTGTCGTAGTGAAATCTAAACTGTTCATCAATAACCTTGCTGATTCCTTTGACTTTCTTCGTTTGGTTGTTACGTGGAGTTCCTCCCTGCCCTTGTTGTCTCTTGGGAATGTACTTTTTGTTAATCCAAAATTCTTTGCCTTCATGTTCTACAATATCAAATTCAATACCTGCTTCAACTTCAATCTCCTTATTAGTTACAGACATTATGTAGTTCTGAAACTGGACTACTGGAAGAATAAAACCTTCAGACAGCTCGTTCTTTAATCTGATAGCTTTTACTCTACCATTATCCTCAAACATACCAGTTTGTTCTGGGTCGTTGTTTAATTCTTTATGACGATAAAGATTACAATATCTCAGAAAATCTGGATTTATACAACAAGCTGTTGGAAAATATACATATAGTCCTGGCTGAGAATCAATCCCAGTAATGATATTGAAACCATCAATGGTACAACACTTAAGTCTAGTAACTTCTGGATTACTATGCGCTCTGAAATTTTTAATGTCTACAATCTTCGCCAAATAATTTACATTGGCTCTTTTACTCTTAGATAACTTCATTTATTCTCTATTTAAAATGGTTCTTCTGTAGTTTCTATAAATTCACACATAAAGTTAGCATATACCTGAGCCTGTGTTTCGTTAAACTCATTATTAAAGTAAAATTGAAACACATGGAATAATTCGTGATAGAAGGTATTTCTTATCTGTTCGTCACTAAGAGAAACCGTTCCATCATGTTCAGAATTAATAGTTCTAGCTAACTTAATGGTATTAGTAGCATCACAGAAATAACCATAGTTATTGTTTGGAAGAGAATCTTCTATGACTGCAGTTATTTCTTGATTAGCTACTTTAAATTTATCTGGAAGCTTTCCTCCCTTATTCAATTTCGTCATAGTAAGCTGAATATAGCTTATTTAAATAATTTACAAACTCCTCTTTGCTCTCAAATAAGTTATCTACGTCTGGAAGCTTTACCTTGTTGGCTATTCCATCATTATCATAGTACACAATGTCTATACCACTCACACTATGACACATCGTATCGCACATTCCAGCAAAGATTAGAATGTCATTTTCTGATAAGTAGTTACTCAACCAGGGAAAATCTTTATTATCGTCTACATGATGTCCATAATACCCACAATTCCAACTTTTTCCCTCTGAGAACTTACCAGAGTATTTGCTAACATAGGATAATACTAGTAAGAGAAGTTCATCTTCTTCAAAAGAACTCTTGTCAAATTCAATAGTATCTCTCATATAATCCCCATCGTTTGCATCGCACTCCACATATACTATATACAATTCCCTATTATTCGGAATAATGGAGTATTTAGCTTTCTTCAAAATATCAAACTTTTTGTATTTCATCGCGTATCAAGTACAATAAAATTATCACACATTTTTATAACATTCACTCTTATTCCTCCTTTTAAAGCTCGTGTATCACACACTTCATACTTTTCTTCTAGGAGAGAGGCGTCTTCTTTAGTAATCTTTACCCAATAGACACCATTTTTCTGTTTAGAACCATTCCATATCAGATGCTTTACTAGCCAGATATAGCGCTTCTCTACATCATTCATTGTTAATAATAGATTTATAGATTTTCTCAGACTCCTTTAGGAACAACTCTGATATGTTTTCGTCAGTAGTAAATTCCTCCATAAAGATTCTTCCGAATTTTATATTGATAATACTCATAGAAGCCATAGCTTCTCCATAAACCCAATCTCTAAAACATACATTACTGGCTTCTATTCCAGTACATGTAAGTTTCCTGAGCATACATATAGAGCATATTTTCTTACTCTTCTTTCCTATCTCTACTAATTCTGTTAATTCGTCCGGACTAGCCTCTCCTATATCCTCAATCCTACTTAAATAGGCTGAAAATTTGGATTCTAACTCTTTATCTTTGTAATACACAACAGAGTATACCCCACTAAATCGTGGGGCAGATTCTATGTCTAGAACAGCTATTTCAGAATCAGTAATAAATACATCGTCTATGTAATTAAAATAGACGTTTCCTAGAAGGGTAGAATCTTCAAACTCAGTCGGGCATAACATTGCATATGCCTTTGTCCAGGTTTCCTCTTCTATATCCTGAACCTTGTGAGACACATTAACCATTCCTATTTCGTATAAACTACACTCATCTGGAACTTGTAATTCCATATCAGCATAGTTACCACCATAGTAATACTGTCTGTAGTTAATCTTTTTCATTTTTACTCATAGTCACGAATACACTTTAGAACAGGCTGTAATGGTGTTCCTTCATCAGATAGATAGAAATACTTAACAGTAGCCATCTTTCCAATAAGCTCTTTAAGTCTTTCTCTATACTGCTGCTTAAGCTCTCTAGAACCCATCGGCTTAGCCTTAAATTCTATACCATCTTCAGTTATTAACGTAAAACACATATCCTCTTCTCGAAGACCTTCTGATAAGCCAGTAATTTCAAACTCTGCATCTTTATAGAATTTAAATTTAAGCATATCATTAGTACGTTTTCCGAAGCCATACTCCTTATCAGGATTTCTACACACTACACCTTCCCAACCTTCTGATACATACTGGTCATGGAGTTTCATTATATTCTCATATCCAGAAACCTTCTCCTGTGGAACTAATTGCATTTGAAGTTCTCCTTCTTCCCATTCTCTATTTGGGTCAAATCCAAGATTAAGTTCCTTTTGCAACTGCTTAAGAATCTCTAATCTATCTGAGAACTTCATTCCAGGAATCATGATGTCGTAAACATAATATTCAAGCCAGTCACAGTCAACTGCGTTCTTCTCAAGACGAGCTGCTCCACTGATTTGTTGGAGGCTTTTACCATGTTTATACAACTCTCCATCAAGTATATAAGCGGGATGAGATTCGAAGAACTTAAGCAATTTCTCATTTCTTCTGATATGACCTGTTGAATAGTCATAATTTCCCCCTCCCCTAGAAGCAGATAAAATCTCACCATCCTTGTAGTAGAAGGAACACCTAACTCCATCAATTTTTCGGCTAGCATACCAATACTTAACCTTATTGATTGAGGATTCTTTAACCTTATCTGCAGATTTTGCAAGCATATGCTTTGCAAATCCATTCTGGTCCGTCTTGATGTCTCCATAAAACTCCTCCAATTGCGTTTCACTATAGGTTTCTGGATCATTTTCCATTTCCTTGTAACCTTTATCTAAATATTTCTTAAGCTCAGACTTAAACTGTAACTCAAGTTGCTCTCTATGTGTTCTACCAGCCTTACCCTTAGTAATAACGATTTCTGGCTGTTCTGTCATCTTTCCATGTAGCTGTCCAGTAACTCTATTTATTACAAATCCAGCTTTTTCTTCATCCCACTCTTCAGTAGTAGATAGGTATACAACTCTAAATTTACCAGTAGAGGCTTTGCTTAACAAATATTTAATCATTCTTCACAAAATTTGATTGGATAGTATTTATTCAGGTCAGAAATTATATCTCTAAAGTCTACATTCTCATTTATAGAATATTCTTTATCTACATCACTAATTAAATCTTTGCAAATATCAATGATATTTTCTTTAGATATCCAGTATGATTTACTTTCATAATTATACCCTAGAAATACAGTATCATAGCAATAGTCCATGACTAGACCTTCATTATCTGAGATAAAGTCATCCCAATTATTTATAAGTTGTCCGAACAATGTGTCAACTACACTCCATTGAACTTCTTTAATAATTGAGTCTTCGAGATCCTCTGAACATTCTGGAATGCCATCCATAATTAAACCTAACTCCCAATCAGAATATGATTCCAAAGCTCTCTTGGTTTTTTCATAGCCAGGAAACAATCTCTCCAGTATGTATTCTTTTGTTTCTGTCATTTCTGATAGTCTTTAACAATATTCCATAAATCATCTATGGTATCTGTAGGAATTACATTCCCATTCTCATCATATGCCTGATTTGGATCTCCTCCAAGCCCAGGTTTCTCAAACAACCACCAATTAATCCAGTCTACTCCTTCATCAGAGAGCAATTCCGGAAGTACCGTATTTAAAAATCCCCAACCTAGTTCGGATATAGGAAGTTCAAACAAATCAATTCCAAAATCAGACCACCTATCCAATTCCTTAGAATAGTTCTGGGCGTTTTCAATAAGCTTTACAAATCCTTCTTTAGTCATAGTAGTAATTATTTTAATATTCTTTTTGTAATATCTGTCTTCCAACCGCAATCGCACTCCTCGGCTGCTATCTTAAATGATTCCTCTAGGTCTCCACTTTCCATATACTCTGCAATTAATATATCAGTGTCTACATCGTATTTATCAACAATTCTTTCAGTGACTATTTTAACTGCAACACCTTCGAGTTCGTCATAGATAACATCTTCCAACTTACTCATTAATTCATCCCATTCATCACTTAGTTTAGCTGTGGTAGACTTGCTGTCTTCTTCTCTCATAGCTTCTTCGAGTTCTAATATTTTAGACCTCAATTCCCCTTTAGTCATGGTACTTTTAATACATTTTTAACAACAATTTCCTTTTTCATCTTACCAAATTGCTTCTCGATTTCTTCTGGAATATTCACTCGTATATCCATTAGAGAAGTTAGATACTTGACTTTGTCTCTTGTATCATCAATAAAGTGATAATTAGTTTTGATTTGATTACTAATGTCCTCAACTCTCCGCATGAGACAAAGTATTAGGGCTAAATTACATAACCCTAACACCATTAATACCCATATCATACTCCAGTATGTCCAAATCCTTCTTCTCCTCGTTCAGTAGAAGGTAATTCTTCAACAACTTCCCATTCTATAGTTTCATGCTTAGCAATAACTATTTGGGCAATTCTTTCTCCATCAGTAATTCTAACTGGAACATTGGAAGTATTCACTAATACAACTCCAATCTCTCCTCTGTAGTCGGCGTCAATGGTTCCTGGTGAATTAAGGACAGTAAGTCCCAATTTTAGTGCAAGACCGCTTCGTGGTCGAACTTGCGCCTCGTAACCCTTAGGTAAGGCTATAAACAATCCAGTCGGAATCAAACATCTACCTCCGGGCTTTATTTCAATAGTAGAAGCAACGGGAATACTGGGAACTCTTCTATTAGTAGGATTTCCTTCCTTGTCTACCACAAATGGACCATTTGGATCTTCAATTTTACTAATAGCTACAACATCAGCATCGAAAAAGAATTTTTCAGGCTTATTGTCTACTAACTTAATTCTACTAAAGTCTCCTCTAATATCCATACCTGCTGATAAGGGAGTTTCATACTGAGGAAGTTGATGTCTTGATTTATTAATTATGAGTACTTTCATGTAATAAAATAAATTCAGTTAAATAAAATCTTGCATCTATAACACACTTAGGAACTAGTCCTTCTAGGCTTAAATTAGATCTTAGGGCATCTCTTACAACAGTAGCCGATATACCTTCTTCTACCTGTTCTCTTGCCATGAGAGTCATTGATATATAACCCTTCAGCATAAACTTTGGAAACCATGTTGTAATAATTTCGTATCCATCGCTATAGTAGATATTAAAATGGGACTCTTTTATAATACTAACTATGTTAGCATATAAATAGAATCCCCAATCCTGAGAGTTATCAGACTCATCAGTCAAATCATTAAGAGGCTGAATGATACATCTACTAAGTAAATCTTCGTCCTCTAAGGCAGTTTCTAGTAATTTTATCCTAACCTTTATAGGAATAGGATTACGCTTGTTTACTTTATCAGCACTACCAACTAACAAAAGAACCTTATCGTTCTCTGAACAAGCTTTTTTAATTAAAGCTAGGTGCCCATTGTGAATGGGCTGAAACCTAGCTAAAATAACTCCATATTTCATTTCTGATCTTTTGGTTTTATCTCTGTTGTTTTAATTATTTCCCTAAAGTCAAGCAATTTCCAGTTCTGTCTCTTATACTTCTTATGGTCTTGCGAAAAATCTTTTAAATCAGATTTGTTACAGAACAAAGCAAAGGCATAATCAACAATAATCTCAGAAATCTTTTCATAATTCTGTTCCTTGTTTGTAGTTAGGTTGAGAATTACATCATCAATCTCTAGGTCTGGACAATTATACTTAGCTGGAATATAATTTTTGTCGTTGTAATATACACAAACGATGTTAGTAAATTTTCTTATCATACACTTAATTCGTAGAGTCTTATTGGAGTAAATTCAAATATAAACCACTCTCCATCTGCATCCTGGAACATACTAGAGTCCCAATCTATCATGGTAATTCTCTGTATTATCTTAGTCGGCTCACTATCAATAATTAGAGGAAGCCCAACCTTAAACGCTCCAGTTATCCCTTCGTACACTTTACCAGCGCCTGACCTATGACTAACTTTAATCATTCCGTGCTTGGAGTGCAAGAGATTTTCTTCTTCTTCAGTAAAGTCCTTGAAGATATTCTCTTCAAGTCCTTTTATCAGAAGTTTCTTCCTTTCAATAATATCTTTAACCTTCAATTCTACCATACACTACAGGATTATTTAATGCTTTCATTATCTCTTCTATGGTACAAGTATTAGCTTCACTGTAGAATGCCATTACTGGAGCTGCATCATTATCAATTAATACAGCAAATGGAGTATGTCTAGCGCTAAAACCTCCCTTAAGCTTGAAGGCGTTTTTACGTTCCTTAAACAAGCCTTCATGGTAAGTTTGTAATTCTACTAAAGGATATTTAGAAAGAACCTTTTTTAATTCGTCAACCAGATGTTGACTGTTATCATCATATGCAACCTTAAGAATCATTTCCAAAAACGTGATGTTATGTCTTTAACTATGGGTTTTCCACAGCTATTATCTATATGAAGCATAACTTGATTAGTTGTCTTACTATTTAAAGGCCCGTTTTCTTCAATATATGGACCTAGCTTGATATAATCGAAATGCTTCATATTCACGTGCTCTGATAGTTCTTGTCTACCTGAGTACCATGCCACTTTTAAATTCGGATAATAATCTTTAACAAAACTAGCTAACACATTTACTAGGTGAGGATCAGAATCCCCTCCCATAAATGCTATACACGAAATACCATCTGTAATTAGTTCGTCTAGATGAATAATGTAATCATCGGAGAACCCCTGCGGATATTCAATTAATGGTTTACCTATATCTTCGGCTAGGTATTGACTATGACATCCTTTACAATGACAAGGACAGTTAGATATATTTATAGCTAATGTAATCTCATCCGGAATTTCCTGAAAGACTACTCTGGCATCAACATATTTAAGCATACTCTTCAATCTTTTTAGTTTCTGTATCTAATATAAAAGGTCTTCTTACGTCTAAGCAAGCAAACTTGTCAGTAATAATGGGTTCTGATTCCAATTGAGTATGTCCAAATATTTGATAATATGTAGACTCTCTATCTCCTTCTCTGACGTCGCTCCATACCATACTGCCTGTATTAGACCACCCTCCTCTCATACGAGATACTTCCCATAGAAAGCCAACTAGAAAGTCCTCAGGCTTAGTAATTAGGTCAGTAATAGTAAAATCCATGCTCTTTAACCAATCATTAGTAACTCCAGCATGAGTATATAGAATACCTTCCGAAAAGTATTTGAGTTGGAATAGAGACTTGAAATTCTCGAACATTTCCTTAATTAACTCTGCATTAGCGTAATCATACCTAGAAGCACTTCCGAAATCATAGCAATAAGCACAGTCGTGATTCCCAAGGAGTAGTATTACCTTATCGGGATTATCAACTTTGAATTGGATAATCTCTTTAAACTCCTCTATCGCATTCTCTCTAGTAATACCTTCATAACCATATGGGTCGAGGTAGTCCCCTAAAAAGACTACCTTATCCACACTATTAATCTTCTCTTTTGCTTTTCTCCAGAATGGTCTACCGTGAACATCTGGAATAATTAAAACTTTACTCATACAACTTTATCAATTCTATAATGTGCTTTTTCATCGTATTTCCACGCATTACATCTTTCTTTATTTCCTCTACAATAATACCCGAAGTCTGCACAAGTCAAGCAATCTTTACATAAGTTTTCTTTGGCATATTCAAGATATATTTGTCTCTTCTTTTCCTCGTCATTCCCAGAAAATACTAAGGTATAAACGGTTCTATCAACTGAGCATCCAGGTCCTACAAAAGTTTTAGCTGGTCTAGATACTATATGAGATAGATTAAAATGTTTAATAACTTGCATTTCATTAAGGAACTTCTCCAGCTCAGCAGCTGTTCCTACAAACTCTTCTATTTTATACATTTTTTGAATATGTTCTTCTTTCAGCTTCTATTCTTCTATCCTTACCAAAAGCAGTGATAGGTCTTAGATAGCCAATAATTCTGGTATATTGAGTAATATGTTCACTTCCACATTTAGGACATACCTTAATGGGGGCTTTCACAATATGTTTACAATCCTCGCACTTACTATTAGGAATATTGAACGTGAAGTAATTAGTTCCTTGCTGAATAGCAAAGTCTATAAGCTTCAAGTATTGCTCCTTAGACAGATGTTCTTCCAAGTTAATGTGAGCCGCACTACCTCCATCTGTATACTGATAAGTCTGCCTTCCATGAAGTATAAACTTATCTAATACTGATGTATCATCATGGGCATTATAGAAGTAACTATTGTATAGATTCCTATCTTCGGGAACCCAATAGCCATCTGCTTTATCCCATTTATAATTCTTACCACCAAGTCCCTCTGCTGGAACGACTTCAGAATTAAATAGGAAAGGTCTTTTCTTATCGTGGATAGAATGAATCTTGTTCTGCTCCTTAATAGTTCCGAGGATTAGTTGTAAGAACTTGAAATACTCTGGATTATTAGATACTTTCAGTCCTAGGAACTCAGCAGCTTCATTCAGACCATTTAAACCAATAGTACTGTATAAGTCTTTAATATTGATATACCCACCATTAGAGGAAGCAAACATCTTCTTTTCTTCCCATTCATAGAGCATAGTCTTATAGGTAATGTGATACTTATAAACTCTTTCCAGAATATCACTAAGATAAGCCTTCAAGCTATTCATGTCTTCCTCTGTTAAGTTCTCATAAGGAATCTTAGAAGCACCAAAGTAATTTGTATCCACATTTCTAAACCAGTTCTGAACAATTCTGTTAATATTCAGAGTAATAACATTACAAGAACCTGTCTTTACACCAGTCATACCAGAGGTAGGACTAAATGTATTTTCAGCTAATTCATTACGAAGACGACAACAAGATGCAAGACTATCTGCACTGTCTGAGATATAGGTAAAGAAACTATGACCTTGAGAATACATTTCTGCACATAAGTCTTTATAGTTCTTATCTATAATGTCTTTACCGTCATGCACCATAGCAAAGGTTTCTACTGGGAATGTCAGAACTTGTTTCAAGCGAAGTTTATTAAACCAAGACATGAACAATCTCTGCAAAGTATCAATTGCTACCCATTCCGGCTTAGTTCCATCTGGATAGTAAAATTCTCCAAATAGAGACTCAAAATAGGTCTTATCATAGTACGAGACATTAGTAAAGGGAGATTGATAACTTCTGTTTCCAGCAGGTTGATTAATTCCCCAAACAAACTGTTTAAAAGCTTTAAGGATAGAGTCTTCGATAGTTCTCTTAATAAGAGAATGTTCCGAAGTACATATACAGTCGAGCTTCTCATACCACTTTTCTCCGTATTCAGCAATAATATAATAGTTAAGTGCAATAAAATAGCTACCTACAGCAACTGCTCCTTTACATTGAGAAGACAATAGAAATACTAAGTTAGTAACCTGTCCACTAAATGACTGCAAATCATTAGGAGGGCCAGGAGTAACTCCGTCAATATTACCTACTCCCTCTAACATTAGAGGATATAACGAGACTGCCATACAATACTGTTTAAGTACTGACGTAGAAGCCTCATCGTGAGTATAAATAATATGACTGTCTAGGTCTCTAGAATATTGAGAAGAGAGTTCGGGATAAAGAAGCTTTAATTTCTTCTTCATACGATAGCGCTGAATTTCTCTGTTCTCGCGCTTTCTATCCTCACTCTCTAATGTAGCAACGTTCTTAGATACAACGTTAGCATTTCCATCTGTTTCAGATGAAGTAGCTGCATTTTCGGAACTATTAATATAGTTATCTTGATAACTAATCTTAGCTATGATTTCTCTAAGTCTAGATTGTTCACTTCTATACTGAGAATATGCTGAGGCTACATCATCGTAACCATAGTCCCTCAAGGTTTCTATTACTACGTCCTGAATCTCTTCTATAGTAATGCCGTCCCATAAATGCATATCAGCCACCATAGCTGTAATGACTTCTTTATTTTCTTCAGGACAGCAAGCATTAAATGCTTTAGATATTGCTTCTACTATCTTATTACCGTCAAATTCCTGTAAACTTCCGTCTCTCTTTACTACTTGCATATCAAATACCCATTACGTCCTTAATTAACAATGTCTTCTCGAATTTATTTACTAAGTCTCTCTTATCCTGGGTAATCAAGTCAGTAAATGCGTTATACACGGTAAATCCATCTACAACATTGTCTGTTGTATAATACTTAGATTTTTCATCATAAAACAAATCTTTATAAACATCAATCGGAGCAGATTCAGCTAATTTTACAGAACCAAATCCCATGTTGATTTTAGAATTGATGCAGTTGTCAACCCAGTGACCTAGGTCAGCATATATATCATCTTTCTTATACTCCATCTCTGAAAGTTTCTTAAGCATTAAGTTGGTTTCATCTGTCATCGACATAGCATTTCTTAAGAAGCTATAGTTAATAGCAGATTCTGGCTCTAGCTCAGAAACATTTAACATTTCTGGATTAAATACACACAAGTTTAGACAAGCCATATTTAAAGCTCCTACATAGAACTTAACTAATGGTTTACGAGTGTCAAGGGCATAAATCATACTAATTACTCTTTTATGATTATCCCAAGCATATTCGTCCGGCAAAACACCTTGAATCCAAACTCTATTGTATATTACATCATCAAAATTAATCTCCCCATCTTTAGTAAGCGATATTTGGTCAGCAGGCTTAGCATTAATGATAAAATTATCAGTCATTTTAGATACTCTGTCTATAAACGGAGTTACATAGGCTTCAGTAGTAAAATACTCTTTATCCTTAATTCTAGTTGCTTTCCCTTGCATCAATTGTTCAATCGTCAATTCCATATTTAAACATTATTATAGTAAATCTCCTTTAATAGGAGGTCTAATCTAAAGTGTTCATCCAATGCTTTAACTCTATGCCTTAGAGAATACATAGCTAATTCTGCAAAACTCTCTAATTCTGGTTCTTTGTATGCTTTGGAAGGTGAAACTCGAAAATATTTGCGCCATAAAGGTTCAAATTTTTCCATTAGAGTATCTATTTCTCTTCTCGGAATGTAGCAAAAATACCTTGCCGAATCGAGAAATACTCCATTGAAATTATCTACTCCTAAATGAGTACTAGTATCATAATACACGTTTCCTAAATACATCATAGCCTGTAATAAAGACCTATGTACGAAAACAGAGTTAATACCTATATCTCTTTTAGTTTCTTGAAGAATCCAGAACTTGACATTCCGGTTTTCATCATAGAACCTAACTATTCCATCTGTAGGTTTTCCCGCGATGGATTCTTTTCTTCCGATTATTAGAGGATTAACTAAGCTAAAATAGTTATAGAAATGATTTTCTATTACATCTTCAAGCACACAACCTCTGTTTGTATAGAAATTAATTCTAATCTGAAGTCCTGTTATAGGAGTAAATTCCATTTAATTGTTAATTAGTTGTTACACTTCCATAATTAAATTACGTTTAATATCTATTAAATATTGCTTATCTCAAAATAAAAAAGGAAGACCACCCTTAGGCAATCTTCCTTTTAAACGTATATCTTTCAAGAAATTAGGCTTCGATACCGAAAGCTAACCAAGTACCATTCTTGGTATTCTTAGAAGGAGTATATTGTGCAGTTGCTACTACAGCTTGTCCCTCAACAACATCCTTAGTCTTTACCAACTCAGCGTTTCCTTTGTACTTACCGCTCTTATACAACTCTTTAATTGCATTCTTAGCGTCAGCCTTGTTAGTATCAACCTGACAAACTACTGTCTGAGTTTCCTTGTCAATCCACTTGTAGAATGTTTTAAACTTACGTTTTCCATCACCCTTAACATCGTCAATCTTATACGGACGCTCACGAGTGTCGGCAACAGACGATTCAACAGTAATCAAATAACCAGCACCTGGGCAATTCTTACCTTTCTTTGCAAGATATTCAAGCATGAACTCTTTTACATCACGCTCTGTGATACCCTTAGTCTGCTTAGCTTTCCAATTTTTGTAAGCCTGTGTTGCATCTCCGTTTACGTGGAACAATGTGCTTTCTACTTGTGCGATTGCTGCTTCTTTGCTTTCTGCTACTACTTCTACTTTCTTAAAATTCAAAATCGTTGTACTCATAATAAATAAAAATTTTAAACATAAATCATTAACATATAATCTAGAACTATTTTTCTGTATCTAATCAGTATCGTTTCCCTTACTGATGTAATCAATTATACTTCGTAATTTAGGGAAACCCTAATCTTTAAATGTTAATTTGATCTTAAAGGATGTTAAAATTTTAACATTAAAATGGTACGTAATTGTCTAGCAAAATTTTGAGTTGTTTGGGCATATCCTTGGGCTTTATCCCGAAGTCAAGAAAAGTATTACACCCATACATCAAATCCTCGCAAATGGCTCCTAGGGACTTCAGGAAGGTATTTTTTTCAACCTCCCCAAAGTCATTACCTATTTTTAGGAGAACATCATAACAAGTTACTTTTTGACCTTTTTTCCTTAACTCATTAGTTATATAACAAGTGAGAGCAATACAAGCTAGTTTATCTCCCATATTGCTATTTAGGTAATTTAAGGTAAAGTATTTGTTATAAATTGCTGACAATTTCTCAAAGCTGATATTTTGAAGGTCGTTCATCCAGAGAATAGTCTCTATAACCTATCTGATATGCTACATACTTCAATAGAGTTTTAAACTCATGAAATCCCTCACGTAATTCTCCATAAGTAACCGGTCTAACCTTACTATAAAAGTTTGGAATAGTAGAAACTACCAAGTAATTAGCTTGGATTTTAGGATTCTTTAGGTGATAGAACTTCTCAGCACATAGCTTCAGAAGATATAAATACATTGCAAACTCTCTACTGTAATGAAACTTCTTGATATTATTGTCGATTTCACTGACAATCTTACCAATAGTTTTTATATCATTCACTACAATAGTGTTAGTCTCCGTATCTATGGTATAATTATCTAATTTGGACTTTAAGTGCAAAATGAACTTCTTGCCGTTGGGACAAGTAGCTTCCACGTCCAATAAAATAGCTTGCTCATTTTCAGAAATAGGTGTTTTAGTTATCCCTTCAGGATGTAAAAGTTTCTGTACTTGCTTATTGCTATTTAATGCAGTCACACAAGATTTTACAATTTCTAGTGACTTATTATCAAGGTATATGATTTCCTTATCCTGAGCCAAATCAAATTCTTTAAGCTGTCTATTCTTCCAATAATTGGTAGACGCTTCAATAACAGACTTAGCTAGGTCTTTGGTAAGTTTTCCTTTGTAATATTCAACTTTATCTGAAGCAGCCTTCACATCATCAAATTTTACATCTCCCTTAAGGAAAACTGGATAAAGCTCATTAGCCATCGCTCCCAACTTAGCAGTCGGTTTACCAATGTCTTCTGAAAGCTCAAAACTATCTGGCTGTAACACGAGTTCGTGTACGGCACTACCAAGCTCAAGTGCAGAAGAGAAGGTATTTTTAAATCCAGTGAAAAATTTATCTGGATTTCCATCTTGCCTAGGATTAATTAATCCCAAACGAGAATTACTTACATATCCACTATATTGCTCGGAAAAATACACCTTATCACTTATCTTCTCCAACCTTAGCGTGTCTAGCAGAGGTCTAAGCTTGATGTCTTTTAATTCCATCCTAAAGTCTCTAATTCTAATTCATATGCAAATCTAATTTCATCAATATCTAAACTATAAATGCGAAATAATGGGTCTCCATTCTGATTATGAGGCCTGTCAATTAACAGAGCTGGAAGACCAGAATTGATAGCCATTTGTACATTACTAATACTATCATCAATTAATACATCGCATTTGCCTTTTATCAAGTCAGCCTTATTTCCATGCTGATAATACATTTGATAAATAGGTCTTATGGGTAAATTGTATTTAGCTAGACAATTCCTAGTATAAACCTTACTATTTATTCTCTTTGTGGCATAAATATATGGTTCAAAATTTGGTTTCTCTAGCAAGGGTAAATTTTCCCAAAACTCCTTATTATAGCGAAGACTTACTACGTTTCGTGTAATTACGTGTTCAACTAAATCAGATTCTCTTGGAAATAGAGCCTTATAAGCTCCCCAAAAGTCAAAGATAGTATCATCCAAGTCTAGTGCTATTCTCAATGGATTACATGAATTCATTTATCTCAGATATTTCTCCTAAATATATTCCATGTTTATCGGCAAGTTCCTCACAGAAGTCATCATAATCCAGAAGATCATCTAAATCGTCGTACTTATTTATATACATACTCTTTATCTTTTCTTCACAATCCTCGTAGCTTCTAGCTACTACCTTACCAATTCTACAGACTTCATCTGTATGCCATGGAAATAAATATGTGTTCATAACTCGATTACTTCAATAACATTTAATCGCTTCTTAATTAAAAGTTCAAGGTCTTCTCTATCCACGTAGACAAAGTGACTCTTTTTCAAATCAGATAATGTAGAGTCAAATTCTAGAGAAAATGCTTCCTCAGTTCTCCAATTCTTCTTAGCTGTCCTCAAATAGAGGGCATACTCGTCATCAAAGTCATTAACTACACAGTTCTTAATCGTAGGAATTGGACCTTTAACTATTAACTTTTTCATTTCTTAAGCAATTCATAAAAATATTCTATAGGTATTACAGCTACTTGACCCACGCTAGGTGCCCCGTTCTTTCCTGCCTTCTTCCAACATATACAGAACGGTTTAGATTTATCACTACAAGCGTCCCTAATGTCAAAATAGTTTGGCATATTTTGGGTAAACTTGGCTTGGATATTAACTGGAAGTTCATTGTTCATATCAACAATATCTATTTTGTCAGCATCAGCCAGTTTGTTCTGGCTTCTACTAGATACACATCCTTCATATCCAACATCTCTCAATTTATGAATTATTTCTAACTCATATTGAGAACCTTTTTGTTTACTTTTCTTCGCTTGCTTACTTCTTCTAACTGCAGGATCTGCCCATTCAAAGGTAATTCCATCTTTCGATTTAGCTCCAGAGCCAGGTTTATTAGCCCTAGCTTTAATAGAGTTTATCTCTAAGCCAGTTACTTCTGAGGCTTCTTCTATAGTTTCGAAGGTTTTCTTTTCTCCATTTTTAAATGTAGCTGTAACACTTGTATTAGTCTACTTTTTCATTCCGTTTATTCTATTTATTTTTTCATTAACTTTACATCTCTAGGGTTTCTCTAGTCAATAACGAGTTGCTCATTTATAAAGTCCAATAAGTCTTGTGTATTTACACACGCTCCGGCTGGAAGCTCACACCTATATACTGTCTGTCTAGGAAATTTGGATATTAGTGCTTCTTCGTCTCCAGAAATAAAGTTTTCTCCAGTATCATTAATTACTACGTAAAATACCATTTCTTTTAAATTTGTCAATAGTTAACTTAATCAACTCCTGAGTAGCTTTTCTTCCATAGTCCCTATAGTAATCACTTATATCCTTAGCTCCTGTGTTTCTGGGAATCATTGATACGATTAATTCTGGATGTTGTTTCCTAATCTTATTAGTAAAACGAACTCCAGTTAGGTCATTATCATATAGCAACACAATGTATTTGAATCTCTGCTTTAATTCTTCTAAAACTTTGTCAGAAACAAACTGAGTCTCAGAGTTGGGAGCTATAGCTGGTATTCCTAAAGAATATAAACACATTACATCTTTCATAGACTTAGTTATTACTACCAGTTTTCCAGTCTTAGCTAATTGTTTATAGCCTTGAATAGTCTTAGTAGAAACATTACCTATGAATCTAAACTCCTTTCGTTTTGGCATATAAATACGCCATTGCTCGATGTTCTCTTTCTTCCCAAAATAATATCCATAGATAGGACTATGTTGGGCAGACTGTGCATATATATTTCCATTTAAGAATACAGTACTACAACTGTATACCTTAAACCTATGTAGAATATCTTTAGTAATACCAAAGCTTCCCCACCACTTCAACTCAGGTTCTGAGAACTCCTTAGCTTCTATTTGGATGAAGGTTTGTTTTTCTTCCTCAAATTTCGGCTGGATTTTTACTGCAATCTTCTTTACAGGAGAATCCTTAGTATATCCAAAGTCCTTAGCTATAATCTTTAAAGCAGTGTGATAGTTACAATTATACTTTTCCATAACTACCCCTTCGAATGTCAAACATTTTCCGGAAGCAAAGTCCTTAAAATATAAGTTTCCAGATTTTCCTCTAAAAAAGCTGCAGGTGACATGACTGTCACTACGCAAAGGAGACTTGAACAGTCCTTTCTTAACTGGAATACCCAGATAATAAGTCATGTAAGTCTCCTCATTGTTCTTAGATAGAAGAAATTCCTTAGTAATTTTTGGTTCAAAAGTATAATTAAACATAGTCACTAAGGAATTTATGAATTACTCTACTAACAAATCATTATAGCAAGTTGTCAAGATCGAAGTCATTTCCTGGTGCAGCATCTACACCGGCAACATCTGCAATCGGGTCTTCTGACTTCATTTCGGTAGGCTTAGCTTTCAGATACTTCTGACGTTCTCCCTCCTCATAGTCAGAGAAGAACAGCTTGTCACCAATATAGTTATCAGAGATGAACGACTCACCTTGTTTGTTAATACCTACGATACGAGGTATATCAGCAACTACTTTACCATCACGGTTTCTACCAATCAACTTCAACTTAGTCTCTGTACCTTTAACTTTTTCAGTTATAGTAATCAGAGCCTTAGCTACATCATCGAAGCTCTTAAATTTAGAGCTAGCTGCTTGCATCTTTTCAAATCCTGCAGGATTGAGAACCTGCGCAGTCTGCTTAACTACAGCCATCAAAGTCTCGAAGTTGGAAGGCATAATAACCTTTCCACCATTCTTACTATCAAACTCACGTCTCTCATCATCACCAGCTTTAGGGAAGAATTGAGTCACAGAGAAGTAACCCTCTTCGTTCTCAAAGTTGATTGCTAGAACTTTATAATGAGCCGTTGGATCCTTTTTACCATCAAATTCTTTGATTTCACATCCCATGAATTTTACATCATGGATGTTCCAAGGAGTTAAAGGACGACGTGTGTTTCTTACTGCTGAGTCTGCTGATATACCAAAATTAAACATAACTTTATTCAATTTAAATGTCTTAATAAAAATTCTTCTTCATCTTTACAATCATATTTAATCTCAATAAATAGAATATTGTTTCTAGAACAATAATCCTTAACTATCTAATCTCTCTTCTACTACTTTTCTAAAGCTAACTTGCCTCCAAAATAATCTGTGGCGATATAATGCTATATTCCGTTATACTCTATGAAATACTACTTTTGGTTAGTATTAATGTAAAAGTCTATACGAACTTTATACCCATTAATATCTAGATTATACTAGGGGATATATGGAATGCTATATTTATCTAGAATAGAAGAGATTTTTATTTCTCCTTTACTTCTAGAACATTTTGGACATCCCTTTCCATTTAGATGATCATTAGGACGCTAATAGAAAGTTCCATGAATTGGACATTCTATTTCTACCTTCTGATTAGACCTAACATATTTAGTCCTATTATAGGTATAATAATTATTATGAATGCGGCAAGCTTTTCTAATAAACTCTTCCGTGTCCATACTCATACCTCCTGGATTACATTTAGGACAGCCGCTACCATTAATATAGTGCTTAGCAGCCATCCAGAAATCCCCATGAATAGGACAAGTAATACATACCTTATCCTACATTTTAGTATAAATAGTATTATGGTATAAGTAGTAATTATTATGTTTTAACTAACACCTTTTAATAAAGTCTCCTTGAGATATCTTCTTAGGCATTAATTCAAATTAAAATCAAATTTTTCTAAGTCTTTGTCATCTTCGTCTATGTTTATATTATCTAATGATTCTATATCGAGTTCATTCTCAATATCAATTATCTCATCAGGTACAGAGTTTTCTTCTTGTACCTTATCTCCTACTAGATAATAAATTCCTTTATCCTCTGTAGGCTCTAGTTTAAAGGTAGTACCATAAGCTGAGAGCTTTTCATTAGCTGCACCCCTATAACTTACAGTATTACTCTTTGTTAATTTGTTTCCACTTTTAGTTCCGAAAGCGGCATCAGTTCCAATAATAGGAACTGCTTTCTTATCCTTCTTCTTATACTTGATGTCTACTCGACAATCTGCACAAACCTGTAACAGGTCTACAGCTCCCTGAGTTAATATTAACTTGTTGGAATCAAGCGTAATAATAGGATCTGGATTAGCATCTACCTTGGCTGTAGAAGCCTTAGTAGATGTCTTGGTAGCACTTTTCGTTGCCTTAGTGTCAACAGAAATTTCTTCTTTCCCAATATAGGTGATTTCACCAGTTTGTTCATTCACCTCGTAGTGAAACAGTATGTCTAACTTCATTACTCTCCTTCATTATAAGCATCAATAACATGGATAATCTCATTCAAATCATTATCAATCTCTAGGTCTTCAAACATACCAAAGGATGTCTTAGCCACACAAGTACCATCATTATTAGTGATTAACTTGTACTCCATTCTACCAGAATCTCCCTCACTTACCTTAGTGAAGAAAATATAAGTAAACAGACCTTCCAGTGTTACCTTTTCAGACAACAACTTTCCAACAGTTTTAATGACAAACTTAGGATTTACATTGTCTCCAACATTCTCCGAGTGTGTCAAGAAAATCATCTTACAATCCTCTCTCATCTTTTCTGAATATCTCAGAATTTCCATAGCGTGTTGAGCTAGCTCACTAAATTTGGTATAACCAACTTCTGTTGCTCTATCAACGAACTCATAAGAGAGAACATATTGGAAGTCATCGATAATTACCTGTTTAATTTGAGGCATCATCTTGTCAATAATTTGAAGAATTTTCAGAATTTGATCCCATTTGGAACTAACGTAATAGTTACCACTTACGTTCTTTCCCTCTATTTTAATAGGGATATACTTCTTTTTCCATGCTCTAAAGGGGAGCGGTTTACCCGTAGTACTTATAATAAAAGTCTCTTCGGGATTAAGATTTCTTAAACTTGTACTCTTTCCAGTACCTGATTCACCTACGATAGCAATTGTTTCAGCAGCCATTATTCTAATGCAAAATTAAAGTTTTCATTTGAATCATCTAATTCTGTAATATCATCTAGCTCCTGTTCTACTATAGAACTATTATCTTCTAGTATATAATTTGGATTTGTATACCTTTCATAATCATAAATTTCATCGGGCTTTGGAAGCTCGTGGAACATATTAATCCAGCCAAAGAAGTTTACTCCAACCTCAACATCACAATCACCATATCGGTTCTTAAGTACCATTATGCTTCTAAAATAAGAATTTAGATACTCAATATTATAATGTTTATAAGTTTTCAATCCATCTCTATGTGGATTATACAGCGCAATCATGATATTACAATCCTGCACAGTATTACCAGAGTCTTTAGCATCATGAATAGTAAACGCACTCTTTCCCTGCTTAAACCTTTCAATGTTTCCTTGCTCTCTATTAGCTTGCTGTATTACTACAGGACTAACGCCACACTTATCTCTAAAGAAGAGAAGATAGCTAGAAAGTAAGTCTATGTCAGGTTTAGTACCAACTAGACCAATATGGTCTACTACGATATTATAGATAAGATTAGGATTATTAGGCTTATATAGAAGTCTTGTCTCACTTTCAGAAAAAGTTCCCATTTCTTCTAACCTAGTTTTCAAGATAGCATACACCTTTTTTGGAGATACTTTCTTGTCATAGATTTCCAGCTTTTTACTAATCTTATCTACCCAGGGCATACATTGCTTAACTAGGTCATAATGCTCCTCTGACAAAATATATTCCTTTTCTCTTGAAAGAATCTTCTTAAAAGATAATTGTATTCCATACGTTTCAAAGATATATATGGATAATAGCTTGATATATAAGGCTACTTCTCCCATCTCTAGACTAAAATACAATACCTTAAAATCGTCATCATCAAGATGTTCCATTAGTGGTCTATAAACATAAGCATAAAGGGCAAATGAAGTTTTACCTGCACCAGAGTTAGATAGAATTAGTGTATAGGTTTCCCTAGTAACTCCATCAATAATACTCTCTAGTTTAGGAAGTTTCATAGATATACCATGATTTAACCCCAATCTACCTCTATCAATTTCATAAAGAAGTTTCTCAGAAATCATAGCAATCTCATGGAATCATAATTAACTCCGCCTTCATCTTTTAGTGCTTCAAGTTCTTCCCACTTATGGTCTATTACAAAGTTGGCAATAGTGGTACATAGAATATTGTGCTCTCTAGCCCACTTTACTAGCTCTATAATTTGATTGTGAATTTCTGGCTTCCATCTGATAGTCCTACCATAAAACCTATAGAAGTCTTCGATGGTGTCAAATTTCTTGGACACACTTCTAAGACCTACTTGTGAATTATTAACTATCCCGAATTGAGGGTAGGTATCCCATAATTCCTTACCTAGCTCAAATGAGCATTTGTAGAAATCTTTAACCACATTTTTGTTTAGTGGAATATCTAAGGGATTAAATACACTTCCTTTTTCAGGAATTTTATAGGATTTATGAATAATTCCAGCATTGCGAAGTCCAGTTAATAGTTCTATTGTAAAACCACGAGCACATACTCTAGAAGAGAAATACTCATGGACAATTTCTGGTTCGTCGCCTTCTTGGGCAATAAGAATAATTTCTAACAACAACAACTCGCTCGGATTTATACTATATTTCTCACAAAACAGAAGCTGTTGTTTCAATTCAAGATTTCTCACGTGTACAAATTAATAGATTTTCTACTAATCTATACACTAAGTCTAGTTTACCTGTTAAGGTGTTAAAACTTAGTTACGTGATAAACTTTAGTCCTCAACCTTTTCGTTGGCGGTTTCAAGAAGTACTGCGTAATCCTTCTTTAATTCCTTCAACTCAGATGTCAGTTTACTAACTTTAGTTTCTAGCGACTTACATTTCTTAGTAAGTGCAGATTTCATCTCATTATACTCTTTCTTAGTGTAATAAGTTTCCATAATTTAAAAACGATAAGTAAAATTTTGTATTTTCTTCTTATAAGGCTCATAGGGTTCTCCCCTTAGAACTTTCATAAGATTCTCTTCATCAATAGTTATATAATTCACTCCTTCGTGTGATTTCTTGTACCATTCACACTCTACAGTGTTTTCAATAACAATTGTGAACATTTCGGCATACTTAGTAGGTTCTTCCTTTCGTATTACCCTACCAGTTCTCTGCTTACTCTTTATAGGACTGGAATCTAAACCAAGAACAATACCAACAGATAAACCCTTACAGTCTAAACCCTCATTAGCTAGCTGGACGCTATTAAGCACTCCAGAACTAAGTGTGGAAAATTCTTCTATGGTTATTCTGTTTTTCTTTTTACTTTCTCTTCCAGTATAAACGTATCCTATACCTATGCTTTCAGCCATTTTCACATTAGCTGAAAAGGTAATGATTTTCTTATCAGACCTATACTTGATTATCTCCTTGGCTATTTCTAGCTTCTTAGCATGATTGTATATGAACTTTTTCCTATTCTGCAAAGCTCTCATGAACGCCGTAGCATGAAAAGTAATTTCCTTGAAAACTTCTTTCCTATCCAGCTTGCTGTTTCGGTTACATAGTTCGTCCCTATACTTAGCCCTATTGACAAATCCGTTTGGACCTAACATACTCATAACTAAGTCAAAATCAAAGTTAAAATATTCAAAATGTTGAACAAACTCCTTGTTATATTTTCTATACAAGTCTATATCGTCCACCGTTATTATAACTTGATATTCTGAAAAGTTTGATACCCAACCATTGGCTTTGGCTACTTCTATAGAGATATTATCAATCTCTGGACAGTATTTTTCTATGATACTGTGCTTTCCATCGAGTCTCTCTATAGTAGCAGTTAAGCCAAGAATAAGTTTATATTTTACCTTAGTAAATACAGAAGAGAAAGTATCAGCAGGACATCTGTGAATTTCATCCAGAATTAGAAGGTCACAATCATACCCGTTCTTTGCCATGGAATTAATAATTCCAACTTCGACATTCAATCCATATCCCAAACTGTCTAGGATTCCAGACCATTGTTCTTGCAAAGTAGAATTTGGAACGACTACTAATACCCTGATAGAAGGATACTTAGAAATAAGTTTTCCTATAATAATAGTAGCAACCCTAGTCTTTCCATATCCAGTACAAGCAACTATTGTACCTCTTCCTTTGGACTTAATCCACTTTTTGACGGACTCCTCCTGCCGCTCATCACGAGTGACAGGAGTAAAAAGGTCCTTCATTAGTCTATATTTCTAGTGATGTCCCAACCTTTAAGTTCAGCAACTTTCTTAATTTCTTCCATTTTGTCCTTCCACTGTTTGGCTTGACTTTCACATTGATTCTGGAAGCGATAAAGAACCTTGCTCGACAACAGTCTCAACTGATCACTAGTTAAGTTTGCATATTTATCTCGTTTTAGTCTACACATCGATCTAAACTCAGCATAACTTAATCCAGTATCACAGATTTTAAGAGCAATAGAAGGATTCAAACGAAGTTCCTTACTTACCACCAAAAGTCTATTGACAGCTTTACCTGTTACAGGGTCTTTACGATACAAGTCCTTTTGCATTTCTTGCTGTGTAAACCAAAGTCCCATCTTGACAATGAAATTCAACGTCAAATGAGAGTTATCAAACAATCCCAAAGAATCCAAACAAGCATCCATAACCAAACTTACGGGTACTTCTCTAAACTCTACAGGGATACCATTAAGAATATTTCCAATAGGATAAACTTTAATAGCCTCATTGGTCAAAATCTCTTTGTTATTCTTGATGGTAATTCTCAGGTCTTCCAAACAGCGAGTGTTTGTGTATTGTTTCTCAGCTCTAAGCCATCTAATAAGAAGCTCTGCTCGACATCTCTGTATTTGATCGGACACTATATCTAGTAATGTTAAACGACCCGGATTCTTGGCATCCGAGTTGTACAACATTTGTTCACAGTGGTTATAGAAGCGTTTCAGCTGGTCATAATCAGCATCTACTAACTTTATTTCCTCCTGGACTCCGTTTACTTTAGGTCCTTTCCATACATAGCTATTAACATCGTTTGCTTTATCATTCAAAGCCTCTCTCAGCTTATCTCCTAATACAGTCATAAATTATTCTTTAAAAATACTTCATAGTTCATCTAATTTTAATGTTAATCTAATAATATTTGTCCACATTCTAGAGACGGTTTTTCATGAATAAATTTCAGGAAAATTATATTCGTCTCCTTATATGGAACGAAATCTGTACCATCGTACCATTTATCGATGCCTTCTTCTACATATCTTAGAGATACATATCCAACATCACCTAATTTCATAGAACACTGGTTCCAATTCGGAAATCGAACACACATTATGTCTTTGTAATCTAGATTATCATATTCTAGACGTTCAAAGACATAATTTGCATAACCCATTCCGTCCTCACATTCAGCTACAAACTTAACATGGTAAGTTACTTCTTTGGTTTCCACACCTCAAAGGTATTAATATCCTCGAACTTCCTGCAACCATAAGAGGCAAAGTCCCCTTGTAGTTTGTCCATATTTGGCAAACAGGGATAGTTCTTACACCTAGTACAGCTACGTTCAGGATGTTTATAGTGAAAACCATCTTTGTCCTTAAACATTACTTCAGTAATAGGCATAATAATATTAATACACATGAGCCAGCAGCTCCATATTTGATTACGTTCTGCTTTTTCTTTAAAGACTTATTAAGACCTTCAATTGATCTATTTTTATCTTCAATTATGTTTCCATAATACAGTAACTGGACTCTGCGAACAGAATCTGTTTTCTCCCAACTTTTGTTTATAAGTTCTAAATTAGTTATTTGACTCTTCAATAAAGGAACCGTTTCGGACAACTTCTGATGTTCAGCAAATATCAGATTAGTTGTCTTTAACTGTTCGCTGGTTATTGTAACGGTCGATGTATTCTGAGAAAAAGCACAAATTGATGCTATCAGAACTAGACATAATAGTAGATACTTTCTCATCATACTCCTTGTCTATATATTTAATTTTCTCAACAATGGAATCATTAACTATATAAATGCTGTCCCTAACGATAGAATCCTTCACAATCTCTTGCACATTAGGAGTGCTAGGATTACTATCTCTCTTAGGGACAGACAAATATATAATTATTAATCCCATTATGATAATTAAAATATAGCAAAACTTAGTCTTGTTCATTTATCTCAATACCTGCAGCCTTAGCCTCCTCTACGAGCTTAACGCATCCGACTACATCCACACCTTCCTTCATTGCCAGTTTCACAACAAGTTTCTCATTGTCAGAGAGACCTTCCACTTTAGCTTTTAGAGCTTGCTTTTTGTCGAAACGAGCTTTCATCTGATTGTAACCCTTGATAATTCTCTCTGGATTCTCTTTAAGGAAATTAACCTCCTGTTTCAAGAAAGCCTTTACCAAGGTCTTACTAGCTACTCCTCTATTTCTAGTATAGATAGTAGGACATTTAGGGTCGTGCAAAGCTTTATTGTAGGCATTAGCCTTACCTCTCTCCTTGTCAAATGTATCAGTTGGATGACATACACTGATACCAACAGATATGACTCTACAAACTTCTGCGTAATCTGGATCATCTACACAGACTTCGTCTATTTCGTTCACCCAACCTACCGCAAGTTTGCAACCATCCTCACTCTCTTCTGGAGATTGGCTCAAAGCACACGCTACAATTTTGTGTTCCTCACCCTTAAAGTCTACAAACGAGTCAATCAAATACTCAGCTACATCCTGTTTCATTTTCTACAATTTTAAAACCGTTATTAATTAAATATTCTTCTGGAGCAAACTGTAATTCGAAAAATCTATGCAATGAATAGTTTTTTCTCTTTACAGAGATTAAATTTTTCTTTTTAAGTGTAATAGGTTTATCAGAAGCATAATACTTCTCTTCCATAAGGGCTGCTCCCCATCCCCACATTTGATAGACCGAACTACAGTAGATAAACTTGTCATGTGTATATACAATCTGTTTATCCTTCTCGTAAGTCTTCCGTAAGATCGTCATAAAATACTTGAATAGTTCTAAAGATAAACTTATTCTTTGCTGAATTGTAACATTCATTCCAGCTACAATTTTTATAGTGGTCCAGAATTTCAGAAGCTCTTACATTATAATATATATTTCTGCAAAAGCTTTCGTCCTCATCACATTCAGCAGAATTTATTGTATAATTTCCGATGCCAATAGCGTAATGATAGTGACTTTCATAAATTTCACTAAATCTATCTTCTAACTCATAATCTTCGTATATTATTACTCTAAACTTGAATTTGTCCTTACTAAGAAGTTTTGCCAGGCAATATGCTACATAGCAACACCCTCCAGTATTAATATCGTACTCTTCATCTAGAAACCTACAAAGTTTATTCAGCCTCTCCGCTAGAATTTCTTGTACTTCCGTAGATTTGGAGTTCAATCTCCTTCTTTTCTTTTTTAAACTCATCCAAGTACTTACTTAAAGTTGCAACTTCATCTTTTCCGAATTTTCTTCTAACTGCATAGTGGATACATCTTTCCACTGCAGATTCTAGCAGGAATCCATATCCTACTACCTTGAACTCTTTTCTCGGATTTTTACCACCAATATCACATAACAACTCCAAGTCGAAACGGGGAGATGAATCGTTAATCGGGGTTAACCTGTAAAATGGACCTTCAATTACCATCTCTTTTTTAAATTACTATCCGCATACATCTATCATTGTTAAATTATTATTACTAGGCTTATATCCGTAATCACAATATGAATTAGTTATTATAACATGATCAAAATTGTTACACAACTTTACCAAGCCTTCGATATTTACAGCATGACAAACTATAATCTCGAATTTAGAGTCTGGATATCTCTCTTTAAGAACTTTAAGCTCCCCAAGGAATGTTCCCCCAGCATCACACAAATCATCAATAAAAGTAAAGGTCGGATAATAACAATTAACCTCTCTTCCAATGGAAAACTCCTTAATCTTACCAGTCTCCAAATCTCTCACCTTATTGAACACAATATGTCCCCAATTATTAGAGAGATTTTTGTACCTTTTGTAAGCTCCAGCATCTGGGAATACAATATTAGTTTGGGTGGCAAGATTATGTTTAAATTCAAGCGCTTCGCATCTATCCCCTAGAAGTTGTTCTGTTCTATCAGAGTGAGGTTCCAAAACCGTAACATAACGATAATTCATAGTGTTTAAAATACTGCAAACTATTTTCAGAGAAAATGGGCGGTTAAAGTCCATTACTCTATCCATACGCATAGACATTAGATAGGTAATAAACAAATCCCACTCAATCTCTTGTCTATCAAGAATGTCTCCGACCTGAGTTAGAATAAATAACTCTTCAGCAGAAGTAATTCTGCATATAACCTTTACTGAATCTTTCCTATCAAATTCGTCAGGAAAACTTATCTGAGGTTCTCCGTCAGGAAATCTAGTGAGGTTATACTTAATCTCACTCTTGTCCAAGTTAATTAAGTTTAATAATTTCATCTACAACATATTTTAAAATTTCGTAACTTTCTTCTAAGCCTGCTCTATCATCTAATAGGATGTTGTAATAAGGCTTGTAAGATTTAGGTAATACAGAGCTTTGATTTATTTGTAGCTCTCCATCCGGAGCTAATCCAAGCATATCATATACTATGGTAGACTTTCTATGTGATTCACTAATATCTTCATCACAAGTAAATAATACCAGTTCAAATCCTAGTCTAGCACATCTTTTTAGCAGCTCAATAACACAACTATAGTCTCCTCCATCATTATGGTAGTCAAAAATAGTGTTGTCATAATCGAAAGCGACTATTAGCTTTCCGTATTTTTTATACTCTTCTAATAGTCGCTTCTTGCAAGCTTCTTTTCCGAACGGATGGTTAAAATTTTCCATAAAGCCCTTCGTTAATCCGCTGTCTGATTTCTTTGAGAGTGTGTTCCTTCTTAAGAACACCGTCTTCAAATACAGTTTCTAGACAACCTCCATCCTCTACTTCAGGAGTTACTTGGTCTTCAGCATAGTAGACACCATTGACATCCTGATATACTGCAATCAGACCTTTCAAAGAGTTCTTAGTTCCATCATCAGTCTTAGGATGTTTGAATATTTCTTTCAATTCTCCATTAATTACACAAGCAGTAGCCTTAATTGCAAATCCTAAGCTATCTCTACTTGCATACTGATATGAAAATGAACCTACTCCTAGAACAAGATTGCAAGCTGCCATATGAGCGTTCTCAAGTCGCATATAGATTTGTTTCTGACGTTCTAGTGTAATAGAATCGCCATATAACAAGCCTATTTTTGTACTAGGATAACGATAATCCCTAGAAGTAGTATTCCATCCAAAAATCTTACCAAGCATATAATAAGCACCATAGTATTGACCTTCTGAAACTTCTACATACTCAGCATCATCGTTAAATGGAGCATAGCAACAATAATATTTACCCTCTTTCATCCTAGTATGGAAATGAGGATTAGTTCTCAGCCCACAAATAATATCAACGGGGTCTCCGCTATCTGGACGAATAACTACACGTCCATCACGAGCCATAATATCCTTCTTTAATTTGGGAAGGAAGTTTTCAATAACATTCCAGAAGTCCCAAGTATCAGAAACTATAGAAACGAACCCAGATGGATACAATTCATTAATTAATCGCTTAAAGGTTTGAAGTTCGTCCTCTTCTCCACCAGCACACATTACAGAATGTTCTGTAGCTGGAACAGTAGCAGCAATTAATTCATTGTCAGAATTTGCACCATAATATTCTTCTAGAGCAGCAATAGCTGGAATGGTCTCACTTCCAACAAACGAAGTCATATGTGCCATACCAGAAATGATAGCAGCCTCTAAACCAGCCATTCCTCTCATAGAGAAGTCATGACACAAGAAATCCAGATTTACATCTTCTGGAAATCCAGTATGTACTGCGTGTCTTTTAAGTTCCTTCTTATAGAGTCTTGCTCTAGTAGCAGAAGTGCAAGGCATCCACAGAGTACAACTAATTAAAGTCTCTAAATAATTAGTTAACCAGAAGAACTCTGACTTTGTATTAGTAATAGTCATCACAGGAACCCTAATAGGCATATTGAACCTTCTGGCAACGCTTTAATGCGAATGGGAAGATAACCCAAATCATATAGAGCTTCAATATGTCTGTATCCTACAGACTCAATTCCCACGAAATTATGGACTCTTCGATAAAACATTTCTATAGCCTTTTCTTTAGGTAATCCAAAGAAATTCTGATTAAATTCATCAATCAGATACTTCTTAATTAAATATTGGATTCCGAATACTACAGAACCTTCAGTGGCTTCTGGAAAGTATTTGTTACTTCTAGGAGTCCAATTACTGTAAACTTGTTCAGTACCTTCTGGATACATTCTGTGGTGGCCCAATTTATAGCCATCTGTTGCATTAATTATTTCCATTCTAAAAATTATTTTAATAACTAATTGTTAATAAACTTTTCATGCCTTTACCACTAGCTAAATTCTTAAAACACTGAGTGATAAATTCCTTCGTTTCTGGGTGGATAGCCCTAGGAGAACTTATATACTTAATCCACCAGTTATATTCTCCTTGAAAACTATTACCATTATATACTTTACCGGCAGCCAGATAATCGCATACTAGTTCCAGAGCATACTCTTTAGGCATCTTCACTGGAACACCTCCAATGTCTAGCTTAGTTACCCAGTACTCGTAATGATGTGGATTCCTTCCTCTGTGATGTAAATAAGACCTAGAATATCCTAGAATTTCTTTTTCCCTGTTTAAGGGAGATGTGTCATCATCGTAAAATTTTACAGAACGAGAGAACTCATACCATCCGAATTTAGATAAGTCGTGCAAGATACCATGTTTGTATAGACCTAACTGAAAACAGTAATAAGCTACCCAAAACTTATGTTTAAGTATTCGCCTAAGATGTTTCAGTGTTATACACATACATTTAAGAATTTCCATATCTTCTTCACTATTCTAGTTAGAAAATTATTTCCTCTTAGGTTGAACTTATGTGTATATCCAGACAACCTATCTGGATTCCATACAGCGTGAACTATATAGAATAAATATCCTACTGTATATAGCATAATGTTCAGTACTGGGATAAATCCTAGAATTAGTATTACTAAAACTAGCCACACTGGAACTTTAAGGTCATAGTCTTCTTCTATAAGTGCCACACTTCTGCTATACCCATTGTAGTAAACAGTTACATGGGTATCTTTCAAGATAAGCACCGTGATGATTACCATCACAGTGCATATTACTAGATACATCATTTGTTATTAGCTACGTCTTTAAATAAGGTGGGAACCTGACCATAAGTAGGAAGTTTTCCATCCCACTTCTTAATCATGTCCTGTTGAACTATGAGAACTGACAAAGATGCTGAAATCTTTCTATTATATTCAGCTTCTGCATCACCCTTAATCTTAAGAGCTTCTGCTTCTCCTTGTGCGGCTGCTACTTTCTTTTTAGCTTCTGCCTCAATAGTCTTAACTTCATTCTCTGCCTTCAAAGCCTGTTGAATTGCAGCATTCTTAGCATCAATAGAATTGACTAGCGTCTGTGGATATTGAAGACCAGAAGTCATTTGTTCAAGCTGAAAATTCTCAGCCAAGAGTTCCTTTGACAGTCTATCTTCTATAGACTTCTCAAACTCCTCACGTTTACTTACTAGTTCATCAGTAGTATAGTTATTCAGCTGAATACGAAAAGCATTCTTTACGTAGTTATACAAAGTAGTGTTAATTACCTCTACAATATCTTCCTTTCTATACTTCTTAAATACTTCTGGTGATTTCCCGTCAACAATCTTCAAAGAAATTGTAGGGTCTACAGTAAACGAGGATCCGTCTTTAGCATTAATACTGAAAGGAGGATAGTCCACAGTCTGTACGAATGTAGGATATTCATATACAGCCGTAGTAACAGGATTATACCACACCGCGCCAGTAACAAGAGACACATCATCTACTCCCTTACCGTCTCCGTATAGATTCACCTTAATGCCTTCGTAACCAGCATCAATTCTCTCGTAGCCACAACTAGACAAGCCAAACACCAAAGTTAATACACACAAAAGCTTAATAATTGTCTTCATTTTCCTTATTTAAATAATGTTTCTTAATATATTTGAATATCCTATAAACTAAACTTGGGATTGCCACTAGTAATAGTAACAACCCCAAGATATTTGCAGCATACAATGATTCGGATAATAACCATAAGCTGACGTTGTAAATTACAACGATTAATAGAACGGCAACAAATGCCTTAATTAAGTTTTTCTCGACCATAGAATAATATATTCTCTATTGCCGCTTTTATTATACCATAGTAGTACATTATCCTCTGTAATATCTATATACGGATCATAATAAATATACGCGGCAAACATTATGCACACAATTATAAACGCAATCATGATTTATCGAGTTTTAATAGACCCAGGTCTGGTAGTTGCAGCCTGAAAGTCTTTTCCTTGTTTATCCCACCATGCTTGCTTTGCTTTTAACCAAGCTACTTTTTTCTTATACTTCATTGTTCGGAAATTATTACGATACGATTAAATTCATTATCTCCAAATTCAGTGGTAATTCCACATCCCTTAATAACCAATTTATCCTCTGGAGCACCATAGCTAATCAGAGCCTTCTTCATAGATTCTGCCCTAGCTACAGCAAGGTTATTATTAAACTCTTCTGGACCTTCTTCCGAAGCATATCCCTCAATCACATAAGTTTTTCCACTATTAGAAATATAGGAAGCTAGTTCTGAGACAGCCACATTGGAAGTTTTAGAAATCTCTGAAGAATTTTGAAGGAATTGAATTTTTGGAGTCAAAAGCTCTACTTTAGTAATTTCGATTGTGTCCGTCTTAACAATTTCTATTGGTTTACGAGCCATAAGTTCCTCATTCTTGGCTCTCAACTCATTAATAGAAGCGTTTAGGCTTTCAACCTCGGCATCACTATACAACTTCATAATTGGAAAGTCCCCCTTGCTAGACTTAAAGCGATAGGTAGCACCAATATAGACGTTAAACTCATGATTCAGAGGAGAAGTCTTGGGAAGTAACATATACTCAGGAGTAACATTTAATGCCCATCTATTAGAGATATTAAAGTTACATCTAACGGCTCCACGGGCGGATACATTATTATAGACATCTCCATAAGTATGATACCAACCAGCACCAACGATTAGTATAGGCTCAAACAGACGCCTATCTCCGTTATATCCACATATCAGGTTAGTAAGATTGGTAGTAACGTTAGCTGTCAAATTATGTGAATCAAAGAATGTTTTATTTCCTTGGTTCATTCCAGCCATCATGTCTAACTCCAAGCCAAAGATAGGAGTAATCTCCTTACCAATAGCAATGTTTACTAGTACATCATTTGGTTCTGCCCAACTTCTATGGTTATCCCAAATAGTAGTTCCAACATTACCAGAAATATACCAGTTATCCTTCATACTTCCAGTCTCAACAACTTGTGCGCTAGCAAATGCACACATCAAACACAAACAAATAATACTAAAAATTCTCTTCATAATTAAATTAGTTAAATTATAGACTATAATATCTAAATAATTTGTTCTTTCGACTTAGTGTAGTCAATGTGTATGATGTTGACATTGTTCTAGAGGCAATATTCGTTTACCAAAATATCTCGCTCTTTCTAATGTTCAAAATCAAATTTAATAAGATTACCATGTTTAAAGAAAGGTATTTCCTTAAAATGTTGTATGCCGTCATACTCTATAAAAGTGTCACCAATCTTAAAGTCAATAAATGCAAATCTTCCATTTTTAAGAGGTATTCTAACTTGCTTCTGATATTCAATCCCATTATCTTCTAACCATGATTGTATAAATAATTCTCCTAAAGATTTGGGTTTGCACATAGGGCATCCGGATTGTCGAAGAAAATCTCCCGGTCTAATCACAAAATCCCCATGGATAGGACATCCTATTATAACTTTAGAATCATTATTAATATAAATTGTCTTAGAATAATCGAAATTTTTATCAGGAAAGGTTTCCTAGGCTTTCTAAATGAACTTTTCCGTATTCCAGGCTTTGTTAGTCCCGCTTTTTATAGAATTAGCCCATATACCTTTCAAGAGATTGCTAGCAACTACCTCCACTTCTCCAAGTATCTTGGATATAACTATTACTGACTACCTACTGCCTCTATAAATACTCTTACTAAAATCGCAATCCGGATAAAGAGTCTATACCCTTCTTAAAAATTCTTCCTAAGTTAATTTCTTCATGCTATTATGCTTTTATACTAGTCCCACCAAGTTCTCATACGTTCAAACTTAAGTTTATTGTACAAGTACCAGGCTTTTTCTCTTCTTAGATAATCTTTGAGAATTGGGGCATTCCAATTAAGGTCAGCAGCTTTAGGACAGAATCGCTTCCAGTTCTTAATGTTTATGTGTCTATCCACGAATCCTTCAGACCCAGGTCTGAAATCACAATGATAGGCAGAATCTATCTCTAGAACAATATCTAAAAGTTCTAGTGCGAGTTTTAGATTCTTTTCAACAACTTCATTACCTTCAGCAATCCTAGATACTTTGAAGTATTCATACATTCTAATTAAAGCTTGTTTCTCTAGGGAGAGAACAAAACCATAATCAAACGGATAGAACTTCATAGCCTCTTTAATGAGTCTCTTGTTTTTGTTCTTTCTTAGTTTCATATTCTTGACTTGCTTCAACTGCTAATTTATCTGCTAAATTGTTCATTTCAGAAAAGAAATCAGAATTTGAAGTATGTCCCTTGACCCAACAAAACTTTATGTCAGAGCAAAACTGGCTTGCTTTAGCAAAAACTTTGTCATATAAGTTCCACAACTCTACATTCTTTTTCCTCTTCCATCCTTTCGTAGCACATCCTATGACATACTGAGAATCTGAATAGATGGTAAGAGATTCTATCTTACGACTTACTGCATTGAGAGCATATATTACAGCTAACAACTCACATTTGTTGTTAGTAGTATTTGGAATCATCTTGCTAAATTCATAGGATTTTTTCCCATCAATTACGAATACAACCCCTACTCCTCCTGTGTTTCTAGATGAACTAAAAGCTCCGTCAGTAAAGACCTCTAAATTACTCATTCTGAGTATTAGTCCTGAGATTAGTTCCTAGTAGTATTGCTATCTTTAGCAGGTCGTCTTGGTTATCACAAAATATATTATCTAAAATATAGTTTGCGTAATCACTTATTCTAACTCTCTTTCCTACAGCTCCATACTTCTCATTAAGCCACTTAATTTGCGGAATAAAGTCTTCCAAATTATCTCCAAGATGCCTCAAGGCTTTTCTAATAGAGACTGGAAACCACATTTTTTCTTTTATCCAATCTAAGTGGCAATAACCAAAAGCAAAGGCTCTACTCAAATCCTTCTGAATGAATTCATCTAGCTCGAAATTTCTCTCATGCCTTCCTAATTCCTCAAAATCATCTTTTAAATCTAAACAGAACACTTCATTGAACTCAATCATCGCTCCAAGATTCTATAACACCAATCAACTCTAGCATACCATATCTACACATAGCCTTAAATGGCCCAGTAGATATAGAAACAAATGTTGATTTACTGTTTCTATAATTTCTTATTACTTGCGTAAGTAAGTCTCTAGCTAGTGCTCTTAGGTCAGAAATAGATGGAACTCTATACTCTCCAGGACTTATATACATTCTCCAAGGAGACTTTCCTACACATTTCCCATCATCGTCATATGTTCTATGACTCTTGTCCCAACTCATATATTCTAGAACCTTGTCAAAGTCAAAGTTCTCCATGATGTAGTTATACTGAACATCAAGAGGTGGAGCATCACTGAAATTTCTTGTCTTCTTTACTTTCATTTTTATAACATTCAACGAGACGTTGCAGATTGGGAAGTTTGTCGGGTCTAACACTGACAATTAAACCTCCTTTCCGCAGATTGTAACTCAATTTGATTCCGCAATAATTAAGAATTTCAATAAACTCTTTCAATGCGTTACCTTTCAATACATTTCTATAGACTAGCTTCTGACCATCTTGATAACCTTCACGGTAGTATTCATTCGCAACATCGGAAATAAGCCATCGTCTAATGGGTGAAACCTTTTCTAGGAGTTCACTAACTCTAGTTGCGATGAAATCCATACTTACTGAATACTATCGTTAGATACTATAGAATCGACAGCAGTTGTGTCTACAACATTCTCAACGACTACAACAGAGTCTTCTGCAACTACAGTTGCCGGTTGAGTCTTGTGTGTGCAAGCTGACATAGCAGCAACTAACACAAAAAGCAATAGTAACTTCTTCATTTTCAATAATTTTAATTAGTTAAACATTTTATCTATCAAAAAAAAAAGAGTGGTTCCAGTATCTGTGCTTCTCAGATACTTTTCCCACTCCTATCACTCCGAAGAGCTTGTACCGTTATTAGGTCGGCCAACCTCCCTCTTCATCTTGTTGAGAATTTGGGATAATAGTCACCAAGTTTAAAGATTACTTGTAACTGAAGCAAATGCTGAAACCCTTAACAGGGCTTCGTAACTCCTCCAACAACTTGGTTGGTGAGCTATAGTAGGAAGCTAACACGCAGGCAAAGATGAAATCAAAGTCGAAGACCTGGTCACACTAGCGAAGACTAAGACAAAGACTCTCAATAAGAGAGTAATTTCAAGATTTTTGTGAGACCAGCGAATGTGTAAGTCAGAAATCCTTAGATTTCCAAATAAAGATTCATATATTATTCCTAACGTATATATAAATTGTTAGCTTCCTACAGAAAATTCCTCTAATTACTTAGAGGAGGGATCGCCTTGTTTCCTAATCTCTTCGAAAATTCCTAGAAGATTCGTTGGCAAGGTAATCTTTAGTTGAGAGATTCTCTCCTGTTCAGATGTTCTCCAGTTATTAAACTGACTTCTAAACTCTTGCATTTTAGAATTATATCTCTCATAGTCAGCCTTAAATTCTGCCACCCTGTCTTGATATTCCCTTTCTCTAGTCATATCAAGTTTATTTACAGTCTCTTTAAGTTCTGCCTTCATAGCGTTTAGTTCTTTTTCATAAGAACGATACGTATCTTGAAGAGACATAAACATCGCATCGACGTCCTCTATCTTAATAGTTGGGTCTTGGTAATAGAGAATTAAGTCTCTACCAGTTCCTTCCTTGTAGATTGGGCAGTTTTCAGCGGCATGAACATCTTTTCTAGCTTTGCTAAAAGCTCCTTTTGGGTGAATATATTTCCCATAAGTAGAAGCAAACGCTTCAAGTCTTAGGTACTTGTTTCTCTTATTGGCATCCCATGAATCCATTACCTCTTTTTCATCCGCCTTAATAGGTGAATCTGGATATTGAGGTTGTTCTGGAATCTCAACATTGTTTTCTCTAGCCCATTTTTCGATAGAGCAAGCAGTAGTACAGGAAATCAATTCTTCCTTTTTCTTAATAGCCTCCCGCACCCAAGCACAGAAGCTATTCATTTCCGCTGACTTTTCTAAGTCGTCCTTAATAAAGTCTAAGGAAGTTTGACCTACCGTCATTAATTGCTTCTCCCCACCTCCTATGGAGGCTACAAACACTTGGTAGAACTTCACACTATTCAGACGCTCAGTAGCAGCCTGAATCATTTCCTGCGCAACATTAGCATAATAGTTAGCAGATGTAGAAGTCAATCCTTCGTTTCCAAAAAATACACTTTCTTTCATTTTGTTAACTTATCAATTACATTTACTATAGATTCTTCTCCAGCTATGAAACCAGCTCTGTGAGCGTTCATAATAAGTTTCTTCAAACTTTCTAGCTCCTCTTTTGACTTAAGAGTATTGCTAGTATAAATCTCTACTAGTTCTTTTATGTATCTTTCCATATTAAAACATTTTATAGTACCCGAAGTGGGACTCGAACCCACACGCCCGCAATGGGCATCAGAGCTTAAATCTGACGTGTCTACCAATTCCACCATTCGGGCATATGGTAGCTATTCTCACGAACCGCTACCGAGAGATAACCCTAAAGTATCATTTTTCTAATCTTCTTACTAGATTAGTCTCCGAATTGTTAAATTCAAAGTTAAAAACTGTTAACTTACTTAAATTGCAGACAAGTGTTAATAAACTTATCAACATCAGTTCCACAATCAATATAGTTTGGAGTAACTTTTTCAAAGTATCTTAGATTAGCTTCTGTACCAATTAACCCAAGCTCTTCAAAATCGTAACCCTCTCCATGAACATCAAAGGGCAAGCCAGGTCTAAATACCAACCAGGCTGTCCCTTCAAACTCACAACAAATACAAACTGTTAATCCACTTTCTCTCAGTTTGTCTAAGATTTGCGGACTAACAGTCTTTAATACTACACACTCACCCGAGTTCGGCGAGTCTCCGTTTGATTTCATCTTCGGACAAGCTTTCTAACTTCTCAGATTGTTTCTTAGCTAACAGTTCCGTCAGGCGAGCCTTTTCAGCAGCCTTATTCTTAGCTGTCTCTCTGTCAGCCTTCTCTTTTAGCTTATCCGTTATAATCTCCTTCACAATATTGAACTTCAATTCAAGTTCGGTATTGCTAGGAGTATCATTAGTTATGAAAGACTTTCTTGGACTTTTAGCTAGTTCCTCATCGTAAGAAACGGCTAATTTATCCAATACTGGCAGGCTCAAGTCCCACAAATCTTCTACACTCAAATTACCTTTACTAGTTGCGAAACGCAACTTCATTTTTGACGCTTGTTTAAACATAATTAGAAAATGATTTTAAATGATTTATTATCAACTTTTACAACAACATCATTGTGTGATGTGCTAGAAAATCCCAATCCACTTAACTGGTCATCACTGTACTCAGCTTTTGCTCTAGAACCAAGAGCTTCAAACACTCTTCTGTGCTCCTTTTCAAGGTCAGCTCTCAGATATTCGTTAAAGAAGCCCCTAACAGGGTCTGGATTCTTGCATCCGTCTATCATAAAGAATAGATGCTTGTTCCCTATAGCGTTGCCTTCCCAATGGTTAGGAGAGAACATAATACAAGAAACCTTCTGGAATTTCATTGTATCAATTCCCCACTCGTTAGTAGATTTGAACGATGTAGAACCCTCTTTAATAGTAGGAGTCATGGAAATGTTTCTTTGTCCATCAACATGGATACGAGCAACTTCGACATATTCCTTGTTCGGAACTACTTTTCCATACTGGAATTTGTGAAGTTCTCCATTAATCTCGATTTCCATTTCGAAACCAAAATCAATACTTTCTCTCTTATTGAAGTTATGCACTCTTACCACATAATCCCCTGGTCTTAGTCTGCTAGGGTCTGTCCATATGATGTTCTCAACAGCATCTCTAGTTTTTCCAGAACCTGCGTTCATGTCAACATCAAGAGTTCCTCCAGTATAACCGGTCTTGCTTCCATAATAGATTTCTCTTCCTCTAGGCTCGGTTACATGAAGGTCAAGGTCATCATAGTTAAACCAGTGAAGAGAGCATCTCATGAAGCCATCTACATTTCCACCAGCAGCCTTTACTTTCTCCTTGAAAGAATCAGCTACAGAACCATTATAAACCCAAGCAAAGTTGTTATTCCACTTAAACAACTGTCCAGCATCCGGATTTTCAGGAGCAGTCAGAGTAACAAAGTTGGGAATGTGTCTGTTCTCTACCAAGATAGAAACCTCCTTAGCTCCCGGAAGTATATTCTTGACAAAGGCATCAGCAGAAACCTCTTGGGCTTTGGTAAATTCTTTTGGATTTACTGTAGAAGTTTCAGAGAGCATATCAAACATTCCTCCCTTCATCTTTGCTCTAGTATCCCTATTTACGAATAGAACATCATTCACAGAAATATCTTCTACGTGAGCGTGACGACGAGGAAGTGCATCAGTAAGACCTAGCTCTTCTACCTTCTTCTGAGCAGCTTCAATTTGCTTCTTAGTAATAAGAGCAGTAGGTCTCTTATAGTTAGTAGGAGCCATGATGTTTTCATATGCCCTTACAGCTCTCTCCAAATCTACACCATTACTTAGATCAATAAGTAAAGTTCCCATAGCCGTGTTTCTAATCTTAGCTATAGGAGACTTAAAGTTTAACCAGCAATAGTTAGTTCTTACTTCTGGACTCAGAGTTTGAGCAGTAACTAGTGTTCTTCTAAATTCCTCCAAACTCTTCAAGAACTCTGCACCTCTATAGAGATTATTTCCTTCTATAAGCTCAATAACAGTTTCAACTGCCTCCAGCTTAAGCTCGCTGATAGAGCGTTCAAATACCCCAGCTCTTGCTCTGACATCTCCCCTGTAACCGGCAGCAGAGTCAAAACCATGAACTCGCCTGTTGAACTTGAAGTTATTCGGAATAGTTACGTACAGATGTGTCCAAGTTCTAGTTGTTCCATCAGGGAGTAGTTGAACATTATGGTCACAACCATGAAATTCGTTCACATCTTGAATAAAGACGTCTCCTATTCCAGCTTCCTTAACCAATTTAGCTAAAGCCTGTGCTGTTTTCTCATATCCAGGAGTATGCACATCGTCCCAGAATGTTTTAATCTTATAAGTTTGAGGGTCAATCGCTACAACTTTACCATAATGCCGGATAAAAGATTTACAGGCATTGCAGTTATGGTCTTGTCTAACAGTTTCGTCCTCAAACGACAGAAGGTAGCCCATCCAAAGGAGGTCTTTATCAACATTAGCAACAAACAGGTTTTCTGCAATCATATTATTGAAAGCAGCTTCTACATCTTTCTTAAAATTCTTAAATTCCATTTTAAATCTATTAAGTGTTCAACTTTTTGTTCATTTCTCCCTCTAAATTTCTAAGAGTTTCTATACTCTCTTCATAGAACTTATCCTTACCTAATTCACAGACTTTGTAATTAGATAATATTTGCTGGAATCGCAAATGTGGACTACATTCTATGATTTGAGCTAGTCTAGTTAAAATCTTAAAGTTAGCTTTTTCTCTAAGCTCAATAGCCTTTTCAATCTGGGCTTCCATACTTGTTGATAATATCTAACTCTAATTCTTTAACCTTACTCTCATATAGAGAATCTTCGGCATATCCAATCCTATCTAGGAATCTATAATAGTCCTCTTCTGGATCGTACCTACTTAGAATAAATTGCTTATAAGCAAATACACAGCTTATCCAACTGTCAAACTTGAAATAGGACATCGTTCTTGAATTATACAATCCGAACAAATTATTGTTGTCCTTACAAAGTTTAGACTTGAAGTTACCAGATTCTAGAATAGCCTGAGCTGTTATGATAGCAGGACTTGGGAAATCATAGTGTTTAAGAGTATTATACAATACTTCCTCATTCACCTCCTCCATCAAATAGAATGGATGTTCCGGCATCAGCATAATTTTCTCCTCTGGAAACCTCGCAGAATGTATCCAGTGGTGCAAGGAATAACCAGTTGCAAATCCGAATACAATACTAATCATTAAAATAATTAAAACTCTCTTTTTCATATCTCAATAGAATTAACAAATTCTGCATCATTACATAGTTGATAAACAACCTTATCAAGTTCTGGAACGTAGACGATGTAGTAATAATCAAAGAATTGATTGTTATCCTCAAATCCTATAACTATTCCTTTATACTTACCATCTACCACACAGTCCTTAAATAAACATTTTGCAATGTCTTGACGAATGTCATCTTGATACTCTTGAAGTGCAGACAATCCATAGTAAGAAGTATTAGTACCTCTTATCTCGTTCCCTAGTAGGTCTTTATCGTAGGAGGTCTTGATAATCATAATCCCTAACCACTGCCTTTATATCAGAAATAACTCTATTATATAAGGCTATCATGGTATTCATTTTACCAGAAACTTCCTTGCAGAGATTGTGATAGTAGTTCTTGTCAGATTCTGCATTTTTTAGTCTTTCAATATTAACTACTATCATAAGCTCAGAATCAGGGCTTTCACGGTATTTTGCCTTCTTAGCCTCTTCCTCAGTATCGTATTGACCTACAATGAATGGAATGTTATTTTTGCACTTAACTAGGTAATACTCCTTCATTTTCAATTCCGAAATAACTCTTTAGTAATTCTATATTTCCTTCCTTAAGATGTCTTATAATGGCTTTCCTCTCCTTTTCATAAAGGATAATTCTACTTTCTAAGATATTTATCTTATGGTTGAAATTATTCTCGTATTCTTCCAGAGCTTCAGTAATGACTTTAATCGCAGTACAATCCTTCATCACACTCTTCGTTATAATAATCCTCGCTTCCGCTTATAGTTCAGACAAATAAATGTTTTGAGGATATTCGTTAAATACTAGTAGAGTTACTGGACAAATCCAAACCCTATCGTTATAATTCTTACTCTTACACAAGTAAGTAGCTCCACTCTCATCTTCTTCAATCTTAGATAGAACAATCTTAGCTACAGAAGGGTCAACCATCTGCAACCTAACAAATCTATCATCAAGAGAATCAAGAAGATTATCAGCTCCGCCAACCATAGCTAGCTCTCCTGGGTCTCCATCGAAGTCTGGCCACCAATAAAACCAGACTCCTCCCACTTTTACAAATTCAAATGTTTTTCGCATTAAACACAAATTAAATTAAACAAAAAATACCCCAACAACTTTCGCTGCTGGGGTACATAGTAACGCCAACGGGATTCGAACCCGTATGCCAAGAATGAAAATCTTGTATCCTAACCCTTAGATGATGGCGCTATCCTGATTACGCAATAAGACTATAAGCCTCTTGCAGTAATTTAATAGTTGGAGTCTTATGATTATCTACAACAATTATCTTGTAAATGTTCAAAAACTCATTGTAAGTCAATGAAGTACAAGTTAAGAAAATCTGGACATCCTCATTTATAGAACCATTACTTAACCCTAGGTCTACTTTTACCATGCTAGGTAATGTTCCAATCTGAGAAATATCCCAAGTTGATTTAGCTCTTCTTAATACTTCTCTCTGCTTTGCAGTAAGATTTTTCTCCTTCAATCTGGATTCAATAATATTTCCATCAAATTCTAAGGAATTTGCATCTGGATTTGTATTATTTAAAGCCAGTTGAATCTTTTGTACAGCAGAATCTTTCGGTTTTGGTGCAGAAGTAACAGACTCTTTAAGTCCTTTCATTATTTGCAATGACGGAATAAAATCCTTGATTTGGTTAGCGTTCCAAACTAGAAATTTTCCAGGACTGTCTTTAGTAGTTACTATATACTTAGTTCCTCCATTATAAGGAACAAGAACGTGCAAATCTGCATCACTATTTTTACTCCAATGGTCTGATACTCGTATTTTTACATTACCTATAACAAAATAACGAGAAACAGTGGTTTCAGCTTCGATAATCTCGGAAGCTGTTGCTAATAAATACTTTTCTAATCTAGTCATATAATTAATCTAATTAATAATAGATCCCCCACTCGGATTCGAACCGAGGTCACAAGATTACAAATCTAGTGTTCTGACCAACTAAACTACAGGGGAATATAGTGGAGATTTCCACTATTTACTAATTCTAACCTCTGCGGGAATATACTCATTAGTAAAAGTTTCTAGGTTTTACTTCGGGAACCATTAACCTTGTGCTTACTGTCGGGGACCGCATCCTTATCCATCCAGAAGCCTTGCCGAGACTGGGGGATTCGAACCCCAACCTTCACAGTGCCGAGAGTACCAGACTCGAACTGGTGACCTTCGCATAGACAGTGCACTATTCTACCACTGAACTAACCCTCGGTGTAACTGGATTACTCCAGACTAATTAAACCCTTCTCTAACATAATATGGTGATTCGGACATAACCATACTAAATTATTCTCATTGTTAATCTCTTTAATAAGAGTGCCTTCGTCAAATTCTAATATTCCTTTAAGATGATGTACTTCAAGTATTGCATCAAATTCATGATTATGACAATATTGACATACTTTCTCACGTTCGGAACTTTCTAATACTCTACGAGCATTAGTCCTTATTTCTTGACATTTAGATGATAAGTACTTCTGCCCAGATGTATAATAACCTAATGTTTTGTTACCAATTCCATTAAGTTCTTCCCAGCAACTACGACACATTTCTGAATCTTTATGCTTAGGTTTACCACATCTAGGACATATCTTGTTTTCATCGTGCTTTATCCTACCTCTATTATTGTAAGAAGCAGCACACGAATGACTACAAAACTGTTTCTTCCTCACATCTGCGACCCTCTGATTATCTAGTACTTCGATTACCTTACCACATTCCTTACAGTGGTTAGGATTCTCATAATACAATTTAAGAGATTGTTCTCGATTCACAGATAAGTTTAATTAATTTTAATGACAGTGTGATATGCAAGCCATTACACCACAGCCTCGATATTTAATCCCAGTACCATATTTCTCTGAGGATTTTTACTTGTTGTTTGATTTGTTCAGAAATTTTCTACATATTATTTACAGTGTTAGTTGGGAAGGGCAGAGTTGAACTGCCGTCTAGAAATTATCAGTTTCTTGTTCTAACCGTTAAACTACATCCCAATCGGTTGAGCTATAGCCCTGTCATGTGGACCTAACGGGAGTCGAACCCGTGTCCAAACAACCCTTATTACAAGGATAACGTGCGTCTCATTTTTATTACATCAGCTAGTGAGTTCTAGCATTTAGATAGTTTTACTAGATTTACTCTAAACTACACTATCGAGTTTTAGAAACTGGTTTACAAACCACCAAACTGGGCTGACCGAAGTCAACTCTCCACCACCTACTTTTTAACGCTAAAATAGGAAAACGAGTGTTTGTGGTGAGTCAACCACGCAGGCACACATCCCTTCTGTTTAAAGACAACGGAGATTCAGTCTTACTAACTCTTAGAGTGTTCTGATTAAAGATATACCACGGATTACCGTCCGCACGCCATTAGCGATATACCTAACCTCTTCTGTTTCTAGGTCTCTCCAGTAACCCGACTTGATTAATAGTGTCTATTAATAAGCCAGCAGCTTAGGCTGCCATTCTTACAGGTGCAATTTCTGCAGTTATTTGTTTTTCGTCGTTTAAAGAGATTGCGCTCTACACGTCCTTATAATTTGTAATCGCCTGTCAAATCCAAGTAGGCCCATATAAATAAAATAATTACTAGGTTCGTGTCTTTTTCACTGATTCCGTCACATTGAGACTACCAACGGTGTCCCTGGGCATTACTGTTTTCTTCAGCCAACTATGTAATTATTCTATTAGAGTTTACACTGTTTAAGTATTTCTTTAGTTATTATTCCATCACTAGCAAGAGAATTTAATTTCTCTAAATCAAACTCACTAGGTTGGAATTTGAATTGAATCCAAGTTGGCTCGCTTGGTCTATAATCTAACCAAGATTCGCAGTCATCAGTTCCAAGAACTTCTCGTACCATAGCTAAAATACGTTCTCCAGCAGCTTTAGTTTTTACGAATCCAGATAAATCGTAACCAACACCTCTAGAACGCCAACATTCTCCTTCTTCTGGTCTAACGTCTTTAGGCTCCCAATGCCAAGGAGAAATACCTTTTCTAGGATGGCCTATTCTTATAGCTTCTTCCTTTACCCATTCAGAGTTTGGGTCAGACGGATTCTCTGGATAAGCTCCATACAAGCACTTCATAGTAGGATTATCGCTCCTTACTTCAAAATGTATACCACAGTGCCTACAAGTACCAGAAGTTAAACCTCCTCCAGATACATAACTACCTTTAATGGCATCACAACCACAGTTGGGACAACCCCATTTTAGGTATTCGTCATAAAGTATTGATAACATTATTTATTGAGTTTAAATTCCACTTCTTTTAGAACAACATACATTTTACCATCCTCTTCCTGTTCAACACAATTATTAGCTTGTAAAAAACTAATTATAAACTCCATAGGAATATGGTAACTATCAGTAACGAGCATACCACCATCAATATGATAGCGTTCTTTTCTTTCTAATCTAGTGGGATTACCGTTTATAGTAATCTCACCAGAATATTCATTATCCTTATCTGGTTTTATTCCTTTTATATAAATAGAACATCCAGAATCAGCTAGATAAACTTGTTGTATTACACTCATAACTTAGGAACATCAGAACGATTATCATGATAACCTTCGTCTCCAACGAGCTGAGCCAAGCATCCGTGCATATACGGAACTAATTCCGGTCTTTCTCGATAAGTTCGGAATAAAAGCCAACTCATGCTCATAGAGTTTCCAGTATGTCCGTTATCAAAGAACTGAAGTTTGTCCTTAATAGCATCAACTAAGTCGTATAAGCTCTCATATTGCTTCAAGAAGTCTTGATACTGTTCATCACCGAAATCTTGGAAAAATTCCGAGAATGAAAGAGCCTGCTTTATACATAACATTTCATACTCAAACAAGTCATCCTCTTCGAAGGAATGGTCGGTTGCAGCTGAGAATAGACGATTAAATCGTTCGATTCTGTTTTGAAACTCTACAGGGAGAGTTTCTTTGGTAAGATTTTCGTAATTCATAATCTAAAAATTAAGTATCTAATTAATTACTAGTAGCGGGAGAGGGACTCGAACCCTCGACCTTCAGGTTATGAGCCTGACTAGCTACCTCTGCTAACACCCCGCGATATTACAAATGTTTTTTAAATATTTCACAATGATTGTATTCACCTCCCCAACGTATGGGATATTCTTCCTCCTTGGCTTTCTTATAGCCTTCGGCTTCCTTTTTATCCAGAAATATCTGACACTCAGTTTTATAGTTCTGAGGTGCATTAGCTGGATGATAATTTACTACGACTACGTATACTTTCATAATTTTTTAAATAAAGTTTGTGGACACGCAGGGACTCGAACCCTATCTTCCGGTGTGCAAAACCAGCGCTCTAGCCATTTGAGCTAACGGCCCATTTTTGGGATTTTCTTTTTAATTGGTGACATACCCATAAATTTCCACTGTTAAGATTCCATAACTTAACAACACCAGATAAGTTTTTTTGTTTGAATCATGTTCTAGTAGCATAAGTCCGCAACCATGCTACTCTCTCAGTTCATCGACTATCGGTTCTCGTGTCAGAAAAGGTCTTTATGATTTCGCAGGGACTGGCTTCAACTTAAACCCCGAATGGATTTTTACCTTGCCAGGTCAGGATTTTAATAGCTGGGGCACATGGACTCGAACCATGATTCTTTGATTAACAGTCAAAAGTTCTGACCTTTGAACTATACCCCAATAGTTAATTTTCTCCATAGGTGTAGATAAGTACCCCTTTGGTACTTACCTTTTAGTAGTATCTTTACTCTAGACCTCTGTAGGGAGGTGGAATAGTTCCAGAAACTAACCATGTATAGCTCTTAGAACTCTGTTCAAAATACCACTTAGCAGCTTTCTTCACAACATTAATTACTTTCTTCATAACATCAAAGTTTAAAATTGTTAATAATTAATCTAATTCAGAGCCACAAAAGGAGTTTCGTTGCGGAGGTAGGATTCGAACCGTTTATGACGATTTCTAGGTTATGAGCCTAGCGAGATGACCACTTCTCTACTCCACGATATTGGTAGCCACTTTACATCCGCTACCCAGGGATGCCTCTATCACCAGTGAGGCACGGACTATTCTAACCGTATAGCACGACTGGTTGGTAACGTCTCCAGACACGGCATTTAGACTGAAAATGTCGAAACAGTGACTCGGTGGTCAGATTCGAACTGACGAACTAAGGATTTGCAGTCCTAGCCATTAAACCACTCTGGTACACCGAGATTTGTTCCGATTAAAGGATTTGAACCCCTGACCTCCCACCAATGCCTTATAGTTGTGGGTGCTCTAACCAACTGAGCTAAATCGGAATACTGAGTAGGTAATGAGAATCGAACTCACATCCTCGGCATGGCAAGCCGATGCACTAACCATTGTGCTATACCTACAAATGTGCAGATAGAGAGACTCGAACTCTCCCCTTCAGATTGGAAGTCTGACGTGCTCAAACCATTAACACCACATCTGCATAAGGAGAGTTATACGATACTCTCCTAAATGCTATCTTAAGATAGTAATTCCTGTGCCTCAATCTCTCCGATTATTTTAGTAACCGCAATCTTGAACGGATTTCCCTTAGTTTTGTCAAACAGATGTACATCACGTACCTCATCAACCTTGTCAGGAACATTCACCTTTCTTTTCCCTCTCTCTATGGTCTTCCAAGTGATGACTTCGCACCGTTTCACGTCATAAACGCTATCGTTGCGGTCCACATAGACCTTGAAGAAGTTCTTCTTATGCTTCACAATCTCAACTCTTTTAAAGTTTTTGATGTTAGCATGAAATTTCAAATCGCACTTTCCATTAGGTAAGAAAATCAATTCTGCCATAATGATACTCCGCATAGTCGGAGATTCAAAGTTAAACTATGTTAATTCCAGTCTTTCGTCTGGCACTCCACCTCGTTTTAACCAATAGCTACTGTTCTTCACTACTTGAGCTAAGCTCTAAACTGGGATAAAGGTATTATTCTATATAAATAAATGGTTTTCCAAATTCTTGCCTGAAAGACTCAAACCAGCCTTCCATTTCCTCATCACTATCAAAATAGATAGACTCATCATGTCTCTCAGAGAACTCTAGAATAATATGCGGCTTCTGGTATACTATTCCATCCTTGTAGAAGGACGTTCTCTTACTAATCGATTCGAGCATCCCTTTCTCAGAGTAAGTCCCAAAGCATGGGTCTAGAAGATACCAATAATCAATATGCCTTTTCCAGAATAAAAATTTGGTATCCGCTATTCTATGCTTCCATTCTGGATGTTTTCTAGTTTTAAAAACTAGTATCCTCTTTATTAAATTTCCATTAATATATTTATCCATAATTAATCCCAATATTCTGGACAATCATCTGTCGTTAATAATCCTTTCTCGCATAGACCTCCATCATAGAATATACATGATGAGCATGAAAGATTGTCCCTGGACTCATATTCCTGAATACCTTCCTGGATATCTTTCTTAGCCTTATATCTATCTTTTCTATTCTCTTTCTTATATTCGTACTGCATCATCTTACTTCTGTAGGGAGAAGTGCAATTCTTAAGCATTTTGGCATACTTGGAATCATTAAGAAAATCCGTAATTGATTCACAAACTCTAACCGAACCGAAAGTAAATCGTGTTCTATAATCCTTAATTCCTTTTATTGGAACATAAAATTCCTTATAAGAATTGTAGATTTTTTTAGCTCTAGAAATCCACTTTCTTTTAGAAAGCTCTCTTCTTAATTTTCTGTCCATAGGCAAATAAATTGGTGTAGAATCTGGAGTGGGATTCGAACCCACGAAACACGGTTTTGCGGACCGTTCCCTTAGACCACTCAGGCATCCAGACATAAAGGGGAGACTAGCTCCCCAGTTTTTAAAGTACCAAAGAATCGTATCTTCCTGTACGATACAGAGATGGTTTACTGTTAGGATCTTTAATCCACCAGTAGTTAATTTCGCCACCGTCCTTAGTAACAATAACATTCAACTTCTTGTCAATAGCGATAATCTCGTCATTGTAGAAGTCGTCTCCTACCTTAAGATTGCTGAACTTGGTAGAAGAATAGATAAAGTTATACGACAGGCTGTGGAAGTTATGACGACGATACTCATAGTATTCGTTGAGGGCTTTTCTTTCCTCTATAGTACAGTTATCCTCGTCATCAACAATAGGCTTAGGTATAGGATTATTAAATCTCTCAACAGCCTTGGAGAAGTTTTCAATAGAGAACTTATTCTTGTCTTGTTCAATTTCTCCAGTGTAAGCGTAACCTCTGATACAAGAATACTCATACTCATTAGTTACTACGTTGAAGAAACTCTTAGCCTTTTTCAAACCTTCAATTCCATGAATGTTAACTTCATTAACTATAGTTTTGAGAATATCAATAGTTGATATAGTCAAAGAATCAATGAAGTCAAGTAAATCTTGACGTGCTTCTGGAACCTCCAGGGCATCGTCTAGATATTCGTTTACAACCTTCAAATCAAGATTTTCAAACTTCTTGACGTAGCGGATTCTAGACGGACGTCCTACCATATTCTCGTTGATAGACATTGCATTGGTAGTCAACAAGAATACCTTACGATACTTAGAGTTATAAACTCCATCCATAATTTGGAGGATTGTAGAATCCGACTCGCTGAAGTTCTTTTCAAACTCGTCTAGGAAGAGAACACAGTCTCCCTCAATGCCAGAGAGAAACTCAATCATAGATTGATTATGGTCTCCCATATCCTTTACTATAATAACAGGAAGGTTCAATTTGTTAGCTAATTCTTTAGCTGTGACAGTCTTTCCAGTACCTTTTGTACCAGTAAGCATGATTCCCAAGTTTCCTTCTGTGTTACTATAAGTTTTGATTACATGGTCTATGAAATCTTCCTGCAGTCCATACATCTTGTACGGAAACACGAACTTGTCTGCATACTTATCCAGGTGATAACCTGTCATTGTCAGACTAATACTGTAAATACCAACCGGAAGAGATTCCGAAACCTTGTAACCTGAGCCTACTTGGGTGTATGTAGACCCGGAACACATCCAAACTTTGTTCATTTCTTTATTTTTAATTGTTATTTAATATGAATGTCTGAAACATTCAGTTAATTAAAGTTCTCCACTGTCTTTGATAAGTTCTTTAGCCTTATCCATTCCAGCTTCATAAGCCTCCACAACATACTGTATAGCAGTTTTTGAATCAATTTGATTCATGGAATTGCTATTGTCTACCAATTCTTGAATAATTTCACTTAACTCTTTCATAATCTATAATTGAATAAAAAATCTTACATATTAACTGGGTTCTGGTAAATATTCCCACTTATATTTATATGCGGTAACACTCTTGTGCTTACAGCATTGAGTTATTTTACTACTAGCTTGCTCGGAATTAGTAGCCTTACATACTCCAATATCCTATAAATGTCTTATAGCGTCCTGGGCAGAGAAAAACGTCTGTATATAGTTTCCAGCCAAATCATATTGTGCTATCAATTTACAGTTAGATTTGCGCAACTTACAATTATGCGACTTTAATACTTTATATATAGTACTTTTACAGCATCCTATCTTGCGTTCAATCTGGTCACTAGTATATCCTAAATTAGCTAACTGAATAATTTCTTTATAATCATAGAGAATAGTGCCATCTCCTCCTTTAGAGGCATTGTACCCATTAGAACCATAAGTTCCTAGCTCTTTTATCCAATAGATTTCTCTTTCAGATAGAAGATTCTCATCTTTAACTTGTTCTAATTCCTCTATTATAAAGTTTTCAATACCATACTTATTCATAGCATCGTATAAAGGACGCCTCCCACATCTTTCTTTCTGAGAATCTTTACAGTGCTCTTGAAACCGCTCCTAAATGGACTATGTAGTCTTTCCTACATAGCGTTTGTTATTAATTAAATTTGTAATACAATAAATATAACTCATAATTTTATTAGTTTATTAATATTTGTAGTAATTTGCGTTACCCAGAACTAACCACGTGGAGGTTTACTACTTTAGTTCCTAGGGTAGGAGGGACTCGAACCCTCACGCCTTGCGGCACATGGGCCTAAACCATGCCTGTCTACCAATTCCAGCACTACCCCTTGCTCTAGTTAATTGTTATTATAATTGTGAAGTTGCATATGACAGTTAGAGCAAACTATCATTAGATTATCCAACTTATTATTATAATGGTTATTATCCTTGTGATGTAATTCTAAAGGAATTTTCATTCCCATCCACTCTGATAATCCACAACGCTCACACTTATCTTCTTTATATCCATCCTCTATTAATCTTATCCTCTTTCTAGAATTAGAAACATTAGGATTTTCTATCAGGTCTAAAGCATCTTTCCTCTTTGGGTCTAGTCTTTTTCCCTTAGAACCTTGATTCCCCTTATACTCTATTCCCATCTTAATATAATAGGATTTTAAAGTATCAACCTTGCAATTTAGTCTTCTAGCTATTTCAGCATTAGACTCATTTTCTGAAATCCATTGTCGGATTTCCTATTCTCTTTCTAAAATGTCGATTCTTGCCTTTGCCATATTAAATACTATAAATTCCGCCACTACCCCAACTGTTAGGTTGCTTTTATTTCTTTAGCAACCTTAACCATTTCGTTATATTTCTCTACTACCTTATTAAAGTCTTCTTCAGATATTTGAAAAACTTTGTGAGAGTTTCCATACCACTCTTCTTGACCAGGAAGCCACATTATATTAATATACCTCTTCTTTTCTAATTCCATATGTACCTTAGATGAATCAATATAAACTGAATAGGCATCCTCTTCGATTCTACTACTTCGTGGATCTGTTGGGTCGGATGTAAGTCTGAAATACATTGTTGACATGCCATTAAAGTCTATCTTGAAACACTTTCCTATATAGCTTTTAAGTAGTGCTTTATGTCTATTGTCGCTGTCTACCTTCTCTTGGTGTCTCTTCCGTTCTTCTTCCTTAACATATTCATTATACTCTCTTAGAGAGCTATCTGGATACTTGTCCAGATATTCTTCTATAGGACTCTTTCTTCCCCACATATTATACTACTTTAAGATGGCAATAAATACTAAATTCTGGAATTGGAATCCAAGTTGCAATACCATTGCTATCTACTGGTTTACCCTTGTTGATTGTACAAATAGTGATATGAGGTTTAGCATTTGCACAAGGCAGATATTGGTCTCCCAATTCTACTCCAAAAGCTATTGCTTTCTCAGAAATCCCTATTTTGTTTACAATTAATCGAAAATTACCATCTATACGATATTGTAGGTCATTAGCCATCTTTTCTTCATGTTGATTTTTATGGAGAAGAGTGCAATGATCTAAATAAATAGTACTTCCTCTTTGGAACACCAGATTGCAAATGATGGGATTTCCAATGATAACTTGCATAAGTTTGTTTCTAGTTGGTTCATCTAAGAACAATCCAAAATACTGATAATTCATACTCAAAAATTTAAATATTTGTTGGGGGTGCCAGATTCGAACTGACGACCTCTGGGCTATGCACCCAGCGAGCTGACCACTGCTCTAACTCCCATAGATTAATACATTGTCCTAGGCTGCACCAATCTATACTATCTATCTTCCGATAAACAGATGTGGACCTAGAGGGCTTTGAACCCCCGACCTTCTGATTATGAGTCAGCTGCTCTGACCGGACTGAGCTATAGGTCCTAAATATTATTCGTATGCACTTATTGATTTGCATTCAAATATTACTGTCTTCCCTAGAACATCACTTGGTTTTATATTAAACTTAGCAAATTCCAGCATCAACTTTTCCATTTCTTCTACAGAATGTGTTTCTCCTATGATACTTTTTCTATCTATAGAAGTTTGAAAATTGGCAAACAATTCTGTAACTAAACAGCTATTAATTATTACTTTCATTTTACTATGATTTGCTCTTCAGGTTTTAACTTAGCTGGAGCATCAGAATGTAATTTACCACATCTTACACACCAACAAACTCCAAATGAATTTTCTCTCACTTTACATCTGCCTTTCTCACAGATTTTAACTACTTTTCTGTAATTCTCCTTATCCATAACTATATAATTTAGGAATACAGCCTTACTACCCTTATGTTCCTAGTTATTCTTTAGCTAGCTTTAGATTATTACTAGGTAATACCTCAACGGATTTATTCAGCTGACTTTACCGCCTCTTGGTATGCAAGGCTAGGTCTCCCTAGCGAAGCTGTATTTAGTTGGGCTACCAGGACTCGAACCTGGACTCTCAGAACCAAAATCTAATGTGACTACCATTACACCATAGCCCAGTTTAACTTAACTATTCTCTCGAACCGTTAAGCCCATATTTACCATGAAAAACACACAATGCGTGGGACGGGCAGGCATCGAACCTGCGACACAGGGATTTTCAGTCCCTTGCTCTACCAACTGAGCTACCGCCCCATGTAATTAGATACTCAAATCTAATACTTTTTTGTTCCACCAGTTAGTTAAATCTTGTAAAGAAAACTTAAATTCTTCCTCAAACTTTTCTACTGGAACAGTTTCATCTCCTAATTCTATTGCCCATCTCCAGCAAGCTTCTGTTTCAGCTACATCAATAGGCTCCTCCATTAACCAAGTATCATCCATAAGTATGTCAAGAAATGACTTATGAAGAGACTTAAATATTTCAATCCTTTCTTCCATAATACATTTTATTAAGCGGAGGCAGCTGGATTCGAACCAGCGGGACCCGAAGGCCCTCCGTCTTAGCAGGACGGTGGTTTAAGCCACTCACCCATACCTCCAAATTGCGAAGGGGCTTTTGTTATACTTTACTATTGAAATTGTAAAGCCCCTTCGCTGTGAATTACTTCACTTCTTCAAACTCAGTTGTTTCAGCTTTCTTCTCCTCCAACTCTTTCTTGCCGAGAACACTTTTCAGTGTATCAGCGAAAGGTATAGAGCGAAGCAAGTCGAACGCAGGATTCAAGTTCTCAGCAGTTTTAGCCATGAAGTTACCAGCGGTATTCTCGTTACCATAAACAGTAACCTGTCCAAGGTGAACGTGTTCAAACATCTGAGCAGATGCTTCAGCAATACCGGTCAATTGATCAACTGTCTTGTACTGAACCACCATTTCTGGAGTCAAGCCGGATTCAATCATCTTCTGGACTGCCAGAGCAGGAGCCATTTCAATAGCCTGAACCTTGTCAGCCTCAGCCATCAAAGACGCTCTCTTACCCTCAGCTTCAGCAAGCAGTTTCTTTCTTGTACCTTCAGCTTCGGCTTCTAGCTGCAACTTCGTAGCATTTGCTTTAGCCTCTGCTTCTTTCAGAATTTCAGCGGCCTTAGCTTCTGCTTCAAGTACAGCTTTCTGCTTAACAGCTTCTGCCTCAATCGTGATACGTTCCTTTTCCTTTTGAGCAGGAACAATTGTCTCAGCATGAAGCTTAGCTTCCATAGCCAATGCAGCTGCTTCGTTTACTTCCAGTTGCTTTTCTTGCTTAGTTTTCTCGATAGTCATTTGAGCTTCTACCTTAGAAGTTCCTGCTACCTTTTCAGCTTCAGCCTTAGCTTTCTCGGCCTCTCCCTTAGCTTTAGAGACTTCAATTGTAGCATTTTGTTCTGCCACTCCTGCAATCTTATCAGCTTCGGCCGCCTTTACACGCTTGTCTGACTCATACTTAGCAACTGCAGCTTCCTGTTCGTTAATTGCTTTTTGCGTCTCAGCTTCCTGTTTTTGCTTAGCCTGAGCAATACGAGTTTGTTTCTCTGCTTCTGCTTCTGCTTTCTTAGAGTCGGCTTCTGCTTTAGCCTTGGCTACATTAGCCTCAGCCAGTGATTCAGACTCTGCTCTATTAGAATCGGCTTCTGCTTGAGCTTTAGCAATAGCTGAAATTTTCTCAGCCTCTGCTTTAGCTTTCTCCGATTCTGCTGCAGTATTAGCTTTAGCAATATTGGCAGCTTGTTCAGCTTTCTGATTAGCAATACCTGATTGCTTATTCTTCTCAGCTTCTGCAAGTTTGATTTCCTTCTCCTGGTTAATCTCTGCCACACGAACCTCTTGCTCTTGTCTAGTCTGAGCAACAGTAGTTTCACGCTCTTTCTCAGCGTCTGCTACAGCAATTTCACGTTGCTTGTTGGTTTCTGCAATCTGAATATCTCCTTTCTTTTTCTCTTCTGCAATGTCTGCTTGTGCCTGAGCAAGAGCTTTAGTTGCAGCTTTCTGACCTAGATTCTTGATATAGTTTGCATCATCCGAAATATCAGCATTGTTAATGTTGATAATACTGAAACCTACCTTATTTAACTCGGTCTCAATATTCTCCTTAGCTTTGCCGATAAACTTGATTCTATCAGCATTAATTTCCTCAATCGTCATTGTAGCCATCAAGCTTCTCACTTCACCAATGAGAATATCCTTAATTTGGTCTGAGATTTCAGAAGTTTTAGCTGTTAAGAATCTACTTGCAGCATTTTGCATTAATGTTTGAGTAGTTCCAATACCAGTGGTCAATGTTACAGGAATAGTTACCTTAATCATTTGACTGGAAACACCAGTAACATTTACTTGAATTTGGATAGGTTTCAAGGACATTTTAGCCCAGTCTTGAATTACTGGCATTACGAATGTACCTCCACCATGAATGATTTTGGACGGCAGAATAACTTCCTCTGACTTTCCAGTCTTCTCGTTAACTACCTTTTTCTTACCAGCCTTACCAAATACAACCAAGATTTCATCACTGGCACACTTACGATACCGTGACAAAAGTCCAATAAAGGTTAAAACTACTAGCAATACAATAACACCTGCTACAATAAGAGTTTCTGTTGTCATCTTTTAAAAATTCTTTTTTAGTTAAAATAATACTTTCCATTCTCAAATTTAGAAATTACCACACGGGTACCAACCATATATCCCATTTTTGGGACTTCTGGATAGGCAACAATTTCCTCAGAACCTCCATTTACTTCAATAGTAATGAAGAAATGGTTTTCACAAGGAACTGTGATAATTCCAACCCTTCCAATCAAGGCTTCACCCTCTTCTGGAATAACTTGATGCTGGAGTTTTAAACAGAGTTTATATAAGTAGTAAAGTATAACCACGAAAAGAATACCGCATACTAATGCGATTAGATAATCATACCATTCTACAGAATGGGATACGGATTGCTTAACACAAAGCCATCCACTAGCTCCCATTATAAAATGGATTAATCCCTTAAATGAGACAATATCACTCACGTTCATATCTAGTTCTCCATCTAAATCAACATCTAAGTCAGTGTCTCCACCAAACCAAGATAAAATGAATTGAACTAGAAAAATGCCATATGAAATGGCTGCCAAAAGATAATACACTTCGCTCATCTCTTACAATATTTACAATCTGGGTCGTGAACTACCCCTACAGCCTTGTAGTTCCCATTTCCCTCAGTGAATTTAATGTACTGATGATTCTTGTATTTAAAGTGAACTGCGGCACCAAATGGAATAATCCCATCTCTGGTATTCCTAGTAGCTTCTAGTTCACTAGTTGAACCTGAACAACTAAATAGTAGCACAAGTCCTAATGAAATAATTGTTAACTTTTTCATAATCTAATTTATTAATAAATGAGCACGCCCGCTAGGATTCGAACCTAGGAATAATAGTTTTGGAGACTATCCTCTTAAACCACTTGAGTACGGACGTATTTGCGGAAGGACAGGGATTCGAACCCTGGGGACGTGTTACCGCCCTACGGTTTTCAGGACCGTTGCAATAAACCTGACTCTGCCACCCTTCCAAAAGCTAGTCTTATGACTAGCCAAAAATCATACCAAGAAGCAATATTACACAGAGTATAGCTAGAATACACCAGCCTATAGCCTGGATTGCTCCTCAGCCAAATATACAAATCATTGAAGATATAAAGAATACAGCTCCTCCTACTACACTTATCCAACCTCCAGCATCTTCATCGTTTTTAGATAGTCTACCTCTACCAGTTAATAGCATAAATACTGATATTCCTAATAGTATGGTGCCTACTACAATTCCAGCTATCTCCTTATAGAGGAGTTTCCACACTACGATAGTTATTGCTGTTTGTCCTAGGTCGGATTCTGCTATTCTTATGGCTGAATCTTCAACTGCTTTTAAGGTTTCATTGACTGCTACGCCAATTTCCTTACCAAGATTTGCATACTCAGAAACTTCCTTGATTTCACCCTTTATAGCTTTCTCTGTTGTTATCTTCTCGATTTGAGTTCTAGTTTCACCAGGCAACTTATCATAGTCTTCTTGTGATATAGTTATCTGAGAAAAAGCTGCTACGCTCATCCAGAGCATAGCAAGCATAAATACAAGGAACTTTTTCATTAGTCAAGCCATTCAAATTCTTTACCTTCAAAATGTCTTGCAAAACAAGCATCAAACACTAGCTTTCCAAACTGAGTTGATACATATTTGGCAATCTCTTCAGATTTGCACGCAAGCATCCCGACATAGGAATTGGCATTGCCGACGCCATCGCAAGAATAGAAAAAGCCGAGACCCGCACAGCCGCCACGATACGCGCAGCCGCCCACCAACGCGAATTTCTCGCCCTGATAACGGAAGTGACCAATGACCTCTGCATCCTTCGGAACTGATTTCATTCTAAAGAAGCGAACCCAGGGATACCATATAGTACCAGTTAACAGATTGAACTTGTGACCTTCATTTAGCGCATCCAAGACTGTCTGCAACTTAGCTAGAGAATTTACAGATCTATTATAGTAAATAGTATCTCTAGTAACACACCCTAGATAGTTTACAGCATCCTCATAGGTTCTTATCCGTCCCATAATGTTTTCTGGAACGATTTCAACATTGCCAGTTTCGGCATTATAGATGGGTTTATAACCATCTGGACATTCAATTTCAATTGTCTTTTTCATTCGTTATAATATTTAATAAAACATGATTAGGGTGTTATAGCGGACTCGAACCGCTGACCTCTACAGCCACAATGTAGCGTTCTGCCAACTGAACTAATAACACCATCAAATTATTTAAGTAATGGCAATAACTTTTTACCAAGAATCTTTACTGCTTTCTGTGCATCAGCTACAGTTCTGAAATAAACAACACCTGGATACTTTACATTTTGATGCATGGCGACGTACACTCCTTTTATATCAGTTTCCGTCTTTCCAGATAGAGAAGAACCTTTTCCAAGAAAATAGCCAGTATTACCTTCTGTTTTGATCCATCCTTTATTTAGATAGTTAGCAACTATTTGTAAACTAGCTAGAGAACTGAGTTGTTCTGTCATGCTTGGAGGACATACTAATGTATTCCAAAAACCATAATCTTCTTCAGACTCTACTATCTCTTTAAAGGAAGGAATTAGCATTTCCTCACTAAATGCAGTAAGAGCTAATTTCTTCAAGTCTTCATTACCGCTTTCATACCATTCGCGTGCCTGCTCTAGAGTTACTTCAAGATAGGCTTTTGTCTTAATTCTATTCATTTTTGTTTATTAGTTTTTAATGGACACCAATCTGGAATTAATACCCTTTCGTAAGGTCTTAACATTCCCTCAATTAGTTTATTTCCAGCTTCTTTACAAAGCGCTTTTTCATCATCGTCATTGAACCAGTCATCAGGGTCTGGGTCAGGAGCGATTCTACAATGAGGACATTCCCTACACTGCGTAATTTCTTTTTGGAATATTACACTAGTACCAGATTTCTGGCAAGTATCCTTTTCCATACTCATACGTTGTCATTTTATTCTTATTTAAAGTTAAACTAAGCTCCATCCATCATTCCAATAGGAATCCTGTCTGTCCATCCAAAATAACGATGAATCAACTTTTACACCATCCTCGAACTCATATAGTCCGCTGGAATTTATAGTTACCCATTCGTCTTTACTAAAGTATCTATGCCTTACTTTCTTTCCTTCAGACATAGCTCTAATTGCTTCTTCTTTTGTCATAATCTAATTAATTAAAATGTGTGGGATTGGGAGGACTCGAACCTCCAGTCTCAAAAGAGAGCAGATTTACAGTCTGCGCGGCTACCAATTACCGGTTACAATCCCAATTACGGACTCATTTTGTTAAGACAGAGATTCCGAAAGCCAACTGCTGCGTTTCATTCGCAAAGAGACTGATAGTAGTCTATCCAATAGTCTGCTTCCATATCTTCGAAAATCTCTTTAAGTTCTTCATCAGATAATCCTTCGTACTTGTCTTCCATTATAGCTTTCTTCTATTAAATAGATTAAAGTAACTTGCTGAATAAATATCACATAATGCCTTATACTTTTTAGGAACTGGATAGTTAAAGTCATCAAAAGCAGATTCTTTAATAAATCCGTCTTTGAGAGCCATACTAGCAGTAGTAAAAGCAATGTTACATTTGTTCTTTTGTGCCCATGACATAATATCAGTCATTTTGGAGTTAAAGTACTCTTTGTCGTTTTCAAGTAGTAAATAGATTTCTACTCTACAAATAGCAGGATTATTAAATCCTTGTTTTCCCTGTCTTAATTCTATCTTAGACACGAAATTTAAGTCTAACAAATCAGCTATTCTTTCCTTTGCGATAATTCTTGAAATTCTTATCATCTTCGTGAAAATAAGTAAACCCTATAGTAGCTATTATAGCTATTTCTAGAGTAATAAATACTAAAAATCCTATTAACATATTCATTAAATTTGTGGGAGTGGAAGGATTCGAACCTTCTAAGCCATAGGCACTTGATTTACAGTCAAGCCCAACTCTCCAACGTTGGCGCACTCCCATACAATTAACAGATTCGTTCTAATTAACATAGCTGTTACCGTTCTTCCATTTGGCACCCCAAATCATCTAACAGCTAATAGCCGCAGTGCGTGGTAACGATATTAAGGACATTGCCTCTGTTAATCGGAGTAATCAGGGATTCATCTAAAAGGCACCCTACAGTCCTAATTGCTGTACTAATAGTGAATGTTGATTACTTCTTGTCTGGATAGCAGGACTCGAACCTGCGGTCTCTACATCCCAAATGTAGCATCTTACCAACTCGACTATACCCAGATGCAAACACGTGTTTCACAACAAATGTTTACTAGCGGAATAAAAGAAAAAGAGTGACTCCGCCGAGATTCGAACTCGGGACCCCGATATTAAAAGTATCGTGCTCTAACCAACTGAGCTACGGAGTCATTAATTTAGCCTCACTATCGTAGGGCTATAAGCTCCCAACGTCTGACTGTTTACAGAAGGTTATTTCTCGAGCTAATAACCTGTTTGTATGGAATTGACCTTACCTATGATTCTCTCTATAATATACTCTATCACTATTTTTATTTTTAGATTTATAAGTATCCAACTGAGAATCGCAGTTAGGGCAAATGCATCTTAAATTATCTCTTCTATTGTTTGAAGCTTTTCCGTCTATGTGGTCAACTATAAACACTAATGGCTTTCCATTATGTTCTGGTTTACAACCACATATTGCACATATACCATCTTGTTCGTTAAGAATATCTTCTCTAAATATTGAAGGAGAGTAGTTGGCTCTCATGATAGACTCGTCTCCCTCTAAAATTAGCTTATATTTTTGTTTATGTTGATATTCTAACTAGCAGACGTTGTTGCAATATTTATTTCTGTTGGGAATCTCCTTCCCACAATTTAAGCACTATTTCATAAAGATTAAAATTAAATATTTAAGTGAGGCAGGCGAGAGTCGAACTCGCACTCGTCAGATTAGAAGTCTGATGCTTTATCCATTAAGCTACTGCCCCGTCGTGTTCGCTATTATATACAGCGAACTACGTTCTTCTTAGTTAATAATTGTTAAATCTTCTCTTCGGAAATAAGCGCATTACCGCACGTTATTCTGTCAGCATCTTCTTCTTTAGAAGGAACAAATACGATAACATCCCAACCTTCTTCAAGTAAAGGCTGTTCGAATTGACGATAAACATTATAATCAGAGTAGCCAGTTACTTCAAAACCATTCTCAACTGCGGATGCAGTTTCATGAATAGGGGTTATTTTCACAATAAACTTCTCTTTATCGAAAAGTCTAGATAACTCCTTTGCGTCTAGGATAGTCTGTGCAGTAACTGGGAAATTCAACGTATACTTTCTACCTTTCGGCATAGGTAAACGACTAGCCATTTCTGAAATAGTAGCTAATGAATGACTTTTGTTGTCAAATAGCTCTCTTCTCTGTTCATCATCGGTAGAATTTATTGAGAATTGAAGACCTGCCTCACCTCCATAGAAATCATTCTTGATTCCGCACCAAGTTTGTATGAAGTTCTCTAGTTTTCTATTAGCTCTAGGAAGCATAGTAGAAACTACTGGATGGACAGTCTTAGCTATCAATCCACAACTCTTTACTACTTCTTTTAGAACAATCCCAAATGCTAGCACATTATCGTTCCAAGTTGGCTCTCCCATTCTTGCGAAATGCACATTGAATCTGTCAGTATTCCTAACAGTCTCATTCTTGATAATGTTTCTTATTTGCCATTCCATCTCTTCAATAGAAACGTTTCCATAGAATCCAAATTTCGGAACATCACAGAACTTGCATTTCATTGGGCATCCTTTCTGGGTAGAAATGGTTGCAACCCACTTCTTACTAAGGTCAACTTCAGTATTAGCTACTCCATTAATCTCCTTAGTTAATCCTAGGAAATTAGCTTTGATATTGTTCTCTTTCCCATAGTCTCCTACGGTTAGAAATTCAAGTTTATGTTCTGTGTCAACATAAATCTTTCCTGTGTGAGTAAGTATTGTCTTCATTGTTCTTCAATTGCCTTCCAAATGATAATTAATATTATGAATACTACTATATAGGTCATGGTACAATCCTCCAATCCAATCTATTCATCACTATTCTGAATTTGTTAGCTTCTGACCAGCTACGGAAAGACCTAACGATCTTCCCGTAACTGTCCAACAGATAATATTTCATACTTAACTAGCTCTCCATTGATATGAATTGTACAAAGGATTATATTACCTACAATAATCATAGTTTCCACCATAATTATCTCACCGTTTATTTCGGTGATTCTTCTCATTATTGCCATAAACTAAATACTTTTTTTGTTAATGGATAGTTTCCTCTCCACTTTGTTGCATACTTAAATATACGAGAATCGCCTGTACGACACCAAGTAGATCGAAATAGCGGGAATAAAATCGCCATAACTACAAGTCCAAATACTAGAACAATGAAAGTTAAACCTTTCAGTATATGTTCTAATAACCAAACGGGCAAAGTAATGCCCCATCTAACAATTGCTAATAAATCTTCCATATTAGTTCTCAATTATCAGAGTGCTATGGGTTCTCAATTCCTCTTCCGAAATCGGAATTAATTCTCCAAATACTCTTATGTATTTTTGTTCTTTAATTACTAATGATGTGGTAATTTCAGTGATTACCTCGATGTTAGCATTGTGCCATCTCTTTAAATACTGAGAATGTATTCTTCTAGACAATTCATAGTTGTCTGAGGACGCAATTCTCGCAGCTTTGAATCTTTTTCTCATGGTTTTCTTTTTAATTCGTTAAATCTTTTTCTTGCTAATTTTCCATTCACAAATGTTTCTGTAACTGTTCTGATGCCTTCTATGTGAATGGTATACTCGAAGGCGTGGGTTCCAGTGAGAGTTATCACTCTTCCTCATGAATCTGTAAATCTTGCGCGAACAGTTGAATCGCAATGTAATCTGTTGAATTTTCTCATTTTTCTTTTCTTTTTTAATCCTGACTACCTATTTCTAGGTAGTTTCGTCTTAATTTTCAAAGACTCGTCAGAGGATTTTATCTCCAGCAATGCTTTTCAAGCATCTTTTGAAAGATAGGAATATCAGAAACAGATGCAAAAAGTAACATACAAGACCTTACTTTAATTACATCGTTTCCAAATATCTCGTAAACTGATTTCTCATTATTATAGACCGCTTCTGTGATTTCAACTAACCTATCTCTCAATATAGGATGGTTGATATATTCAATAGCTTCATTACGCCCACTTATTCCATAATAACGAGACTTTTCACTCGTGCCAAGCCCCCTCATTTGAGGAAAGATAAACCAAATCCAATGTGTTTTCTTCTTCCCTGCTTTGACTTCTTCCAAGGCAGTTTGATAAGTATTCCACTTATCTTGTGCTTCAATGAATCTGTCAAGTCCAAGATACATTTTGCGAGCAAGTTGTCTTGTTTCTTCTAGAGGAAGTCCACTCTGATCTAATTGAGAGTGAGGCATAGCCAGTTGGCACCACTCTTTGAATGTAAATTTATTCATCTTTATTTAAATGTTTATAACCTAGCATTCCCATCATGGTAAGAGATAAGAATGGATTATATAGCTTTTTGGGACTAACATCATACATTCCAGATCCTCCAAATACAGATTTTACAGGAATATCTGGACCTACTATAGTAAATACTCCTTTTATAGGGTCAGAATTAAGAACCTATGTTGCATAATCGTCTGTAAGAACACCTTCAGACATATTTACAGAACGTGTTCTATCCTTGCTTAAATGAGCACCTATTGGACCTCCTGCCCAATTATTAGAAGATGGATTAGCTTTCTGCCTTTTTATAAGCCTAATTTGGTCATCCCAGTTGGGATTAACTATAGAAGGTTTAACTGGTAGTCCCCAGATTGCAAAGTCTCCGTAAGCTTTTGCCCCTCTTGGATTAGAACTGAACCATTTCTCATAATTCTGGTTATTTTTTCCGGTTTCAAAACTATGTTTATCCTTAATTCCAGACCTCATTGTGATACCATTATATAAAAGATTCTTACCTTGAGGAGAGTTTGCCTAGATATAATACATAGTTTCTATGTTGCTTAGATTCTTCCTTCCATTAGCAGTATATCTTCCATTAGGCTATCTTATCAGCTTACCAGACTTAATTAGTTCATTATAAGTTTGAACAAACTAGGGAAAAGCTTTTTTGGTGAATAAGTCTATTTCCTCTTGCGACATCTTATGTCCTGAAGCTAGTGATTGCCAATTTTCTAAAGAATAATCAAGTCCCGTTCGAAGTCTAAACTTTTCTGCTTCTTCGTTATGCTCTTTGATTACTTTCTTTTGTTGATTAGATCTGGCTTTAGCCTTAGACTTATTTTCCCCAATTCTTTTTTCTACGGCTTGAGTCTGTCTGTAAGATGATAAGCTTTGAAGTTTTCCTTCTTTATTCCTAATGTATTCAACTCCCTATGGGTCAAATATTCTTCCCTTCGTTTCTCGCCAACCTTTCTTTATTAAAACGTTTGAAAGTTTCTTTATTTGCCCTCCTGTGATTCCTGGAATAATTAAGCCTGTAGCTGCTAAACCCATACTTATATAATCTTTATCTTTTGCGGCATGAATAAAATCATGTGCGTCCTATGCTTCTCCAACTCCAGGAATAAATCCTGCTAGGAAGTCTAGTATAGGATTTTTGTCTCTAAATTCTTTTACTTTGTCTTCCATAAATATTTAATTTTTATTTATAGAATACTACACATTTGTTTGCTAAATAGCAAGTATTTTACACTACGTAGGTAGACTATTCTACCTACCGCTCTCCGCCTAAAGCCTATTTATACTCGCGAAGTCGAGTTAAAATGTTTTGTATCCGTACTTTTGCAAAACTGATCTTAAATCACTTAGCGATTTCCTTCTAACACCAGGCGTTTTCATGAAATCACGCCAAGAATAGTTTTCCATGAAAATGTTGAGAGAGATATAAACTTGATCATCCAACATAGCTCTAATACGGCTAGCTGTCCTAGGTTGCATTTCTGGAAGAATACTCGCCAGTGTAATGTTTCTATTTTTCCTTTCAAGTGCTGTAATCTCTGGATAAATACCTAAAGACCATAATACGGAACAAAGCAAATCAGCCTCTCTATCAGAGAGAACTTTTGTTGTTTCTAGAATTTTTATCTCTTTCATATATAACTAGTATTGCATTTTACACCTAAAACTTAAGACTAAAGGAATTCTCTAATCTGGCTTGGATTAGCTAAGTATTTACGTGAATAGTCCACAACCTTTAGATTTACATAAGAAACTGGTGCCCTCAATGTCTTGGGAAGTTATTGAGTTTTTTGTTAAAGCAGAGATTTCATTCCAGCAAGGTAAGCTCCCCACATTTCATTATAGATTTCACTCCTTGAATCTGGATTTTCTTCTATAAGTTTGGAAATTAATTCTCTCATTGTTTTCGTATATTCTTCTATACGCTTCATTCTTTCTTCCATGATAATTCTCAGTTTAATTCGTATCCAAATTTCCTAAAAGCTTCTACCACCAGAGTCAATGTATGTTTTCCTACATTTCTAACTCTTAGTATATCTCTCTTTGAATATTGTTTAACGAAAGTACTTAGAGTTATGGTTACATCATTAGTAACAGACCTTAGAGCATTATTTGCCCTGACATCTAACTCTTCAAATAGAACATAGATAGGAACATCTATTTGCTCCTTCTTAATTTTCTCTGTCTCGTAGATTACTCCTAGAGAATCTAACACTTTCTTATAGAGCTTAGATTCTTCTGCATTGATAGACTGTTCTTTAATCTTGATAATTTCCATGATAAACATTTTTATTAATTATTACTAGAACTATTAGTTTCAGCTTGAATAGCTTACTTATCTCCTAAACCACGTAAAGGTTGTTCTTATCTTAGGAGTAGAGGCACCGCTGTGCCTCACAATTGTCTCAGAACTTTCCTGTGCCTATAGCCAAATGGCTATTTTCGATTATATAGTGTATAATCTCACAATACTTTGCCTTATCTCTCGATAAGACATCTCTCCAGTATCAAGGAGCATACTGTTTGGTATAAGAGATGCTCTGCATTAGTCTCTGGGCGTACCCATTATAGTCCTTAACAGCAAATAGAGCCTACAAGTAGCTGTAGTCCTCAAATACTAAGTTCCCCACTCCGGGTTTGAACCAGAATCTCCTTCTTTAGAGGAAGGCGCAATGCATTATACTAATGGGGAAAACTCTATCTCGGCAACTAGTATAAGATAGAGAGTTATTTAACTACTTAATTCTCAGTTTCCTATACTGAAAATCAAATAGCTACGTTACTAACGTTCACTAAGAATATAGGTAGCTAATCCATATTTTTGCGACTGAGTTCGAGGTAGGAAATATACCCTTATGAGGTATCCTCTTATCAGCTAGCCTTATTAATCTAGCGGCTTATACCAGGCAACTTCTAATACAATTGCATAACATATAAAAATATGACATACATGGTCTACTGGTATGTCAGCAGTACTTTCATATATTGCTATAAGTGACCAACCCTATAGCTCAATCCTCCTTACTCATGAGATAAGTTTGCGAACTCTCATTTTCATTAATAGCAGTTATTTTCGGATATTGGGCTATCTGCGTAACCCCGCTTTTTGTTGCCTTTTTATAGGCTAATGTTAGAGTGAATAATCATTGTAGTATGAGTTATAAAACTCGTCCTACTGGCGATTTTTTGAAAACTGGAAAAAATCGGAAAATTGGCTGCCGACGTTCTGGACAATTATTCTCCTTACTCTCCATATTTTCACGTGAAACATACACGATTTTACTAGAAATGATAGTCTTTCCTATCAGCCAGACATAAAACTAAAACTACTACAAAAGTTAACTCGGTTTTTGATTTTTTTTTGTTTTGTTGTTGATTTCTCCGTTGACCAATGTTCCAATGATGGAGTTCATATGGGCATTTTATTTTAACTCATAATACCTTAGAGCTGCACGTTTGACTTATTTTAAATCTCGTTGTGCGCTGAGATTGACTCTAAGATTCGGTCACACTCTCACTTATTTATACACGAGAGAGTCGTGTTAATCTACAAAGACAATTCTTATTACTTTTGGGATGTCTTCTTCTGACTTTTGATAAGTCATAATCCATGCTTCAGAAGTTTTACAATAAACTCTGTCCGCTTTGAGATTTAACTTTTCTCCAGTCTTTGGGTCATAGATTGCTCCCCAGCTATACAAACACTTTTTCGTTCTGAACTTTTTTCTCGTGTCCATAACTACAAAGACTATTTGTATATAAAAGAAAGGGGATTTCTCCCCAATCTTTTACTCATAATCCTCAACCTCAAGTTTGTAAGTTCTCTTGGTATAAGCCGGAACTCCTCCGTGTGCCTCGATGTCTTCAGAGGTGATGCTCTTAACCACAAATGTTACTTTGTGGTCTATGCACCAAACAAGGAAATTTGCATTTTCCAAAGGAGTAGAACCAATAGCAGGAGCTTCGTCGTCGATAGTTACGCCAGCGAAATGTTTAGCTCCGATTGATGCACCACTGTCAGTTGTGAAAGTGATAGGCACAAACCTTGCTTGTCCTTCTCTTTGTGTGTTGTTTGTCAATTCCATTTTGTTCATAGCAACAATCTGGAACTTATCGCCCTTCTTCAAGCCGACAACAACTGAACGTTCATTACCTTCCAAACCTAATGAGTTTACCACTGATTTAGCACGTTCTTCTACGCTGAGATTACTGTTCTTTAATTCTTCGAGTGTCATAATACTAAAAATTTTTAATTTGTTAATACTGTGAGTTACTTTTGTTTTTGTTTTAGTTTTATATCAATATACAGGGGGGGACTAAAGGGGTTGTGGACCGCCATAACAATCTCTCATATAATTTTCGGAATCTAGGTAATTTTCACCTGTATATAAATTCCGAATTTATTAAACCCCCAGGGGCTATTTATATAAAGTACCTGTACCCATTTACGGATAACTAAATGAAATATGTATAATATTAGAATTAGAATTTTTTAACTTTGTATTTAACTTTTCAGAAGGTATTGTTGTATATAACTAAAAAAGAAACAATTATGATTACAGACTTAGAAACATTACTAAATTAGGACGAGTTTAAGAATCTCGTTGATGCAATTAATAAGAACTAGGAGTATTATCTATCAAGTAATGGTCTAACCATTAAAGCGGAATCTACAGATGATTCTTTATTCTTATTAATATCTTATGAGAGATAGAAAGAGGAAAGCTGTCTAGCTAATGAAGAAGTAGGCAAATTCCAGAAATACTTAGAATCTTTAGATGATGATTTATTTATAGATGTCTGCGAATATCTAGGAGAGTCCGAATTGAATAAAATTCAAGAATGTTTGGAAAGTGGAAAATTGGAATCAGTAAGAGCTGGAATTACTAAATTCAGAATGGCATTATCTAATGTGGTAACTATGAAAATAGAACAACTGAAAGCATATGTATGAACAAATAGCTCAAATAAGAATACTCCTTGCTAATGTAAATGCAACCATGTAGGCTTTATTTCACGAAAACGAACAGCTAAGGAAAGAACTAGAGAAATTGGCAGCGGAGAATAAATCTCTAAAAGAGAAATAAATACTGCCCTATGGTGTAATGGTCAGCACAGATGACTCTAAATCATTTAGTCTGGGTTCGAATCCTAGTAGGGCAACGCCAAAATTAATAGTTATGATAAATTTAAATGAGAATTATGCTGTAACTCCAACAGGAGCTAAGACCCTTATTATTGAAGAGGGAGATGATTGGAATAAAGTTTGCGATAAGGTAGTTGGATGTAGATTTGATTACATATTTGTACCTCAAGAATTTGAGAATCAAGCCTGCTACTTTCTTCCACAAATAAGTATTCAAGGAAAGCAGATAGGTAAGATATGTACTTATAAAGTAGTGAAATGAAACAGTGTGCAGTCGTATTGAATGGTAATGATGTTGTCAAAGTTTCTAATTTAAAAAGAAAGTATGACAAAATAATGAGTAATCCCAATATGAAAATATTGGAAGAATGTGATAAGGAAATGCTAGATGAGAAATACAACTACTGGAATAGAACATTAAATAGAAATATAGAAGAGGAGAAAAATGAGGAAGCAAAACTTCATCATTTTAGGAATCCAAAAACAGGTTGCACTATAGCAAGTATCTATCCAGATTTAGAGGAATGTAAATCATATATAAAAGACTGGATGGATTATGTTAAACTTGACTGATAAATACAATGAACTAACTAAGCCAAATTTAAAAGAGTTATCTGAAACTATACTCCTAGCAGCAGAATCTTTAATTGAGATTGTTGCAGAAGAAGGAAAACAAAATGAACAATGGTTTCTAGATTACCTAGATGAATTAAATAGACTAAGTGTAATATACTAAAATATATGGATAAAGAATTTAAATTTGAAGTCTTTATTAACGGTCAACTAATAAATATGATAAAAGCCGGATATTTAGAAAGTACACTTAGAAGTGTTCCGGAGAATAAATCATTACTGATTGATATATGGAATGTAGTTGACAATTCAGTTAGAAATCTAATTAAAAATGGACTATATAAAGACACTACACTAGAAAAAGCAATAATTGATAATACATTTGAGGGATATGATAGACTTTAAAAAGACATTGACAAACTTACATAATGAATTTCCAGAATTTGACTTGGATACATTATTTAAAATAGTAGATGCTATAGTAGAAACTTCTACTCCTACAATAACCATCCCAAGTGGTATTAGATAGCCATCAGATAAACCTTGGTGGGAGGATGGTATAAATAGAATCACTTGTACTTATGATACAAAGTATAATGTTAAATAAAAATAGGCGAACCTAATCTCTAGGCTCGCCTATTTTGTTATATAATATAGTACCAATCAGTTCTCTCCATGACTCCCTTTTCTCTAAGCTATTTATTATCTAAATGATAATCTCCGTTTCTGAAATTCAATTCCTTTTTAGAATAATCCCAATAAAAATATCCTCTCCATCCAGGAAGTAAGAGAGTACGACCTGTTGCCGCGTGTAAAGTTGCTTTGTTATAGTCCATGTTACTTTTTAAATATAAATAGTAAATATAGATATATTCTTAATACAATCTCTTTAATGCACTTAATAATGTTTTTCATCGTTTCTTAGTTTTAATAAATCCATAAGTTCCCTTCTTTAATCTAGTAGTAGGAATCCATCCATTATCTAGAATAGACCTATGTCCACTCGGTTTATGTATCTTAGCCCCATCTTCGTGTTTCCATTTAGAAGCATTTCTAGCAAAATTAGCTCGCTTCTTCTAAAGAGGGGTAGCGTTAGGATTGTTTAGTACATGCTTAGCGTGTTCTTGTACAGATTCTCCTGCTGCCTTGGCAGATGCTGTAAATTTGCCTCTGTTCTTCTCTTTAATGTGAATGCCCGACCCATTTTTGAAAATTGGACACCCAAATGTTGTAATTTTCTTACTGTTAGACATTTTTAATATAATGTATTATTTATTGATTTGTATCTTACAAAGAATATTAATATACTTGAAAAGTATCAAATAAATATAGATAAATGTGATAAATGATTAAATGAATTATGACTAATGGACAAAAGTAAAATTACAAAACAAAATGGGAACATAGCTTTTGAGGAAGAAGCTCATATTTATTATGATGTTACAAAGCCAGAACAGAAGTTTATATCTGTAACGACTTTAATTCATTCTTTCACCCAACCATTTGATAAGGAGTTCTGGTCAGCATATAAAGCACTAGAGAAACTCTTACCTAAAGAAGATTGGGCTATAGAAAAAAAGTCTTTGTTGAACACTAAGAAATTTGATAAAGTTCTACTTGAACTTCATAACATTACAGAAGACGAGTTTAATAAAGAGCAACAAGCTATCTTAGATGCTTGGGATTTAGAGAATAGAAACTCATGCGAGAGGGGAACTAAAATCCATGCAGATTTGGAAAACTCTTTCTATAAAAAGAAACAGAACATAGACCTTAGTAAATATCAAATAGGTGGCAAGTTCGAGTGTATAAAAGACCACAATGAATTAGACTTAGAGAATGGTGTATATCCTGAGTATTTAATATCTAGAGTATCGGATGATGGAAAGCTCAGAATAGCAGGACAGATTGACCTATTAGTTAAAAGGGGAAATAAGATAATTATAGGAGACTGGAAGACCAATAAGAAAATAGAAACTAAGAGTTTCTTCAATTCCAAAACCAAGACTTCTGTTAAGATGAAATATCCTCTAAATAATTTAGATGATGTTAATTACTGGCACTATACTTTACAATTAAGTACTTATGCTTGGATGATTCAAAAGAAAAATCCAGAGTTTGAAATAGAGGATTTGGTTTTGGTACATTTCGACCATAATGACAATATGACAGTATATCATTTGCCATATCTAAAAGATGAGGTTATAAAAATGCTAGCCTTCTATAAGAAGGAATCTATATTGGCAGAAAATAAAAGAAAACGTCAACGTATTGAATATTAATTATGACACTAGAGGAAATAGAAGAAAGATTTGAGATATGTAGACGCTGCCCAATATGTGACCAAGATAATGGATTATGTAATGGGCATTTGTATCTAAATCCAAAGAACAATGATATAAGTATAAGCCCTAAAGAAGGGTATATAAAGGGATGTGGATGTTTACTAGAGAAGAAGATTCCAAACGAAAAGAAACATTGTCCAGCAGGGAAATGGTAATTTATGGAACTCCTATATTATATAAACCAGATAAGCATTATATACTTACTGTCCAAAATATAAATAGGGAAACAAAGGAGGAAAAAGATATGATATGGAAGTGGATTAAAGCAATATTTACTAAACCTTTGACAATATTGAAAAGTATATATTTCAATATATTCGGAATAAATCAAGATTTGGCAACCAAAAGATTAAAAATTTGTGACACTTGTTCCCATAAATTACAAACATCTGTTGGGGAAGTGTGCGATGAATGTGGTTGTATATTAGAGAATAAAACAAGAATTGAAGATGAACATTGTGATTTATGTAAATGGTAAAATGAATTATGGAAACTTTAAGAACAGAATTAAACAGTAACGAAAAACTAGCACTATCATTAACTGGAATGGAAGGTACGGGAGAACATTTTATTTTAAATGGAGAAGCTGCAGACCAAATATTGTTAAGAGAAAAACAAGAGAAGTTTAATACCGCAGTAGATGAGTTAGAGGATAAATTCTCTAAACATAATCAGGCACTAGAGGATTACGCTAAGTCATTATCTAACGATATGAATGGAGTTGAAATTATGCCGATGTATGGGTATGCATTAATTAAACCTTTTGAACAAAACCCATTCCAAAAAATAAAAACTACTAAAAGTGGTCTTATTACTGATTTAGGTGGATTTACTCCTACTTATAAATCTAACGAGACTGGAGAAATTGAAGAAGAACAACAATTTATTAAAGTAGGAACTGTGATAGAAGTAGGACACAAGTGTGAGTTCTTGAAGCCTGGAGATATTGTATTTTATACAATAGCTAGTGAATGTATGGTTCCATTCTATAAACTAGGATTTGTAGTAGTTAATGAGAATAGAATCATGGCTGTAGTTAATGAGAAACTAACTGAAAGAAGAGACGAATTGAAGCATGGAAACAATTGATGAAAAAGTTTATTTTAAGCCTGGGGATTGTGTTACTTTACGGTAGTGTAAAGTAATGCATTCTCCAGTTATGCTTGTTCTAAGAAGAGAAGCAGCTTTATTTAAAGATAACCAAGGATTACGAGGACTAAGATGTAGATGGTTTACTGATTCTGGATTAATGCAGGAAGCAGTATTTAATACAAAGGATTTAATTAAAGTAGAAGAGTAATGGCTAATTAGGAAGAATTACAGAAGGCATTCATGGCATACTTGATACAAGATGCCCAAGCGCAAGGAATACAATTACAATCAGAGCAAGATTTATAGGCTTACGCTGAATAGCTTGGAGAAGATGGAATTAAAGCCAAGTATCAGGAATTTATGTAGAAGATGCAAGGCGGAGTTATGGCTAGACTTGGAGCTAAACTAGAATACTATAAAAAATTAAAAGGAGTATGCCCAGAAGGAGAGGAACTTGCTTATTTTAAACAGGGAGGAAGAATCTGCAAAGCTTGCCAAAAAGCATAGAAAGGAACTAAGGTTACTAAGAAAGCTAATGAAGTTGACAAGTTCAAGGCTGGAAGAGCTTAGTATAAAAAGGATATGAAATCTGCAAAGGATGAAGCATCTAGAGATTCTGTATCCATTAACAAATATAATGACTAGGAGGTCATGGCAAATAAGGGACACAAAGGAAACTTTAAAAATGGAAAATGGGTCCCAGATAGAACAAAGTATGCTAAGAAAGATGCTTGTGGTTCTAAAATGAAAGTAAGTAAATGCGGTTCTAAAATGAAATAAAAAGATTAAAGATGTTAATGTTAATGATTGATGAGTATGAATGTATTTAATTATAACACTTTAACTAAATAGTTAGAAATAAATGAACCAGAGCTTCTTCTAGTTAAAGAGTTTAAGGCTTTGATACAGAGAGATAAATCTGTTGACAAGGAACGAGTAACTAGAGAATTATCTTACATTTATCTAGCTATTGATTGGAAGAGTCCCTATAGCCAATATTCAGAACATGAAAGACATGATGAAGCTATTAGTGACTCTGGACTATCTGAATCCGAATTTAATGACCCATTATTCAGGGAAGCCTGTAGAAAATACCGAGCATTGTAGGATTCTAACAAATCAATAAAACTTCTAGAAGCAGCTAAAAGAGCGGCTGACTAGTTTATTGATTATTTTGATACTATAGTAGATTTAAATGAACGTGATAATAATGGCAAACCCGTCTTTCAAGCTGAAAAGGTAATGAAAGAAATGGCTACTCTTCATAAAGTTCATGAAGAATTAGTAACACTAGAAGAGCAGGTTAAGAAAGAGCTTACAGAGCAATCTACTGTAAGAGGTGGAGCTACAGACGGCTTTGACCCAGGAGACTTTTAATTATGCCTAGAAAGAAAAAAATATTACCTGAAGAAATCTAGAATATAGTAGATTAGGTAAGAGAGAAAGAACAAAAAGAGGATGCCAAAGAAGCTAGAGAACTAGTATAGAAGATAAGAGAGGAAAGGGGCAAAAATGCTGATTATTGGGATGTAAAGAGAGGAGATAAGATAGAGGTATTTGACCCTACTTTATCTTATGAAATAACTGGATATAGACCAATAGATGAAACACACGGTCTTGACTTCGACCCAGATTGGTTTACTGAGACCAGAGAAGTGTATAGAAAAACTGGGAAGTATTGTCCATATCTAAAAGATAGTAAGAGATATAATGAGTTTTGGAAGGAATAGTATAGAAGATGTAAATATGGAATGACTGTTAATGGTTATACAATTACTGGAGATAACTATTTCTTCCTAAACTTCTATTAGCTTCCTATCATTGATGATAACAAGGCATCTGGAGAAGGAACAAGTAGTGACTTTCCTATATTTTTCGCATCTCATTATATGTTCTTTCATTATCTGTAGATGGCTAGAGTTCTGCATAAGCACGCAGCTCTTATGAAAGCCCGTTCTATTGGATTCTCTGAAATAAATGCATCCTTATCTGCAAGAATGTATTCAGTAATCAGAAGAAGCAGAGTAATGATTACTTGTTTTAATGATACCTTCCTTAAAGGTACTTTTAGTAAGTTTGATAATGCTTTAACATTCTTGAATACTTGTACAGGAGGAGGATTCTTCAAACTACGTTTGATTGACCAAGACTTAAGAAAGAAGTCTGGTAAACAGATTAAGGTAAACGGACAGTTTGAGGATGTTGGATTTAAATCAGAAGTAGTTGGAATAAACGGAGCTAAGGCATCTAATATTCGTGGAGACCGTGTTGACCTATTAATATATGATGAAGCAGGGTCTTGGCCCGGACTAGATACTGCTGTAGTGCAGGGACAAGAGCTTTGTGAAGTTCAGGGTAAACCTCGTGGAACAATGTTATTTGGGGGTACTGGTGGTGATATGGGTGCTCCATTAGCAGGTCTTAAGAAGATATATTACAATCCAAAAGCTTACAAAGTTCTTCCATTTAGACATAATTATACACAGGATGGGACTACTATTGAAAGTGGGTTCTTCATTCCATATTTTGTCTAGTCTCTAAATTCAGAATACATGGACCATAGAGGTGTATGTAATACAGTAGAATATAAGAAGTATCTATAGGAAGAGCGCGATAATTTATTAGCAGTTCCAGATGATTATCTAAAGAAGTGTGCCGAACGATGTTGGAATGCAGAAGAAGCATTTAATCTTGAAGGTGTTAACAAATTCAACAAGATTCTTATTGCGGACCAGTTAGCTAATATAAGACTTAAGAAAATAGGACCAAGACCAGAATCTGGATACATAGACTACTTCTATAAAAACAATAAACACACCTAGGATAATATAGATGGTTTTAAATGGATTCCTAATATTAACGGAAAAGTAAAAATACTTGAACATCCTGTATGGTCTGATTTGTATAAAGAGTAGATGGATAAACTTAGATAGGAAGCTGAAGAAAGGGGAGAAGAATTTGAATCTCCAGCGTACAAAGAAATGCATGATTTATATGTTGCAGGAATAGACGGTATTGATATAGGAGCTAGTCAAACTTCGAAAGAAACAAGAGATCCTTCTGATTTCTGTATAACTATAAAAAGAAGAGCATTTGGTCTAAACGAACCGTAGTATGTTGCTATGTATAAAGACAGACCTAATGACATTAGAGAAGCCTATAAAATAGCTATGTGTTTAGCTAGATACTATAATTGTAGAATAAACATAGAAGCTACCCGTGTAGGTATGATTACCTGGGCTAGAGAAAAGGGTTGTTTAAACTACTTTATGAAAAGACCTAGAGCTACTCTAACAGACGTTAAGAATGGAACTACTAAATAGTACGGAACACCCGCTACCAAAACTATTATAGAACAACATACTGACTTGACAGCAGCCTTTATTGAGGATTTCTGTCATACTATATGGTTTGAAGAAATGTTAGACCAATTTACTGGATATAATGATGAGAATAAAGGTAAATTCGATATTGTAGCCGCTGTGGGAATGACAGAATTGGCAGACTAGGAATTGTCAGGAAGATAGCCAGTGCTTGTTGAAAAAGAAGTTGAACAATTCCAAGATTATGGTTATTATTACGACGAGAGAGGAATCAAAAGATTTGGGGTTATACCAACTTCTAAGACTTTTGAAACTAACATACAAAAAAATGAATACGATGACCCATACAGAATTGAAACAAGTGATCCTAGGTTATATGAGAGACTTGTACAAAATGGAATACGTAGGTGGGCTTGAAATTCAGAACCTAGATCCAGTTGGTTATAAGGTATCGTTTAACTTTGATAGGTCAGAGATGCCTTTAGTCATTATAGCTGATTTACCTGATGAAGAATTTCTCCCATTTATAAAGGAAGAATTAAGAAGTAGGAAGTTACAAAGAGTTAAATACTATAATGCAACTAAACTTCCTCCAGAACAGCATAATTTATGTTATGAAAGAAAAAGAACTGATAGACAAGACGAACGAGGCTATTGCGGAGCTTGTATATGATAAGTACGAATTATAGAAAGCCTATAATTACTATAACGGAAAAAGAGACCCAGAATAGTTTCGTTACCTGGAAGAAAACTTCGGAATAGGTAGTCCTACTTCTGTAGAATTTACACCACTACTAAAGAAGCACGTAGATGCTCTAGTAGGGGAATATCTAGGAACCCCTATCCTTCCGAAGATTTCTTGTAAGGATTCAGATACCATTAGTAATATCACTAGAGAAAAATAGTTAGAAATAACTAAAGGGATAGTTAAATTTCTTAGAGACCATTTAAGTAATTCTATTCTGAAATTTATCGACGGAAAAGATATTACAGATAAAGCCGTGAAGACTTAGTTAGATAAAATTATTCAAGACATTGATTAGTCTTTTATTTCTCAATATGAGATAGCTGCATAGAATATTATTCATTATATCATGCAGTCTAGAGAAACCGATTTAATAACTAAACTCCGATAGTTACTTACAGATTTATTAATTACTGGCTATACATTTTTCAGAGTAAAATCATCATCTTCTGGAACTAACATAGAAATAGAAGTTCTGAATCCTTTAAATACTTTCGTAGATAGGAATCCAGAATCTCCATATGTTAGAAATTCGTATAGAGTTGTGGTTAGAAAATGGATGAGTAAAAGCTAGATATTAGCTAAATACGGAAAAGAAATCTCTAGAGAAGATTTGAAAAGACTAAAAGATGAATGGAGAGCTGATGATTCAGCTGCAGTTTATAGAAGAGTTTATGGTGACACTTGTACTATAGTAAACGAAGATTAGAATCATGAAACTATTCCTGGATATCCAGATAATGAATATAGTGCTCATAGATTTTAGTTAATTCCTGTTTATGATGTAGAGTGGATAGAAACTGATGACGATTTTGTAATGTAGAGATACAATACCATTAGAATTGGAGAAGAAATATATATTCTGAGAGGTCTAGACAAGACTGTTATGAGGTCGAAAGATAATCCTAATTTCTGCTCTTTGTCTGTGAATGGGGTATATTTCTTAAATCGTTCCCAACAACCGTACTCTCTGATATTAAAGTGCGCACATCTATAGGATAGATATGACTTGTTAAATTATTATAGGGATAACCTGATAGCTAACAGCGGTACTGCTGGAGTAATCATGGATATGTCATTGCTTCCTACTAACCTAGGCGTAAAATGGCCAGAAAGAGTGTAGAAATGGTTAGCATACAAGAAGGGTGGTATCATGTGGATTGATTCCACTTAGGAGGGAAGAAATGATGGAGCGCAAGCACCTAACTAGATATACAATGGATTTGATGATACCTTAAAAGCTTAGGCTGTATAGGCTATTGAATTAGCAATTCAATCAGTAGAACAAACTACATCATCTATAACTGGAGTATTTAGAGAAAGATTAAATGGAATAGAAACTCACGATGCTGTAACTAATATTAAGCAAGGTGTTACTAACTCTTACATAGTAACCAAGCATTATTTCTAGTAGATGGACCTAATCACTTGTGAGATATTATTGGATAGTCTAAACTAGGCTAAAATAACATATAAGAAAGGATTGACTGGTACTATTATACTTGGAGATAAATACTAGCAGATATTTACAGCGCTTCCAGAGTATTTTACGGTTACTGATTATGACATCCATATAACTTCTAGCTCTGAAGTAATGGAAGATTTACAAACTATTAAAGCTATTATTCCAGAGTTTGTTAAAAGTCAGCAAATGGATCCTGACATCATATTTGAAGCACTAACTGCTAAGAGTCTTACAGACCTTAAATACAAGGTTAAGAAAGCAGTATAGATTCGTAAAGAAGAAAACAATTAGCTATAGTAGCTATAGGAAAAATTGGAAGAAACTTCACAATAGGCATAGCAGTTACAGCAAGAACTATAGAAAGCTTAGTAGAAGATAGAAAGTTTGGATGAGTAGAGATTAGGATTAGAATAGCAGAAAATGTAGTTAGAATATAAGGTTAACTGGCTCAAAGCTCAATCTGATTCTACATATAAAGATAGACAAATGGATATAGAAGAAAAGAGAACTGAAATAGAGTTGGCTTAGCTTCATGATGGAAATCCATATAATGACAAAATAAGACAAATACATTAATATGGCAACTGGAACAATTGTATATAATAAGGATTAGCAATAGATTTATCCTATTTCAGATGGTTCAGTAATTATTAGTAATGCTTCTGGTTCTAAATCAAATGTGGAAGAAGATTTAAAGAAACTATTTAAATAGGTGTCAGACCTTTCTGGTTCTAGTGAGGCGGTAAATAATATTATTATTAAGATTCATTACTTACCTGCTGATACTGCTGAAGAATCTGAGATAAAATTATCTACTAAATAGTGGACTGATACTTTTGAACTTCCAACTGAAGAGAATCCATACATCTGGAAAAGAACTAAATTTACTTTCTAGGGAGCTGACGAATCTCAGGGAACTACTATTTATGAGATTGTGGCAAGCGATGTTTCTACTATTATCTAGAATATATACACTAGAACTGAGGGAATAACTCCAGTTATTGAGTATAAGCAGAAAACAGATGAGGATGGAAATCCTCTATATGTAGATTCAGAAGGACATGAAACAACGACTGTTACTCCAACTAAGGCATATGACTATAATTATTATTGGAATGGGAAACCAGCTGGTAAATTAAATAGTCTACCACCGACTCCTGAAGGTTAGTCATATACATGGACAGACTATCCTCAAGATATTAGTTTATCATTTAGTTCAGTTTTTATGTCTAGACGTATACGACAAGAAGGTAAGTGGAAACCATTTTCTACTCCTGCTCAATATGGTCAATGGCCTACTACTGAGTCTTAATTATTATAATATGGAATTTAGTATTGATATACATACCCAGATTAACGGGGAAATAACTATTGAAGACTTTTCAAAGGAATATGGATAGTATATTGATGAAGATTTAGAGGTAGTAACTTCCTATGATTCTTATAAGTATAGTGAAAGTGCTACCCTAAATACTATCATAAAAGTTAGTATAGGAGATGCTACTTTGATAGACGTACTTCTCAATGACCATACAGAGGATTTAGACTCTTGTACATTTAAGGTGAAAGAAGATGGATATTATGTAGTAGACCACATAATTCTTCCTAATATGAAATGGTATGAAAATTCATCTGATGAATACAAGGAGTATTATGAAACTATCTATATAACTGATGGAGAGAAACTATATAAAGAAGTAGATGGAGAGCTAGAGGAATGTACTGTAAAAGAAATCCTTGAGAGAAATATAGAAGGAACTACTATCAAAAAATGTAAGGTAGATGTATTCTTTACAGGAAATCTGCAATAGTGTTATATTAACTACTGTAAGAAACTCTTTGACTCTTTATTAAATAAGTGTCTAACTAGAGAACATGATGCAGATATATTTGCAAGAGATTTTATCTGGATGACACTTAATATTATAGATTATTTAATAGGCTTTAAACAATTCATGGAAGCTGAAAGATTGTTAGCAATGTTCCGCACTTGCGGTGGATTCTGTGACAATCACCATGAACATAAACGTATAGGTTGTGGATGCTCTTAAAAGAAAGGCTATTAAAAGGTATGAGGATTTCCTTAAAAGGGTTAGAAAGGGATATAGACCAGATTATTAGGATATTTTGAATCTAATTTGTTTTATTAACCTACCCGTAAAATTAGATAATCACGAATTTATTAAATAGCAATTATTGAATCATAATGATACAGCCTATTTATACTTCGGTAAGCAATGCTGATATAAAGCCTTGTGGAAAGAAAGGACATTTAATAAAAAGTGAACCTATACCTCTCCTAAGAAACAACTATCTTGGAGAATATAGAACTGAATTAGAAAGAGCTAAGGTTAGAAAGAATCTAGGTATCGCTGATGAGTAGAGTCTTCTTTGGGGAAATATAGAAGGAACTATAGAAGCCTAGAAAGATTTAGTATAGTACATAGAATAGAAATGGACTTATACTAGTGATGTTGCAGAGAATATCAATACTGTAAAAGATGCCTTAGATTATGCTTTATTCTTTATAAGTTAGTACAAAGCTAATACAGAAGAAATAGAGGAAATAAAAGTTGATATAAGTAATATCAGAACTTCTATTACTGTACTTAAGGAAGAACTTGAAGAAGAAATTGAATCTAACAGAACTGGCATAAACAATCTTTCTGAGAAAATAACCTAGATTAATGAGGCAATAGAGGATATTAATGAGTCTATCAAAAATATAGATGTTGACAAAAACATCTAGAATTGGATAACTAATAGTCTAAGAAACTCCAAAACCATAGAAATAAAGGATGATAATACTCTAGAAGTAATTCTATCTTAGTAGGAGGATAATGCAATACATCTGATTCAGTAGGAAATTCCTCCAGTAGAGGAGGAAGGAGAACCTTCCACAGTAGTTCTACCTGGAATATATGTAAAAGACCTGGAACCATCTCTAACAGAGGTAAAGGAAGAAGTTAAGGGAGTATAGGAAGCTTAGAAGAACACTGATTCTAAAGTAGATTCTAATACTGAGAATATCACAAATATATAGACAAGTTTAGAAACTATAGCTACTTATCAAACTGAACTTCCAGATGATACTACTTCTACTGTTATTCAAGGAACTACAGTTGAAAAATTGAAAGGAAAGCCGTTTAATGAGATTATAGACACTCTATTATTTCCTACTGTTGTTAGAGATTTGGTTTATCCTTAGTTGTATTATAGCTTCACCTCTTAGATTGTGGAGGTAGGATCCGCTTTACTTACCCCTACTTTAACATTTATAAAAAATGATGCTGGAGAGGAAACTGGTAGAGAAGAAACTATTACCTATAATGATTCTCCTGTAGAATCTGAAACATATGATTCTATCGGTGTTTATGTGCATTCTGGTACCGTAAATTATGCTGCTGGAGAATATCTTATTAACAACAAGGGAGAGGTTACAGACAAGAGGGTGGAGGCTGGTTCAATATCAACTACAGCATAGGTGACTGCTACCTACCCTTGGTATTCTGGTAATACAGATAGTTTAATCAAATAGAGTCTTGTTCCATTTGGACAATCTTCTGGAATTATTACATTTTCATTAAGTGGAAAGGCTATTATAAAATTACCTGGAAGTAATACTTAGCTAAATTCATTTACAGTAGATGGAGGACTAGGATACCTAAATGTTGATTTAAGTGGCTGGGAAACTTCTACTGAATAGATAAATGGATTTCCTTATAAAGTATGGACTAAGAAGGATACTTATTCTTCAGCATTGCCTCATCAAATTAACTTTACTTTATCACAATAATGGCATTTAAATATACAGGTGATGCTACATTAGGCGTTGCTTTAACCGTAGAAACTCCTAAACCTCTTGATAATAGAACAGTAGTCGATAATTTAGACGAATTATATTCTATTCCGGAGAAATATGCTTATCAAGGCATGACCGTTTCAAATATAGATAACGGAAATATTTATATGCTAGTAGATAAGTCTAAGATTAAATACAAAGAAGGTTGGAAAGCTTCTTATGAATCTATTTAGATAATCACCTGTACAGAGGCTGAATATAAGGAATGGTCTGAAAATACCACAGAAGATTTTAAACCTATAGACGAAAATAAAACATATCTTCATGCAGAAACATATTATTATATATATGAAGACAGCCTAGATGATGATTAGTTTTATTTATCAGCAGAATGGGGTAAAAAGATAGAGGAATAGTTGAAATAGAAAGCTCTAAATACTACTGTCGTACAGATTAGAACGGATTTAGACTAGACAATCTCTAACCTTTCCAAGTATGCTACTCTTGAAGAGTTAACTGAGAATTATGCCCCTAAAACTGATCTAGATTTAGAGGACCCAGAATCCTTGTTATCTAAAGCCTTATCTAACCATTATACTAAGGAAGAAACTGATGACATATTTGTTACCAAAGAAAGTCTTAGAGGAGAAGGAATGGAAGGAGATGATTTTGTCTTTGTTACAAAGAAATAGTATGACGAAGACCAATAGGCTATTCAAGATGAGCTAGATAAGACTTTAAAGGTAGATGGAGATGGTTCCCTAGAAAGTATTACTGTAGGATAGATAAAGTCTCCAGTAGTAGAAGGGAAGGATTAGCTAGTAGTAGATGTTAAATCTGATGGATTGTTTGTTGGAGAAGACCAATTCGCCATGATGTCAGATGTTCCTAATCTGGTTACATTAACTGAAGAGGAATATTTAAAACTGGTAGAAGATGAGGCTATAGAACCTGACACATATTACTATGTGTATGATGTAACAAATGATGCTAAAGTCTATATTACTAAGGAGTACTTAGATCAAAATTACCATACTACACATCAGTATTAGTCCTGGGTTGCTACTAATTATTACTCAAAGACATAGATTGATGAAATTGTTTCTGGTTTATAGAAACTAGGAAGCTACGTTACTACAGAAGATATTAAAGCATACTACACTAGCTCGTAGGTAGATGAAAAGTTTCTTACAAAAGAAAATGCTCAATCTACATACGCCACTCAATAGTCATTAACCGACCTTTCCGATTAGATAGCAGAGGAGTATGTGACAAAAGAAAGTTTAAGAGGAGATTCTCCCGAAACTGGTGATGACGATTTTATATTTGTTACCTAGAAGAAATATTAGGAAGATTAGGATGCCGCTTCTAAGGAATTTAGCACAGAGCTTCTAAAATCAACCTCTATAGAAACTTCTGATATTACTATTTAGAAAATTGTCGAAAAAGAAGTACAATAGGGAACAACTGGAGAAAGTTCAGAAGATGAAACAACTGAACAGACTATTGAAAGTTCTGTTAAACTTACTACAGAAGACAATAGATTATTAGCATCTGGAAAGCAAGTTGCTCTTACAGAAGAGGTTCCTAAATTGGTATGTCTTCCACAAACAGATTATGATGACTTAGTTGAAAATAATAAGACAGAGAACGATACGTACTATTGTACTTATGGAGAAAAAGATATATAGGATACAGGATATGTCAGAAGTGAATATCTGACAGAACGCTACTATACAAAAGCTGAGGTGGAAGAATTAATAAAGGCTGCTGTAGACGAATTGTAGAAGAAAATAGATGCAATATAGCCTGGTTCTGGTAACGTACAGGTAGATGGAGAAAATGAACAATTAATATTTTAAATAGTATGGGAACAATTTGGGTTGAAGGGTAGTTTAAGAACTCAGCAAAACCAGTAAAAGTTGTTGGAGGAAATATAGGAGGATCTGGAATAGACCCAGATACATTAAAGAACTACGCTACCAAGGCTGAACTGTAGAAAGCTGTTGAAGACTTAACTGCCTCCATAGAAGGAATAGATCATAATGTAGAAGAAGAAACTTTAATAATACAATAATATGGCAACTATCAAATCTATAAAGGTTGGAGAAACCGTATATGACTTAAAGGCTACCTATGATGGCTCTGGAAATGTTATAGATTAGACATATGCAAAATCTAGTGCCATTCCAACTAAAGTGTCTTAGTTATAGAATGATGAAAATTATTTAAAGGAACACTAGGATATAAGTGGTTTAGCTACTAAAACGGAGTTGAAAAGTAAGGTAGATAAAGAATTAGGAAAAGGACTTTCTGAAGCTAATTACACAGAAACTGAAAAACAGAAACTTAGTGGTATTGCAGATAATGCAAATAATTATGTACACCCAACTACTTCTGGAAATAAACACATACCTGCTGGAGGAGTACTTGGATAGATTTTAACCTTTTCTGAAGATGGGACTGCATAGTGGGCAGATACTAGTACTAAGTTAGAGGAACAATTTAATGCTCTTAATACTGCTTGGGAAGAATTACAAAAAGAACAATAGAGTCTAAGCAAACAAGTCACAGAGTTAAGCAGTAACGTAGACTTATACTCTTATGGAGTAGAATGGGATATTACCGTATCTTCTCCTATCCTTACTAGAATAGGAAACCCACTATTACATAAATCCCTCCCTATTTAGTCCGCTTACAGAGGATGTGTAGCAAATAACGGTGTGGTAAATTACTATTTATATCCGGACGATTGGGCTTACAAAGAAGATGGAAGTACTCCTTCTGTGCTCGATGGAACTGATGGAACTGTAAGAGTCCACACTCCTAAATTTTATGGTAAATCAGGCTCTAATGGAAATAAAAGATGGGTTAGAATTTCTCTAGTAAAGCTTGATGATTCATGGGTAGAAATACCAGAACTATTAATTGACGCATATAGAAATACCGTTGATAATACTGTGTCAGCAACCCCTAAAGCTGTGTCTGTGGTCAATACTACAGAAGCATTTAGAGGTGGTGGAAATAGAGCACAATTCGATGAGTATCTAACTACTAAACTTGATACCAAAGATGCTTTTAGAAGCGATTTAGGAAAACCTAGAACTAATGTTTCTAGAGCTAATATGAGAACTTATGCTACAAATGCAGGTTCTGAATTATTATGCTATGAATATTATAAATGGATATTCTACTGGAACTATGTAATAGAATATGCTAACTTTAACTCCCAGGCTGCCTATAATGCCGAACTTACTTCTGATGGTTATCGTCAAGGAGGACTTGGTCCTGGAGTTACAGACTGGAGTAACTCTGCTACAAGTTGGTCTGGATATAATGGAACTTATCCTATTACTCCATGTGGTTATTGTAATGATATTGGTAACTTCACTGGAATCAAAGATTTAGTTATTCCAGAGTGTACTGCAACAAACGAAACAGATACAGTAGCGACTAAGACATTTAAAGTTCCAAGATGGAGAGGTTTTGATAATCCATTTGGAGATATTTGGACAAACCTAGATGGAGTAGTTATTCAAAGAACTGCGGCAAATGAAATCAGTAGTGTGTATACTACCACAAACAAGGAAGAGTTTACTGACGTAATTGGCAGCAAGACCATAGCAGGATACGAGGTAGCGCAAGATGGATACATTAAAGAGTTTGACTTAGGAGAGACAGCAGAGATTATACCATCTTCTTGTACTGGAGCCTCAGCTACAACTTATATATGTGACTACCACTCTTGCAATGCTACCTCTACAGAGCTTCGCACGCTGCTGGTGGGCGGCCACGCGGCTTATGGCGGCAGTGCGGGTCTCGGCTGTTTCTTTTCTGGCGATGGCGTCGGCGGTGCCGCTTCCTCTGTCGGGTTTAGGACTCTAAATAGAGTATCTTAAGATAAAATATAGAAAATCGATTTAGATATAAATCGTAGGATATTACTTCTAAAAACCGTTGATTGGCAAAAAAGAACTGCTAGTAGGCAGCAACGCGAATAATGGCAGCAATGCAGGTCTCAGCTATTTCAATTCTAACAATGACGTCAGCAATGCCAATTCCAATGTCGAGTTATTATATATTTAGAACAATTTATTTTATTTTTTTAGTTTGCTAAGTAATATCCTTGCCTCTAGGCAAAAGACAACGTAGTGTTAAATGAAGGGTGTTAGTAGGTTAAATCTCGAAAGCTTCCGATGAAATATATAAAAATTGAAACGTGTAGGATATTTGCACGAACGAGTGTATGATTTGAAAAACATCGAATTAGCTGATGATAAGGCTAGAAGAAATAAATCAATTCGATGTGGTATTAAGTAGCATGATAAGAATAGATTAGAAGAAAATAAGGAATTATCAGACAAATTAAAATAGCTAATCTATTAGACTTCTGAATATAGTACATTTATAATATATGAGCCTAAAGAAAGATTAATCTTTAGACTTCCATATTACCCTGATAGAATCACTCATCATGCTATAATGAATATTATGGAACCTATCTGGACCAGTATTTTTATAGATTAGACATATTCCTCTATAAGAAACAGAGGGATTCATAAGGTAGAGTATGATTTATTCAAGGTATTGTAGAAATACTCAGATGAAACTAAATACTGCCTAAAAATGGATATAAGAAAATTTTATCCATCTATAACACATGACATCCTGTATGAGATGTTGTAGAAGAAAATAAAGGATAAGAAACTGTTAAGTCTATTGAAGGAAATAATATATTCAGCCAAAGGAGTTCCTATTGGAAACTATCTATCATAGTTCTTTGCAAATTTATATCTGACATATTTTGACCACTGGATAAAAGAGGAGTTAAAATGTAAGTACTACTTTCGATATGCTGACGATATTGTGATTCTTGGTAATGACAAGAATTATTTGAGAAATGTATTAGTATCTATAAAACTGTATTTGAAACAAGTTCTTAATTTAGAATTAAAACCTAACTACTAGATATTTCCAGTAGAAAGTAGAGGAGTAGATTTTGTAGGTTACAAATTTTATCACACTCACGTTCTATTAAGAAAATCTATAAAAATGAGAATGTTTAGGCTTATAAATCTATATAAGCAAAATAAGATTGATAAAGAAGAATTGGAAAGAAGAATGAGATCTTATTTCGGCTGGATGAAATTCTGTGATTCTAAGAATTTGTTGAAAAAGATAGAAACTTTGACTGGTTTGAAGTTCTCAAATTGGAATGGAAAGGAAGTCAATATATCTAAGTTTTATAATAAGTATATTCATATCATAGAGGCGGTTGATTATCATAGCCATTTCAGAGTGCACTTTATGTATAACAACAAACCCTATTATTTTAAAAGCAAGAATAAGAAATTACATTATTCTTTGCTTAGATACAAATTTCCTATAAATTTTAAAGTAACACCTTATGTTAGAACCGAATAGAATACAAATGAACGTTTGTCCTTAGGTAATTCAAAAACTTGGGAACGGTACTTATTATTATAATTACGATATAAGAGAAGTTGAGGCTGAAGTTGAAATACTAGATGAGAAAGACAGTACTAAATTTGAAACTTAGTACAATTTCATCTAGGTTTTACTTAATGGGCAACCTAATTATAAGGATTGCGTAAGAGCTATTATTAGAAGTTTTATAACCATAGATGAAGAATTTGATTTAATCAACTCGTATAATAGTTATACAAAAAACCTTAGCACAGATTCTTCTATCATAACAGATTATCAAGAATATCTTACTAAATTAATGGATATTAAAAACAAAGTCAAAAAAGATTTTGGACTTGTGAATAAATAATTTAAAATTGTTAAGTATTGTACTTTACAATATTAAAAATCTAATAAATGGAAAATTACAAAAATTTAAATTTCTCCGCTGAACAAATAAACCAAAAGCTAGCTTGGGTTGGAGATAAGTCTAAGTTAGCAACTACATTATAGGAGACCCCTGTAAACTAGTTTATGTTTACTAAAGACTAGAAAACTTTAAAAACTATCATAGACGCAAATAACTAGATAATTACCGTAGAGACTAATGATATGATAACAGAACCTGGGTCTAAATTAGAGTCGTGGAATGTATATGTGGACCATTTACTCTGCATAAACTCTATAGCTTGCGAAGGAACAATGTGTTCTCATAATTATGTTGAGTTAGGTAATGGCTCTAAAAAGGATATCAATTTAAATGGTTTATACTTATTATACACAGATTGTTCTAAGGGATTAGAATCTGACATTGGGTATGTTTGGCAATATCTCCCATTGACTGGAGTTATCAAGGCAGGGTCTACTTTTGTTATTAGAGGGAGACAAACTAATACAATTAAAGGTAGTATGATAAAAGTAGACTCTTATGATATGGAGTGGGATATAGAATTTAAATAGAATAAAGCTGCCTTCTATTTATGTGCTGGAGATTCTTTTAAACCCTTATTAGAATCTAATAGCCTTGGAAATCCTTGGGAAGCTAATTTAATTGGGTATATTGATTCTTGTGGATTTGGAGCAGAAGCACCAGCAGAGGGGAATTCTCCTTTGTTGGTTAATGATAATTGGAATGATATTATCTTTGTTAGATGGTTTATGTTTGAAACGGCTAAACAAGGTACTAAAGCTTTTGCTAAAAGAAAAACTAAAGATTTATGGACTTATATAGATTTAACTAAGAATACTACTAAAGCAGGAAATAGTATATAGTATTATTATAGTGACAATATAAAGTTAAAATATACTCCTAAAGCTTCGTATCTAGGTAAAGATTTCTTTACTATATCTACATTATTTAGATAGGATATTCCTAATTATGTAAATTTAACTTTTGGAAGATAGGCAACCGACTCTGGAAGTGGCGCAACTAGATGCTTCAACTGGATTTCTGTTGGATATTATGATGAATATGTGGAGATAAGAAAATAGGGAGAAGAGTGGTCAAAACATTATTCTATAATTGAAAAAGATAGTAGTAATACTGCTAACATTAATAAGTTTATAAATTATTATAAAAGATATAAATGGATTGCTCCAGATGGGACTTTTGTTACTACTCATAAATGTATTATAGATAAATTAACAGCTGGAACTTATGAATATCGAATTAGAAGAGATAATTCTAATTATTCAAGTAAAATTTATATTTTTAAAGTGTTAGTGGATTCAGAAGTAACTACTTTTAGTTATATTTAGACTTCTGATTAGCAGGGATTTAATTGGCAAGAATATCAAGCTTGGAAAAAATCTTCTTATATGATAAGTAAAGAACAAAATATTGAATTTACTATCAATACAGGAGATATTACTCAAAATGGTAATAGAGTTAGCGAATGGTTAGATTATTATGATGGTAGAGAATACTTAAATAATCTCCCAGAGATGTTTACTGTTGGAAATAATGATTTGTGTGGAAAAGATTTCTCAGAACTAACAGATGGAGAGGTAAATACTTCAAAATATAATCATATCAATGTTTTAAGATATTTTACTTTTGAAATGGATCCAGATAATCCATGTTAGGTTACTTGGGAGGAAAATACTTATCCTATTTATTCTACATATTCATTTAATTATGGTAAATATCATTTTGTATCTTTAAATTCTGAATATGCTCAAGCTTCTAGTAAAATGTATAAAAATAAAGATATTGATTCTGATAAAGGAGATATTACATTTGCTCAAGCTGTAAATGCGGCTATTGAAGAATGGTTTATAAAAGATTTAAAATCATGGAAACAAACTGAAGAATTTCCAACTGGCTGCGAAAAATGTATTGTTTACACTCATGATGCCCCATTTTCAATAGTTACCTATGATTTTATGAATACTAATACTACTGCTAGAGCCGGTTCTAAATTAAATACTATAAATAATAATGGAACTTATAGATTTTCTAGGCTCTTTAAAAAGATGGGAATTAGATTAGTAATGGCTGGTCATAAACATACTTATGGAATAAGCAAACCTATCTATGATGCACCTATTGAGTATCTAGAAGGTAATAAGGCTAGTTCTGCAGTAGACATATTGTCAGGAGAAATTACTACAGATATGTCTAGAAAACCTGTTATTTAGGTGCTACGACAAGATTAGGTATAGGTAAATAATTTTGCTAGATACGAAGTTGTAGAAAATATTACAGCCCCAACCTATGTAACTTGCTAGGCAACTGGATATAAATTAATCTCTAATAAAGAATAGCCATCTGGGGATGCTTATAGAATACCTTGGTTGCTGGCTTACTTTCCCGCAGCTACTAGTTCTTCAAATCCTAAAGAAAATACTGCATAGCATAAGCCTATGTACATTAAATATGATGTGTCCGATACTAACATAAAAATAACCGCAGTCTAGATAAACGGAATTTGGGAAGTAGACTCAAGCTCAACAAAATATGATTTTAATAATTAGATAGAAAACCTTACTATTGATAAAATGACTTTGAGCACTTCCACAGAGGAAGATTTAGCTATATATAGTCCAGACAATCAAAATTTTTATACCCTTAAATTATAGTAAAAATGATTTTTCGTAATGGGAAGTTAGTTACTCAAGTCTTTAAGACTATATTAAAAGGTAGAGATCTTAGGATATATGATTCAAATGGATTTATTTTAAGAGATATAAATCAAACAGTTCTTAATTTTAAAAAAGAAACTGACAAAAAAATAGGAGCCATATATAAAGGGTCGTAGTTAGTCTGGCTTACCGTATATGACGCTGTTAGAAGCTGTTTTGGTAGCGGAACTTGGCTACAAGATAGACCTTGGTTAAAAGATGATTCATGGAAAAATAATTGATTTGTAAAAATGGCAAAATTTGAAAATTTACCTAATCAGATTACAGATTTACTGACAGAGTGGGATGGTCACTCTGGAATGGAGGTCGAGGATTTTATTTGCCGAAAAATAGAAAAAGTAGAAGGATAGGACATAACTGATATGTCTTATGACTCAGCTACTAGTATGCTTACTCTTCTAAAGAGTAATGGAGAGAAGGTAGAAACTGAAGTATCAGTTATTCCTCCTACTTATTCTTATGGTATAATGGTATATGGGGTGATGTTGGACAATAAGTCTGATAAGATATATACTGAGGCAAATGGCTCTTTGTTAATGCAGTACAATTCAGACAGAAATGTTAAGGTAGGTATTGCTATGTATGCTGTTGCTACAACTTCTGTAACAACAGATAGAATTGGACCTTTTAATGTCAAGATTAGTTATGGAACTTAGTCAGGAACATTTAGAGTAAATAATATTAAGTATAGCTAGTGTATTATAGATCCATCTACAGGTGCTATAACAGGAGTTAACATACCATCAGAGAATTTAATAAATACCTTAGCTTGGATTGATGTAACTAGCTTGTTTACTAAAACTTAGTCTGCTAAGAAGATTACAGCCCAAGTTGTAGATGACCCAGATGTGGAAGATACACTAGACTTACCAATCACTACAGAGGTAATTACGTTAAATTATAACGGTGAAATTGTGTTAGGTAACAACCTAGTTAATTTCTCACTTACTGGCGGAACTACTAGCAATTATCACCTAGAAGGTTTCAACAATGGAGCGTCTTTCTCTACTAGTGGCGGAGTTTTAAATTATTCTAGTCTAACATCTGGACTTAATCAATTAGCTGTTAGAGCAGTTCATAATACTGAAAGTTCAATCTACACTGACTACTTATATGTAGATATTATTTATACACATAACTGCTAGGATACTATAGTAGCTATCAATGGTGTAAGTAATGGTATAGCTAATAATGGTGTTGCTACTCTATATGAATTAACAGTATTTAGTCCAGATAATAGTTCAATGGCTATTACTACATATCTGGAAAATGAAATGCCAGATTCTGAAAGCATGAATCCTACTGAGATTATGAAGTATGAAATCATAGGAGCTTCTTCATATGACGAGTAGGGAGTATATGATACTTCATATAAGAAATATATAGAAATAAACAGTAGTGATTCTGAGAAATATCTAGTTATTAAGGTAGATGATACATATTACAAATTCTATACTGTGTTCACTAACAGTTTAGGACAGACTACTGCATATACTAGTAATTTCAAAACTATGAAAGTGGAAGCAGTAAATCCAGAGTTTATATATTCTCAGGATGTTGCTCCATCTAAAAACTTTGACTAGATTGCAGGTTATCTAAATGATATTTTCGTCACAGATGAGTATGCAACTCCATCTAATCCAGCTACAGTGATTTCTACTCTAGAATCATCTGACGGATGGTAGGAAGAAGACGGTCGCACTATATTTAAAGTATCTGCTCAAGATACTCCTATTCTTAAATCTCCTATAAGTCTAGGACTTGGAAATAACTTTACCATAGAGTTAGGATTTAAGACATATAATATTAGTGATGAAAGTAAGCCTATTGCTACTTTAGGAAATTTCCAATTAAGACCTACGTAGTTCTGTTGGAATACTGAAGATAATGATTTATTCAATGCTAGAAACGCACAGTTCCAAGAAGGTGTAGAAACTCATGTGATAGTAACTGTATAGAAAGGGTTTGTAATATCTAAAAGCGATATTTACTATCCTAATTTCTTAGCCAGTTTCTAGGATGCCTTCGACCAAGCTGCTCCTACAACAAGCATAAATTTAGTTAGAATTTTTGTCAACGGAGTAATAGATAGAGAAATTTCTCTAACTGATTCTGAGCTTAATACATTTACTTCTGCTGCTTTGTAGATAAATCCTACTACTGCTGATATAGATTTTTATCTATTTAGAGTATATAATAGTGTAGCTCTTACCTTTAATTAGGTTCAGAAAAATTATCTTTCTTTCTTAAAGGAAAAAACTTCTAAGGAAGACTTTTATGATAAGAATGATATTCTAGGAACTGATGGAGAAATATCATTTGTAAAAGCTAATGAGAAATATAATACACTTGTTTATGTGTTCCCATAGGGAGCTAAGTTCCCAAATAGAGCATGGGGAGGAGAGGATAATGAAACTCCACCGCAAGAAGGTGCCCAAAAGAAGTCTCCAGTAACATTGTTTGTTAATTATGTAAATCAGGCAGTTAATAATCAATATGGAGGTAGACTTACTTATGGACAGGTTAAAGGACAAGGTTCTTCTGCAATGAGATATTTGATTTGGAATGTAACATATGCTCTTAATAAGTTAAAAACTCCAGAAGGAGAAAAAATAAAGAGTCCGTTTATTCCATATTCTCAGCTCGATCCAGGGACTAATACATTTAGAGAAGATGCGTCTTCTACTAGTGGTTATTATGTAATGCCTCCGTATGATGGACAGCAAGACACTACTGCTTATAAGATTACTAAGTTAGTCGGAAAGGTTAACTTTGCTTCTTCTATGCAATCTCATAAGATTGGTTCTTGTAAGCTATTTGATGATGCTTATAAAGAATCTAGAGGTAATCTAATATCTGGAGGATAGAAGGCTGTTCATGAAGAGCCATTCTTATATTTCTATTGGGAAACAGATATGGAAGATGTTTCTAATATCCAGTTAGCCGATTTAATAGACAATGACGAGTCTATTAAATTTATGGGATTTCAAACTTGGGGTGCTGGTAAGGGAGACGATGCTTCTAGCGGATATGATGAAAATAAAACTCCAGAATATTTGATGCTTGAGGGTGGTGAGAATACTGACCCATCTGTTAACTTTAGACGTCCTTGGCAAGCTTTACAAAGAGCTACTGGAGTTCTCGGAGAGGATACTTATAGACTAACTAATCAACCCACAATTACTTATGCCAATTCTCTTCTTCGTCCTTGGGACAATCTTTTGATTGAAGATGAATCTGTAGTCTATGACTAGAGAGGAGCATGGGACATTGATTATGGTTGTGAAGAAGTGGAAAATGATAGTGGAAAGACTTACTTCCAATTTGCAGAATCAGTTCATGAATCTTTAAAAAAGTTTAGAGAATTTTATGATTTTGTATATGGACACGATTACAATATGACACAAACTAGTGCAACCAGTCCTTCAGGATGGGATGTTACTAGAAAGTACATTGTAACTGCAAGTAGCTGTACAATAAACCCAACTGGTCACAAGTCTGGAGACATTTATCGTTATGATGATATTAACGGGACTTGGGTATGCGCTGGAGTAAGTTATGAATCAGCTACTGGATGGGCTAGAGCAAACGTATACGAATTGGCTGGAACAAGTAGTACGTTAGGTATTCCTGCGGCTCTTGATTCAATCAAAGCAAACTTTATTACTGGAATAAAGAAATATGTAGACGTAAATGATATTGCTTTCCACTAGGCTTTTATAAAGTTTGTATCTGGAACTGATAACAGAGCAAAAAATACATACTTCCAAATTATTGGAAAACTGAAAGAAGATAATGGAGAAGGATAGTTTGTAGAAAATGGAAAAGGGGACTATTTAGTTAGACTTATTGGAGACGACTTAGATACTATTCTAGTAACTGATAACAACGGTCTTCAATCTAAACCTTATAATCTACTAGAAACTTCATATAGAGAATCTGACTCAGTTTACTGGGGAGATGCTAATAACATATTCTTCTATATGTTTGACCAATGCTTCGAGTCTGAGATTAAAACATATTTAGCAAGTGTTATAAATACTGCATTTAAGAACAGTAACAGTATGGAAGATAAATCAAATTACTTCTATAAAGTGTTCTTCAATGTTCAAGAAACGTTCCCAGCAGTAGCATATAACCATACAGCTAAGATATATTATGAAAATGCTTAGGCTATTAAAAATTCTAAGGTACTTTCATATTATAGTAACAACGAGATTGAACCTATCGAACAAAGCCACGGCTCTTGCTTAGCTTGTGAGAAATAGTTCATGACCAAGAGATTTGCATTCCTTTCTACTTATGCATAGACTTCTTTAGGAGCTATTGCACTAAGAACTGCAAGTTCTGCAGGTAGTGGTGATACTCTGAGATTAAGAATGGAGTTTGAACCATATTAGGATTGCTATCCTGTTTATCATTACAACGGTAAAAACCTTTATCTATCTAATTTCTAGACATCTAACTTTGATGCAATTAAGAATTTAGCATAGACAGGAAATAGTTATACAGCCGAAATCAATCAAGGAGATCCTGCAATTAACCAAGGTATATACTTAACTACTTTATATAAGAAGTTAAATATTTTAGGTTTAAAGATGTCTACTATTGATGCAGATTTTGCTAGAACTACTGAGTTCCAAATTGATAATGCTTAGTTAGACGATTATACTAGTCTATTCCCAAGCGATTATCCGGACTTAGCTATCAGCTTATTTACTCCTTCATTCCCAGTGTTAGAGAGCTTAACTCTTAGAAATATGACACTTCCTACAGAAATGGATTTGTCTAAGTTCTTAAAGTTAGAGACTATAGACTTCTCTAAGACTACTACTAAGAGCGTAGTATTCCCACAAACTGGTAGACTAAAGAATGTAATTCTTCCTGATACTATAGAAACATTTAGAATCTATGATAATCCAGGATTGACTGATATTACATTTGAAGGATTGAATAATTTATCAACAGTATATATTGACTGTGATAATGTAGGAAGTTTTGATGTAGCTAATTTCTGCGAATAGTTAATTAACTGCAATGCCCTTCAATCAGTAACTATTAGAAATGCTAATCTGTATATAACAGAAGATGCATTAAGAAAGATGATTCTTACTAATACTTGTAACTTAACTGGAGATATTTATATTGTAAATACTGCAGGAAGCACTTAGTTGAAGGCTATTAGCTTTGCTACAAAGCAGTTATTAGTTAATACATTTGGAGACATTTCTAGTTCTTCTTCTAAGATTAGAATCCATTTCCAAAGTGCTGAAATCCTAGACTTTAGTTGTGCAGGGGAAGTTTCTGTATATTACTAGGCTGGAGAATCCGGAACTATTGTTCGTCAAAACCTATTTGACATTACAGTAGATTCTGGTAATGATGTTGAAATAAAATCTGGAACTAACCCTTATAATCCATTAGTAAATGGATACTTAGATATTACTTACTCTATGTCAGGAGTATCAACTGATATTGCTACTATTGATTAGACTGGTGCTATTACCTTGAAGAAGGAATCTAGTAGTACTGCTACAGTAACTATTAGTATGAAGGTTGCTAATAGTGGAACTCCCATTAGAAAAACTGTTAAAGTAAGCTTCGCTTGGAAGGCTCCTTAGCTTGGAGACTTTGCATATGCTGATGGTACGTTTACTAGCTCATTTGATGCTACTAAGACTTTAGTTGGTCTAGTGTATGCAAAGGATGAAAGTGATGATACGTCTGGAGTAGTTTACATCATTGGTAAGGAATACACTGATGAAGAAAAGTCTTACTACTTAGGATATAGTGCAGATGGAAATTCTGGTTCTCAGGAATAGATATTACAACAGCTGTATTAGGTACAAGCCTATTTGTCTAGCGTGTCTGTTTCTAATTATGAAACTGTTTCTGGTACTGCTACTCCTAACTTAATTAATAATATTAATGTATCTACCTACAACATACAGGTAAATACAGCATTTGCTGGTAAGTCTGATACTGAATTATATATTAATCATGTAAATAGTAAGTTACTTCCTATTTTGTATAATAACTCAGCTTGTAAGCCTTATATTAGCAGAAAACAAGTTTCTTCAGGAGGTAGTACTTCATGGGAATACTACATAGAATCTAAGTCTAACTTAAATAATCTATGTGAAGCTATTCAGACAGTATGGACCAATGCTTCTGGAACAGATATTATGAGCTGTCTATTATATCCATACTTCTATAGTATGTAGGTATATGAACCGTCTGTAAAGGATGGAGAAACTCTAAATTCAGCTTATAAGAAAGGTAATTGGTATGCTCCTTCAGTAGCTGAGTTCTCTAGAATTATTTACTATAGAGGTTATAGTGTCTCTGGAAGTAATTTCAATACTGGAGATACAGTAAGATAGCCTATTAGTACCTCAGTTGCCAATGGAGGTGGAGTGCTAACAACTCCAATTTTCTCTATTGCATATTCTAGAGCTAACAACTAGTTCCCATCTGTATGGTCTAATATAGTAGGTTCTGGAGATAATGCTGGAGTAAATAATATTACTACTTCTATTAACTCGTCAGCTGCTAACAACTATTCTTATCAAAGAACTTAGCAATATGACGGAGGTTCTGGAGGTTATACATACTCTAATGAATGGGTTACTGGTAGTTATAACGACCCATCATACTGGAACACAGTTCAATATAATAATGCTTGGAGATTAACTAAACATCAAGGAGTACCATTTACTAAATTTAATTATTCTAAGAATGGCTGATAATTTCATGCAAATAAGTCACGATAATCGTTATTATGTAATTAATAAGGATGACTCTTTGAAATCCTTACTCACTCACGAGGAGCTGTTAAGGCTCCCCTTGAGTGTTTGGAAGGAGTTATTTGAGCGAAAAGATGGAGTATGTTATTTTAAATTAATGCTTCCAGTTTTAGAAGCAGCTATTAAAGCATATGATAAATCATCTAACGTTGATTCGTTCTATTATAACGACAAAGAGTATTGGTTAGATAAAGCTACTAGAGTCGGGCTACAAAATTTAGCTAATTGTAGTACTGGTAATATGTCTTTGGTTCTTGGTAGTGAAATAATCGAATTACCAGTAGACAAGGTAAAAGAATTTCTAGCTTAGCTAGAGGTGTACGCTGGGAAATGTTATGTAAACACAACTCAACATCTATTAGCTATAAAAGAGCTTAAGACAGTTGAAGATGTTATAAAATATGATTATACTTCTGGGTATCCAGATAAGATTACGTTAAATGAATGAGAATTTAGAAAAGGATAAAATATAGCTAGGGAATGAAAAGCCCTAGCTACTTCCTTCTAAATCATTACTTAATACTATAAAGCTTGGCTATGATACTAAGCCAGTTCCTCCACCTCCTGAAAATCATATTGATTTTATAGAAGGGGATTCTGTGATAACTACCATAAGTACAGGGTTTGAGCATAATGACAAGCCAGTTCCTCCACCTCCTGAAATCAACCTTAGCTGTAAAACTCCGAAACATAAAAATCCAGATTCAGTTATAGGAAGTGTAGATACGGGATTCGGATGTGATAATTAGCTTATTAGAGAATGTCCAAAACCAAAATATAAAACTCATTTATGTAAAGAAAATTATTTAGGCGAGTTTAAAACAGAATCTGAGAAGACGCTAGCTAGAACTAATCTAGGAGTTTATAGTAAAGAAGAAATAGATAGAATTGTAGGTCAAATTGTGGAAAACAATAACAACAATTTTATCACTAAAAAGGAAGTTCAGAATATGATAGCCGACTTAGATTTTGTAGATTCTACACTAAAATCTTATGTAGACTACCAAATACCTAATAATTTATTTAAATTATGAGTACAACACAAATAAAAAGATTATTTCAATCAAAAACTGAATTTGTCCCTATTACCTTAGCGGAGGCAGTAGTAGTAAACACCTCTAATATTCCAGGACTTTCATCATTAGGAATAACAACTCTTGACAAGGTATTAAGAACTACAATGGGAGTTGTAGGAACTAATGCTGGAGATATTGCTGTGTTGAAGAATACAGTTCAACAAATTAATACAGCCTTAGAGGGTAAACAGGACAAGCTTACTGCTGGTGTAGGTATTACTATTTCTCCAGAAGGAGTTATTAGTACTACTAATAGCATAGAACTATACAAGATAGTTACTTAGCTACCAACAGCGTCAAAAGACTGTTTAAATTCTATATATTTAGTTCCTGCACCATCAGGTACTGCAGGAAATATTTTTATCGAATATATTTGTGTGTATGAAAATACGCAGGCGAAATATATTTGGGAAAAAATTGGAGAAGTCCAAACAGATGTAGATTTATCTGGTTATGTAACTAACGAAACCTTTAATTAGACTATTAATATTATTAATGGCTAGTTAGCAAACACTATCACTGCTCAAGATGTTACTACATCAGATGGTGCTTCTAAGGTAGTAGTTAATTATACTATTCCATCAGATTTATATGACAGTATGGTCAATACAGATAGCACAGACCAAGTAATAGGAGGATAATCATGGAATTAACTATTAAACAACTTAAGCAACATGGTTAGATATTCGTTCCTTAGACTACTGCTGAAGCTGTTTTAGTTAAAGATGGTGAAGAAGTAATTACTCTTGATAATATGCTAGAGAGGAAGATTGAGTAGATTATTACACCTGCTGGGTCTGGACTATAGGCATTTAAGCAAGAAAAGAATATAATTCTTACTCACTCCAACTCCATAACTGCAAATGAATCTCCTTCTTCAGTAAAGGTAAAATACGATAATCGAGGACACATAGTAGAAGTCGCTCCTACTAGTAATGTGACGGTAATAGTGGACCAAGAAGGTTATCTTTAGTATAACGGGTCAGAAGACCGGAATCTGCTTCTGGGGAATGATTTTGGAATAGATGAAGATAATAAAATTATACTAAAATGGAATCATTTATAATATGGCACTATTAAATTTTGCTAATACCTATGCTGAAATATCAGGCAATCTTACTTTGCCGGAATCTGCTTCTGGGGATTACGTAAAGCTATTCTTTTCTAAAGACGGTCACATTATATCTCATGGAAAGGATTTTACTCCCACATTTACTCCTACAGTAAGAGGTTTAGTTCCTATTTCTAGCGGTAAAGCCACTGAAATATTTAGAGGAAATGCTACCTGGGCTGAGATAACAACCACAGACTTGCCAATAGCTGAAAATACCTCTGTAAATAATACAACAACCCTATTTACTACTCAGTAGGTTCATTAGATAATTAATGCTAGCTTTGCTGCTAACGATGCAATGCGGTATAGGGGTACTATTACTTATAGTAATGGAAGCTATACGACACATACCGTTGCTGGAGTAGAGGTTTAGGGATTTCCCACTAAATGTGAGGTCGGAGATACCTATAGAGTAACTTCTCAGGGAACTTATGCTGGATAGACGTGTTCAGCTGGCGACTTACTAATATGTATACAAGACGGAACAGGAAGTGGATTAAACACTGCAGCTTATTGGACAGCTATAGAAGCAAATATTAACGGATAGGTTAAACACACTGTCAACGGTACTTCTATATATGTTTATAGTAATAGTACTAATACATTTACCATTTATGCTCCAACAACTGGTGGTACTTAGGGTTAGGTACTACTTAGTAATGGTAGTGCTGCTCCTACTTGGGCCGCACAGTCTACTTTAGTAGTAGGAGAAGCTAAGAGGGTTAGTAACGCATTGTCACTTGGTGCAGGCTTAACTTTTGGAACTGCTGGAGTTACTTATAATGGTAGTGCAGCTAGAACAATATCTCTAGTAGCCGCAACTACTACTACTATAGGAGGAGTAATTGTAGATAAAGACTCTACGAATAAAACAATTTCTGTTACTAGCACTGGAAGCATTTATTTAACTAAACAGAATGTTATTAATGCTCTAGGTTACGACCCAGCGGCAGAAGATTCATGGAGACCTATTACTATTGGAGGTGTATCAATCGGAGACAAGACACTAAACTTCGTACCATCTGGAGATGTTTATTTAAAAGCAGACTCTAACGGGGACGACATACAAGATATTAGTTTTGGAATAAGCTGGTATAATATCAGTACTAAAAAATACGAAACAGCATAATCTATGAAGATAGCATACAATCCTACTACGGCGGCAGCTTTAACAACTGCTCCCAATAATAATGATATAACCTTTGACTTAAAAGGCTTAAATATCTTTACTAGAGGGATAAAGTTTAAAGGGACAGATACTACTTACTCGGTATTTAAAAAACATACTTCTAGTGGAAGTGGAGGTTATAACGGATTGGTGCCTGTCCCTTCATATACTGCAACAAATGTTAGATTTTTAAGGGAAGATGGCACCTGGTCCATACCTGCGGCTGCGGCATTCATTTATACCCAATTAACTAATCAAGATCTAGATGATTACTTAGACGAAGGGAGATGGTACTATGCTGGCGGTGGTAATACCACAACGAACAAACCTAGTGGAGTAGATGCATATGAATTATATGTTGGTCGAAATGCTAGTGGTTATCGTTATTAGAAGTTAATTACTTCTAATGGTCTGATATGGTTTAGGTACCATGATTCTTCTGCTTGGAAAACTTGGGTTAGATGGTATACAGACATGAATACTGATTAGAAAGTATTGTAGTCTGCTACCACTACCTCAAATTATAGACCTCTTGCTTTAGGTTATACTAACACAAGTACCACTGCTGATTTAGGTGCTAGTGTTACTTAGCAAGTTTATGTAACTACAACAATATATGCTCAGCCTAGTACAGGTAGTCTATGGGCTAATAAATTGTACTCAGGTGGAAAACCAGTTCTTACAGAACATCAATCATTAGCTAATTACGTTACATTAAATACTGCACAAACTATAACTGGGGCTAAGACATTCACAGTTAATGTTACAGCAGCAGGTTATAAAAAGACTAATTCTTCTGACTCTTATGTATTGTTAGGTGGAGGAGGACATAAAGCTGTATCCGACTTCATGTTAAAAACAGAAGAATTATCTAACAATCTCACAACCATTACTAAATCATTAAATGTTACACAAGCATGGATGGATACAGGAATAACATCTACTAACCTTCCTGCTAATGGAACTTATATAGTATAGGTACAAGTTAGTGCTAACGATGGTACAGGAAATATGTGGCATTGCTATAATTCTGGTGTAATGAGTTGGTATAGAGATGGTACTAATGATACAGACACCGATGAAATTATCCTTCACCGTTCTGGTCATGCTTATGGAAAAACAATTTACTTAAGAACTGTTATGCAAAGTTCTGGAGTTTTAAAATTATAGATAGGTGCAAGTGCTGGCATAGGCGCTGCTTACACTTATACATTTAAATTTAAGAGGATAATATGATAAAAGTTAAAGATGGATATGCAAAACTTATAGGAACCACATATCAAGGAAGCGCTACACAAGTCCTTCTTAGCAACGGAGGAGACTTAGAGTACTCCGCTTCGAGCAAAGCCAGCACCCTAGTTCAACGAAACGCCAGCTAGCATATTTACGCTACTTATTTTAATTCAGCTATTTCTGATGAAGCGTTAACAGATATTGGTTCCGTATATGTAAGAAATACTTCTGATACCTTTATTAGAAGAGTGAGTAAGACTTAGTTTTATTCAATTTTAGATGATAAGTTTGTAACTCTTGACACTACTCAAAGTATTACAGGAGCAAAGACTTTTTCTACTAGTGTTAGATTTGCTAATAATGCTAGTATTATATAGAACTAGAATGATACTAGTAACTATACCATTATATTGAAATGGTATAAAAATGGTGCATCTAGGAATACCTACGACCCTTCTATAGGACAGCATAATACTGGAGGAGATGGAAATGGTTCTATCTGTATACTTCCGTATCCTACGGAAACCAGTCCTTGGGGTGGAACGGTGGGTCTGTTTATAAGTAAAGGGGTTTTAAAATTAGATGGTAAATCAGTCGCACTAGCTGAGAATTACTATACTAAAACTGAATCCGATGAGAGATATGTGAATGTAACTGGAGATACTATGACTGGACCTCTAATAGTAAAAGCTGCTATAACAGGAACTCAATTAATATCTACTATTGCTACAGGTACCTCTCCATTAAAGGTAACTAGCACAACTGTGGTTACTAACCTTAATTCAGACCTATTAGATGGGTTACATGAAACTTCATTCTTTAGAGCTAGAGGAGATTAGTCTATAGCAAGTTCTGTTCCTACAACTACCGAATTAGCGACTAGTAATAATCTATGCGGTAGCTGGAATGTAAAGTATACAGGAGCTTCTGGACACCTAGTATAGTTTAATGCTGGAAGTGGAAGTACTAGATATATGCAATTCTACTCTTATTATAGTGGTAGTTTGTATTGGAGAAATAGTACTGATTCTACACTCAACACTAAATCTTGGAAAACTATAGTAGATAGTGCAAACTATACTGGAATAGTTTTAAAGATTGGTACAGCCACAAAGGGTTCTGCAACTCTTCCAATATATTTAAATGCTGGAACTCCTACAGCTTGTAGTACAACTCTTGGAGTTTCTATTACTGGAAATGCAGC